CTACTTGCTTTGTAGGCATTTGTTATCCTTCCCGCCAAGAAATGGCCAATCTCGCATCTGTCCTTTACATGGTACCCGCTCCCTCTGTTGATAATCCCATGCCCCAAAGTACGGATCTTTGCCAACCCACGGCGCAAGATTGCACTGGGGGCACGCCAAAAGGTTGTCTTCTTGTACTAAACAGCCGCACCGGATGCACCTGGAACGCTCCCAAACTAACCACCGGCCATCTGGGCACAACTGGCTATACAGGTCTGGATAGTGTTCCAGGTTTGATAATGTTTGTTTGGTCTGGAGCCTGGAGCGCCAAAACTCACCACCTGGCGGATGTGGCACCCGTTCCTGATTCAGGACGATCACCGGGCATTTGGGCCTAAACCAATGCCGTTTCACGTCACCGGCGATATGCACGTTTTGGGGATGCACCGGAGCCAATTCCGCAAAGTTGTCCACCACGACTAGATCGGCCACGTCATGGACTTCAGCCAACATCAAAAAGAATCGATCGATCCGCTCTATTGCAAAGATGTATTCTGGAGCCCAGTCAAGCAGGTTGAAAATGTTCACGTGGGCCTGTGATGAAAGCACCCAGATCACATGCTCGTATTTCTGAGCAACAAGCGCCGCCAAGAGCGATCCGCCGGCCAATGGCCCCGATTCCCGCACTTCGTGCCATCCTGGTTTCATAACGTAGGCCCAAAGTGCTTCCGGATATCCGCCCGGACTTCTTGCACTCGGGGATGTTCCGGATCCACGCCTTCCGGCAAGACTTGGAGCGCCAACTTGCCCACCAAACCATAACGGGCATCTTGGTTCTGCATAGCCGCCAACCAATCCCGTGTTTGTTGGTTCGTGGGCACTTGCGCTTCTTGCACCTTGGGCTTGACCTGGAGCGCCGGGATCTTGCCATCTTCATCGGGCACGCTGGCCAACGGGATCGGCTTTATGCTTGTAATGAATTGGATCAACCACATCCGGGCATTGAGCCGCATGCGCACGTTCTTAACCGCTTGCTCTGCAAAGTCTCGATCGCTTTCCGCCCGGTCCTTGATGGCCACGGCTTCATTGTAGGCATCTAGCCGGGCTTGATAATCCTGGTCCGCCCGGACGATGTTCACCCGCTTGGTTTCCCGTTCATCCTTGTTTGTCCTGGCTGTACCAAAGATCTCCTTTTCGTCTATGCCCTTGCGCACCCGGCCTTCCCTGGACTCCAACCGCTTCTTGCAGTCTCTGACATGGGCCACGGCATCATCAAGTTCTCGTTGTGCCAAAACAAGCGCCGCCTGTTTTTCGACAAGCTGACTATCCAGCCACAAGATCCCCAGATGGCGTACCCGATCCCACCGCCAATCATCCACCACATCCGTGGGAAGATTGAAAAAGTCGTAATCGTCAAGCGCCTTGACCCGTGGCCCCGCCGTTATGCTGTACTCTGTGGGCTTCTCCGGCATGTCAATCCACCCACTCCAGGGGTTCACCGTCCCCATCGCATGGCGTATCCGGTTCGGCTTGATAATCTGGCCTGGCTCGCTCCTGGCCATGCTTCTTGAAGACGGTCAGACCCTCTTTTTCCAGCAAAGAAGCATAGATGATCTGGCCGCTCATCGCATACACCCACCCCTTCAAGATATCCAGGACCGTAACCTTGTGCATACCTTGCGCTTCCGGCTCGATCGTCCCGCCGGCCACCTGGCCAATGGGCAAAGGAAGTTCTGGCAGTGTCTGAGCCTCAAAAGCAAAGGCTTCGGACAGGCCGTATTCTACCCACCATTGCCGGAAGGCCCGCTTCGTGGGGGCAATCTCGATCGCCACAACCCGGCCATCAATCGCCAACATAGCGCCCCTGGCATCAGGATCGATCATGTCTTTTGATAATACATACTGGCCCGGCTTCAATAGCGCGTGCACCGTGGTTCCTGTTTGGCCATTGGCCGCATGTCGCTCGCGGATATCTGGCCAAAGGTCAGAGAACCCCCGGCCATCCGGTAGCGCCGCCTGAAGCGAGATCGGCAACGCCCGAGTGGTCATGCCTTCACCCGGTTGCCACAACCCCCCGTTGGACGGCTCCAGGCATACCGTATCCACATAGACCGTTTCGCCGTATGGAATAAAAACCGATTCCCGGAGCGCTCGATCCTGGCCCGTGGGAATAAAAAACATCATCCCCGCAGGAGCGATCCCGCCGTCCGGATCATCACCGCCCTTGAACCCCATCCGGCCATAGCTATGATCGTGGACCAATTGCACTTCATCCACAAAGCCATATCCATGATAGTCCTGGCCATAGAGAGGCCACGCCGTGAGCCGCCCCGATTCCACCGGATCACCGATGGTCAAACCCTTGATCTCCATTGATAATACTCCCTTCATTGGGCACTGTGGCCCAAAATTGTAAGATCGCGCACGTCCCAAGTATAGCGATAATCGCCATTGTCTGGGTTCCAATGCGCACGTTTCCGATACTCTATCTGTACATCAAACGTTCCAGAGAACGCATATCTGACATTTGGCAATGTGTTAGACACATCAAATGTATATTTTTCGCCTTCGTACCGCCATCCAAAGCGGATACTCGTGTGGTGAGCAGCCACGGAAGCATGAGGCTTGCTCAAATCAAATAGTTCACCGGCAAAAAAGGTCACTTGATCAAACCGTTGATCTCGCTTAAATGATAATATCTCAAGTGCACAGATCAAAGAGCCCCGATCTTCGCCCAAAATCTCCAGTTCGCCGGCCCCGGAGCCTGGCCAACCCATCAAAGAAGGCCCGTTGCCCATGATCATCCGGTCATATTTGGCCCGCTCTTCCGGATCGGATAGCACATCATACGCTTCATTGATGCGCCGCATGGTTTGATCGTCCGGCCTCTGACCTGCATCGTGGTGATACTGCCTGACCAAAAGGCGATAGGCAGCCCGGATATCGGACAATTCGGCATCCCTGGACACCCCCAACACCTGATAGAAGTCTTTGCCGCTTCCGCCCACCTGACCCTTCTCAAAATAGGACTGGGCCAAATCATAGGGGATCTTGAGCCACTTTTGTGGTCCTATGGCAGTCACAAAGTACACCGTCTCACAGATCCGCACCGGTTTCGAGATATACGCAACTCGGATTGATAATCTCTCCAAGGGCATCACGGCCCGGACGACATCAAACGGCGGTTGCACAACCAACCAACCTTCTGCATTTGGCTGTCTCGGGTTGGACCGTGGGAAACGGATCACGTCCCCAACCTCAAATTCATCATACAAGGCTTCGTCCACCACGGCATGGCAATCCCGGCCATCCTTGTCCTGCAAGAACGTTAAAACTTCGTTTTTGTCTTTGCGTGGTATATACCGGTCAGTGACAAGATAAGAGCGCCGCCACTTGGCCACCGGACGAAATACTTCCCGCTCTTTGCCCGCCGTCAAAAGCGCAACCATTGATAATCCCCCTTCACGACTTGGGCACGAACGGTTCACCATCCACAAGCGCAATCAGCCGCCCTAAACGGTTGTAAAGATCGTCCATCTCTTGATCGTCACCCCACTTTGGCCGCTCATCGTCCGGCTCACCCTGGTTATACGTTCCATCCAGCCACCGGAGCGCATCCGCGCAAGCATCCCGGAGAATTCGCACAAGCTGAATCTCGTTCCAGGCACCCAACAAGAACGCTTTCACGTCTTCAGGATCTCGCACCAAGATCGTATAATCGTCCTGCATACCCTGTACGTGAAACGCCAAGGGCGTCACGGGGTTGCCGTTCAAGTCATCCATCGGTACTTCTTCAGCCGGAAGCCACGCCACAAGTCGATCCACTCGGATCCCTGTCTGAGCGCCGGGGAAAATTACAAAATCTTTAGGTTGATCTACCATCTTGATAATCCTCTCTATCCATGGTCATTTTATAGTGCACGGACCCAGGCATACAGTGCATACCCGATCCCGCCTCAAATTCAAGTCAGCCACCGGCTTACTTTCACATTTCTGTCAAATCGGCACGCCACAAACGGTAACTTGTTTGCCAGTCTGCCGATCGATATAGTTAGGGCGCAACAAGTGCCATGCTCCACGCCCTGGATGAATGCGCCATGCCTTTGTCGGTGTACAAATTTTAGCCATGCCATCCTTCCATAGTGGGCGGTAAAGCGGCTTCCGATTTCGGAAATCGACACAACCCCAAGAACACTTCCAGGTCTTTGCCCCACGGCGATCCTTTGATAATCCCGGCCCACTCCTGGAGTGATTCAGGAACAAAGAAACCCATCTCTTCGGCAAAAGCATCAAGATCACTCATCAATTGCCGCTCGTTCTCTTGTTGCTCCAGCCACGACCACGGCGCATGCCACTCTCCAGGTATCAAAGGCAACGGCTCAAAATTCACACTGGCCGCAAGATCGTCCCCTCGCAATAGATACCCCGTGGGAATAACGACTTGAACCTGTTCGTAACCGTCCGGGTATGCCGTTTCCAGCCGTTCAAAATCCCGTTCCTTGGGCGGAGCCGTGTAAATAGTACCAACTTGGGTTTTGTACCGGCACCATGAATTGTAGTCACACCCGGCCAAGTCATCCACCACAATCCGTTCCACCTTGACTACCATGGGGATTTTGGTACGCTCACCACTCGAATTCAAATCATCGTACCAATCGCCTTCAATCGGATCGGCATACCTGGATGTGATATAGTCGTCTTCACTTGTGCCATAGAAGACTTGATAATAAGCAAACGGATAAAAAAGTGCCAACTTGAGCCGTTCTTTGCGGACTTCTTTCCATGTAGAATGCCGTGCCGACTTGCGCCGGAGCCGTTCCACGTCTACAGCTTCATCATGTCGTTTTTCTCGGGCACGGCGGCCCAAGTTCTCCAGTTTGGTCCCGGCGATGGTCAATTGCTCTTGCATCTTGGCAAGTTCCTGCTCTGTTATGTCATCGGTCAAGGCCCGGAGTATATCCTTTGCCCGTTCATAGTCCCGGCCAACGCTTCCCAAGTTTGCAATGCCCCAAGATTGATAATCCACGCCCTTCCAAAACTTCCGCTTGCTCCCTTCCACCACCGCTTCATGCTCTTCCAGTTTCACCTTGAGCACTCCAGATATCATGGCCCAAAAGTCACCCACATTATGACCATGCCTATTCCGGTACTGCCGCCCCTGGATAATGACCACGATTTCATTGGTAGGCTCGTGGCCCCGGATCTCAAAATGCACCGCCCCCTTGTAAAGAAGCATAATTGGCCCGATCCCTGGATCGTCTTCTGCTAAGTATTGCCACGGAAACCCCCCCACAGCCTTAAAATCAACATCCAGACGACCAACAAGCCAAGTTCGCAATACTTCAAGTTCTTTGGCCTTGACAACCCCTTGTTGAGCCTCTAACTGGGCATCAAGCTTTTCTTTATCCTGCAACATTTTTTCTATTCCATCCATGATCCGCTCCTTTACCCGTTCCATTCGCATCCGGTTTGATAATAATAGGTGTGGCCACTCACCAAACCAAAGCCCTGATAGTGTTCGTTGAGCGGATGATAGTCCGGATCCTTTTTGCCCGGCACCTGGCGCACGTGTGTCCGGCAATAGGCTTTGACTTCTTCCGCCGGCCGCTCACCTGTCAGATCGGTAACGTGCCACTTGTACACAGACGGCCCATAACGCCGCACCTGGCCATACTGGATATTTTCCACCTTGTAGCCACTCTTGGCGTGCACACACTCCCGGCAAAAGCGTTCCCCTTTCGGCAAGTCATCCCCCGCAATGCCTTCAAAGTGTTTACCATCTTCACTCGGATCTGCTTGCGGATCATCGCCGCAAAACGCCTTGAGCGTTTCAGGATTGATAATATGGAAACCCTGGTACTTCAACATCCGCTTATTGCCATGTGACCTGTAAAGCTTCATGGTTATTCCTTTTCTCTCCAATACTTTAACGGTTGATCTATTTGAGCCGGTTGGACTGCATAACGATAGGAACCGCCCCGGCTATCTGATTCAGCTTTTCCAGCTTCATGCGCTTTGACCTTGCTCGAAAATACTCCCAACATGTACTTGTGGGGCGTTTCCCACGAGTAGCCCGCCTGGCACATAACGACCATATAAAATTCCACTTCCGCACCCACGGCCAACGCCCTGATCTGTTCTCGGGTTAAAAAGATCTTGTTGACCCGGAGCCGCTTCCCGCCCTTGATGGCATAGCCCACGGCATAAAGATCGTCAAAAAACGGATCATCCACCTTCTGATAAGCCTGGCGACCCGGCCAAACCCGATCATCTTTGGGTAGCTGATTGATAAAATCGCTCATAACGTCACCGTCCGGTTGGCCCGGATCTCTTCCCGGAGCTTCATCAAAAGCTTGCCAAGTTTATTTTCGCCCACCCCGTTGACCTGCCCCCACTCTCGATCCCCGTGCTGATTGCCTTCGATCAATTCCCGGTCACCCGTGGCAAGCAACTTTTTGCGCAAAAACGGATCGGCAAACTTGGCTTGGAGCCCCCTATACATGACGTTTTCCTTGTCCTGCTCCCAGTCTGAGCGCAAAGGACACGCATTGCCCAACAACTTGGCCGCCCCTGGCGTCTGGGCCTGGCGTATCTTGGCCCGCCAACGGGCATCATCGGTCTTCTGGGCTTGAAAATAATGTTCCACCGTGGCATACACATAGCCGTTCACGTAGAGTATTGATCTGCTAAAGTTGGACAAGAACGCATATTGCCCGGTAAAGCTGGCAATGGGTTCGCTCATGATACCTCATCCGATCTAATCAACTGCCACCGGCCCGGCTCTTCCATCCGCTTGAGCGCCATACCTGCACACTGAGCATAGATGTATAGATCTGATATCCAGGTTTGACGATCGATCGCCCGCCCGGTCACCATAATATACTCTTGTTGAGTACACCCTTCCGGCCTTGATAATAACCGCTCCAGATACTGAAGACGGTGCCCCGTGGTTGCAAATCCTGACTTGTTCCAACCGCTCATGGTCCCTCAATTTCTAGTATAGAAGGCTCTTGGTATTCTTGATCCGTTGCTGTCCGTGAACCTCTTCCTTAACCCGGACTTTCATTTGATCCAAATCATCGATCGCTTCTGCGATTTTGTTCTGAATCAAGACGATCAAGGTATTGGGTTCCAGGGCGTCAAGTTCCCAAGACTCATATCCATACTGTTGGACATATGCCCCGGCCCTGCTATCGGTCAGCTTGGTAGGGTTTGGGGGCGGATCGTAGATCTGGATCTGGTCCATGTTGAGCGCAACCCGGTCTACCTGAAGCCACCCTTCACACCCATGATGGTTTATAAACGTGTTCAACCGATCAAAAATATCCCGGCTCATGTCGATCCCACTCGGATCGTGATCCCCAAGGTGAATGATAATCGTATCTTGATCGTTGTTTGCTCGTTCTCGGATTCTCTGAGCGGCGATCCACATCTCGCTTATTGAAGGATAACCCCGGCAAACAAAATACGGCACATCAAGCTTAGTACACGCCCGGTCCACAACGTTCCGGAGCGCATCTTTTTCCACCCACACTTCCGGAATAGTCGATTGATCTGCCCATAGATCTTTGTGAAACCAATGGTGGGCATCCTCTATGAAGGCGATCGGGCTATCCCAATGACCCCGGCCCCGCAGTTCCCGAGTTAGATCCACGATCGCTTCCCAGTCCACAAGCCCGATCATCCGGCCATCACCGATCGCCTGGCCCAACCGTTGGTATGAATTCACCGTGTTGGGGATCAAGTCTCGGGCAACCATTTGATAATACAACTGGCGCAAGGTCACATTAAAGTTTTGGGCCTGGTACTCTTCTATGATCTGGTTGGCAGAAACGATCAAGGCCCGTTTCCTGGCCTTGATCTTCTTGTTGGAGTAGGCGATCTTCATTCCACAATCGCCAAATAATCCGTGTAATAGATATTCCGCACCCGCACGCCTTCCGGCATGTTGCGAAAGTGGACGGTGAAACCATCCTTGCTTGCGTAAACCATTGGCCTGGTATCCTCTTCCGTTCTGGACACGCGAGAAGGCGGGAAAATGGAAAGATGCTCCCACACTTGGGCCTTCAGCTTGATGGTGTCGCCGCAATAGACAACCTGGATCTCGTTCTCTTCCATCGGGTAAGCGATGTGATCGGCCTGGAGCCCCATCGAATTGGCCGCTACCGTGGCCATGGTGCGCATGGCCTTGATCTTAGCCGGGGGGATGTTGAGGTTTACCACGGCCTTCTCGTAACCGTCAAGATCGGCCACCAAAAGCGCCCCGCCATGGTCTTCCACCGTGTGGGCGTAAAGTTCACGCTTCGTCTTGAAAAGTGTTCCGCAGTCTACACAGCTATCCATTGATCTGTTCCTGTTCTATCGGGTGTACCCGCTCTAATCAGCCGTTCGAATTTTCAGAACATCATCAGGATCTATCAAATCCAACCGGAAGCCCGGCACCCAAGCGTAGCCATAGCGATCATTTTTGTAATGATGCTCCTGATTCTGTACCCACCAACTTCTCACCGTATCTGGATTGCCCGGCAAATCGTCCGCCGTTTCCACGATGGTATAGACCCACGTGTGGGTTATGCGCTTGCCTTGATAAAACCATGCCGTGTTGTAGAACGCGCCGCCCAAACTGTTAAAAGCGGCATCGGTTGCCCTTTCCCGCCGCAACTGGGCCAACGTGCCCAAGTAGCTCGGCGCTCCTGGCGTTTCGATTTCTGTACCATGGCCCGTTGGTTGAGTAGTCCAACCCCAACCAAACCGCCGATCCCGTTTGTAATTCTTTACTGTGAATTCCATTGATAACCCCTTCTATTGGCCTGAAACGCCAAAACCACCGTTGCAGTAACGTTGTACTTCCGAGTAATCCGGCAAAGCAAAACCAACCGACCCGGCCCACGCTTCGATCCGCCTGGTTAAGGCATCGGCTTGCTCGTACCGATCCCTGCATGCCGGAAGCCCAACAGCGGGAAGCCCGGCATTTCGCTTTTCTTCCCAATCCCGAATAGAATTGGCCATAACGGTCATGCTCCTGAAGGCTTCCAGGTAAGCGGCCCGTGTTAGCTCTTTGCTCACGGTCAATTGCCCAACCGGCACGCTCCAAATCTGGTTATTGGATGTGCGCACAACTGCTTGCTGCATCCCACCGGCAAAATTCACGATCTGGCCAACCGTGGTTTTGCCTTCCACTAATTCAAAAGTCACTTTCAAGCCTAATTGCAACATCGTTTGTTCTCCTATCTGGTATCTTGCTCGTTTGTCCGTTCGGTCCTACGCTTCTAGTATACCAGATTCCGGAATAGTTTCCTGACATGAAGCTGACATTTCTGGCAATTTCTCGATCAATTTATATCCCCGGCCCCGGATCGTACATATGAAAAAGTTCGATCCGACCAACTTTTTGCGCAATCTAGATATAACTTTCTCTAACCGGCTATTATCCACTTCAGCATCTTCCCAAAGCTCATGCTTCAACTTGTAGCGAGTACAAATACCACCGTTTGCTTTAGATAGGGCATTGAAAGTAAGAAGCTCGGAAAACGTTAAACTATCAGCATCGAGATCTTCAGTGTCCACACCCTCAAATATTCCCGATGCAAATTTTTTGATCTGTTTTTTTAGACCCGTGTTTTCCTGTTTCAACTGATAAAGCTCTATCTGTTCATCCGTAACATTCTCCACATTGGGCCAACTGCCATCCTCAGATAACCCCCAAATAGTTATAGGGCAATCCGCCCAGTCATTCAACCAACACACAATTATGTCACATTCCCGCAGATCATGTTTGTGAAGCATAAAGTCGGAAGCTAGAAACTCGAATTCAACCAAGTATACTCGATCGGCATCAAAAGGCTTGATAATCGCGTCTGGAAACTGGGATCGGATTGAAACGATCTCCCATCCCTGTTCTTTGCACTGTTGGGCAAACTGGACGATTACCCCGAGTTCATTTTCTACTTTCATGAAGCACCCTTTCGTGTTGCCAATTATTTAGGTTCGTGCACCCGTTCAAAGTGATACGCCATCACCTTCATACTCGGTTGGCAGGTACCCCGCCCGTTCAGAGTTTCCCACAGCTTCTTCCACTCCTGGCGGTATTCTTTTTCCTCTTCCACCGCCCCCCAACCATCGGGGTAAAGCGTATTCATTTGGTCATTGGTCACCAAGAGCCCTTCATACACGAGATCCATCACGCCCATGGCCCCAAGTGTGGACCTTTCGACCTTGATAATCCGCACCCATTCCCGCCTGGCGTATTTGGGCATAAAAATGGCTGGAAGCCGATCCCGTTGCCACTGCCATGCCACCTGGCGACCATCTTCACCGGTCACCGGAACACCGTCCGCTTCATACACGGCCCCGTGCTTGACCCGGATCAAAGGCTCATTGACATAGTACACCCGACCAACGTGGTATTGTACATCTTGGTGATTTCTCCGGGTATGACATTTGATCGCGCCGGCCGGATCGTCCAAAGGCAAAGCAGGATAACGGTCAAATTGGGTATTCTGGATCGCCTGAATCATCTGTGCACTGAAGGAAATGCCTCTCATGCTCTAATCCTCTCTGTTCTTTGCTTCCTGTCCATCCAAAGACAACCAACGGATTGATAATCTATCATTGATCTGGCTCTGGAGCGCCCGGCTGATTTTGTTCTCTTCTATGCTCCCATGAAGCACCCGAGTTACAAGATCATCAAGGGCCGTTTTCCCCCAGGTCACCGCACCTTCCGGAGAAACAACGGCTACAAGCGACCACTCCAACATAACGATCTCGTAACCATCGGGCTCCGGCTTCGGGATGGTGGGATTAAAGAGGCCACGAGATTGCACGTTTGTGAATGCAACCTTGTGATTCTGGCGCACGTGCATAAATGCCAACGTTGCCCGCTCTTTATCCACCGGGTAACCGTCTTCATAGACAACCGACCACTTGTGCAAAATTTTGGGCATAATCAGCCAATGGCCCGTTTCAGATTGACGGCTTCCCACTTCTTCCGATTCCAGGTCATAGCCCAAAGCCTTGGCTTTGCTCACAATCGCTTCAATCGTTTGTTTTTTGATCCGGCTGAATGATAATAGCTCCAAAACGCCCACTGCTTCAAACCGATCTAGGCGCAATTCACGCCACTGCTCTAGTAGCACGTTGATCTTACCGGCTGACCAATCGTATACACACAATAGATTTGCTCATCGTCCATACGATCTGGTTAGTAAGTAAGCAATCTGGATCATTTTATACCAAATTTGACCTTAGTGCAATCTCGATCTCCCAAATGTGGATCAAAGTGTACCACTTTTTGCTCTTTGATGGATCAAGAGTCAGAATGTTAGTTAGCATTCTACTGTCCGTAGGACAATGCTGAAAGCATTCTCATGACTGCCACAATGTGGCAAATTTGATCGGCACTTGACGGATCTCTCCCTATTAAACCCGGCCACGGCATTGATAATCCGTGATCTTGACGCCCAACTAGATAGCCTGGCACATCCACAATCAGCCACGCTCAAAAAGACATCCTTCCGGCCCTGGTTCCTAGATAACCGGTTGCCTTTCGGCAACTTGGATGCTAAACCCGTACCCCTGGCTTCCGGTAGCCACGCCCCATGTGGTGGGCTTGTCTGGTACATCGGAACGGGAAACGACCGCAAGGATCGTTATCAGGTAGGGATCGCACAACACCGTAAACGGCATAGCGCCTTACGTTCCCCTTGGACCATGGCGGCACTCCAGGTTTTTCGATTAGTGCCGCTTTAGGTTGGCCTAGTTGTTTATATCCTGGCGTCAAGTACAGGTTACACGGTGGTTGGATCTAGGACTTCGCCACTCCATTGCCTGGTCGTGCCCTGCTTTTGACTTTGATAATAGCGAGTAGTGGGAATCGAACCCACCCGATCCGGGTACTGAGCCCTTCACGCACCTGCCCCGCTTTTCACTCTCAATTGATCGGAATCATCATACACGTTGCCCTTTCTCGGGGACAACGGCCCCCGCAATAGCTCTTGTGCCTGTTCGAGTGTTAAACGCCCGGCATTATACTGGCTCTGAATCACCGCCAACCGGAGCGCCCTGGCCATCATAATATTGGCGTTTTCGTCAAGTTCGTAATTTTCCATTATAGTGGCGGTTTCTGGACCTGAACTATAGCCAACCCATTCGCTCCAGGATACGGCTTGCCATAGTATCCGATCCTTCGTGCCTCTTTTCTGCTTACCTGCTCCCAAACCCCATTGCCACAATTGCGCAAAAAGTTGACCCGGATCCATTGCTCTGGGAAAGCGTTCCATACCATGATATCACCGGCCCGGCGATATTTGAGAGGGATTGAAAAAATCATCTTGCCATGTGAGGCTAAACACCAAGTGAAGAGGTTCAGAGCGGCAGCCATCGGTCTGAATAGCTGATCCGTGCCTTCATACCTGGCCTGGCCAATGTGTTCAAATGTCGAAACGGATATGATCAAGCTGTAGTTATTCGCACCTGTCCGCCAAAACGTTGCGTCTTTATTGATCACGCCCGGCTCATGCTCGTATAGGTCCAACACATCGTAATGCTCTCCAGGTCTATAGTTGGTATGATGCGCCATAACATTGCCGACTTCCAGAACGATCGGAATATAACGGTCATCTCGGGCAAATTCCCGTGCCAAGATGCGCCGGAAGATAGGGATCTCTACAGCCCTGGCCCACTTGCCATCTTGATAATACTCGTAGTTTTCCGCCTTAAAAAGGAACTTTTTAGGTTTCATTGGTACCCGATTCTAGCCCGCAAAATTTTGGATCATTTTTCGCCATTGATCCCTTTTGCGTTTCCATAGCGGCCAATAGTGTCCGGACCTTTTTCTTGTGTGCTTCTGACCTGGCTTTTGCTTCAACCGCAAGAGTAAAAGCTTCTGCAAAGCCCCGAGAAAGCGTACTTATGTATTCGATGAATTCTTGTTCTGTCCAGTATCGGCTATCGTATTGCACAAGCCCTTCTATCGTAACGGTGATCCGTTTTTGCCGCCGCGCCTCTTCTGTCGAGTTGGCCCATGGGTACACGTCCGCATGGCCAAACTTTGGATTTTGATTGATAATCACGTGCTGTCCCTTCTGACTTTTTGCGCAAAAACCAAAAAGCGCAAGGCTATGGCCCTTCGATTACAAGCTTTCGGGCTTCCTTGCGCTTCTCTTCTACTCGCTTCTTGCCATATTCAGCCAAAAACAGATCGATCCCGGCTGAAGAACACCCACAAAATAACCGTGCCATGTCTTCTAGTGTCCAGCTATCAGGCGATCGGCCTTCCTTGGCCGCTATGGCTGACATGGTTAAAAACTCTAACTCTGCTACCTGCATAGGGGTTATGATGGTTGTGTGTTCACCCTTGCCACTATGGTCCTGGATTCCCCGGATAGTAATGGTCACTTCAAACACATCACACCCGCTTCCAGGTTCTGGCCGTGGCGTTCTTGGCCATGTAGATGCGGAATAGATTCTTGGGGATACCTGGCAACCGGCCAAGCCCGTTCCTCAAAATGTCCAAAATCGCTTCCATCCGCTCTTGATCCACATCCAGCAAGAGCGCATCACCATCCAGCCGATTCCCTTCACATTTGACGGTTTCCCGAGTTAAGAGATCCGAGAGCATCAGCATGGGCGGACACATCTGGCCACGCCTCTGGATCTGGGCGGATAGGTCGGCTATGTTTATGGCGTAGGCTGGCATTGTACTTCCCTTCTAATAAAAAAACACCCTCTTGGGTGAATCTGTGGTCTATGGAAGTCGCCTCACACGGCAAAGGATACGACCAAAGATCCACCCAAAAAGGTGCTTTATCTCCGTGTGATTGACCCCTTCCACAAGGCCCGGCGCATGTCTGTGCTTGCGCCTAATTTTTTGCGTTCCTCTTACGTCTTCTATTCTATCATGAAACAAGCTCCAAGTCAAGCCCCAATTTTCCCCATGACGCTCCAGCCAAACTAGTATACTAGCGATTATACTAGCGGTACACCAGGCGACAAACTGAGATCCGCGCCCAAAAGCCCAAGAGCGGCCCGGACACGGCTCCAGGTACTTAGGATACCGCTTTAGATAGCAAAAAATTGGCTTCCAAAATGTCAGCTTCATGTCAGGAAACTATTCCAGGATCTGGTATACTGGATATGAAGTTAAGGGCGGTACAAACCACCGCTCACCCAAACCCATTTTTTTTGTTCTCAGAAAGGATAACCAATGTTAGCACAAGGTCAGCATCTCAAAAAGGCTCAAATCAAGGCGCTTCCGGCTCCAGTGGCTGAAAAAGTTTTGGCCTACCAAAAACGGTACCGCACAAGAATGTGCGAGTTGTACATACAATCACCCGGCTGGAAGCTTATGCTCAGTGAGGCCACAACCTATCACGGGTACCGACAAAACGCGGAGCCCTTTACGCTTCGAATGCAATCCCAGATGAGCCTTCACGCTGGCGGCCCCAAGCAATCGCACCAGATCGGCCGGCAGGCTGAGGTACCACAAGGCTCCTGGATAGTCGAATTTGAACTATTTTGTGGCAAGCCCATTCTGAACGTCCACCACGTTGGGCCTTACCAGATCGCCGGGTAAATTGGGTACTCGGGGGCGGCCAAGCCGCCCCCTAGATGGGATAGAGCAATGGACAAGCAAATCACGTTGGCGGCGGCGGGCAAAGCAACACGAGCACAATTGAAGCGAGAATTCCCCAAGTGCACGTTTTCCGTGCGGATTGAGCACCGTTGTCAATTGGTTGTAAGCTTAATGTCCGCCCCGTTTGTGGCTTTTGGGGATCTGGGCAAGGCAATGGATGAAGTGGGCAACACGGTGACCTATGGAAACTATAGCAGTCTCAACAAGCGTCAGTTGTTAGGGAAAGCGCCACATCAAGGCACGTGTAATGGGCGATTGATAACCCGGCACTGCTGGACAGTGATGCGCCGTGCAATGGAGATCGCCCTTGCAAGCTTTGACTTTGACGGCGAAATCTTTTTTTTGAGCGCCGCTGTTGGCAAGCCCGGCAAGCTTTTCGTGTGCACAGAGAAACCCCAGATCAAAGTTTGGGAAGTCAGGGGGATCGGTGCCAATGAGGGCTACACCGTGGTTGCGGCGGGTATCTCGGAAGCGGATGTGGTCAGTATGGCAACCAATGCCGTGGGCTTCAAGTTGGACTATGATGCAAGGGTGCTTATTGGTCTGAATGCTGAATTTGTCGGGATTTTTAGTGTAACCATGTGGGCATGCTAACCCACACTGTAACCGGGGCGGCCCGAGTGCCGCCCCTAGAAGGATTGATAATGTCCGAGTTACCACTTTCAACGAGAGATATCCAACCCCACCAAGATGCTGTCAAGCTGGAAGCATCGGTGCGCGTGGATGGCCTTCCGGATGGCGTGCATACCGGGGGCGTGTGGGAATGGCAAGGGGAGATCTGGAAACCTTTGGATGGCCGCCCATACATGAATGCTGACTTTGTTTGCCCCACTCGGGAAGCCGAGTTTTTGGAAGCAATGGCCGATCTGCCAAGTTTCCCCAAGAATTGGCGAGTGGAAGAGGCCAATGGCCGCCGTTGGTTGGTCCGGCCCAAGATGATCGTGTTGGATGCAAGGCAATACATGCATCTGGATAAGCGTTTTGTGCTCCAGGTTGAGCAAGATGTTATGGAAGTAAACCGCCGTGGGTGGGAAGTGAACGATGCCTTGCTATTGGCTTTTGATAAAGACACCTACAGCTACATGATCCTGGACTGCTCCAGTGCCCACGAGTGGAAGGGCAAAGGTGCTTTTGCGGCCAATGAATTCGATCGGATTATGCGACTCTTCAAGCTTTGCGGCCTGGATCACGTTGCGCAATTGCGCCAAAACGGCCGGCACCTGCTTTCACCGTTGGAATTCGAGTATAAGCACCCAGAAGCCCAAGCTGGTGATTTTAGGCACGTGTATGGCTCCTTCAGCCGTCCGTTTTCTTTGACGTGGGCAAGCCTAGATCAAGCTTGCATCTTGGAGCACCAAAAAAGATCGGATTCAGTGCCCCATACGTGGATCGTCACGGAAGAGCCCTTGCCGGAAGACAAGCTTTACAGCTACGAATTGACATGGGCCTTCTCCAGGCTCTGAGTGTCAGAAAAAATGTCAGCTTCATGTCAGGATCGGGGTTTCTATTCATGGTACAATGATATTGAAGTTGAGGGGCGGCCAAATGGCCGCCCCACCAAACCAAATCCAGACAGGAGCAGTCAAGTGAAAGACACCCGAATGATTACTTTACCCAAGAAAGTATGCACCCGGTGCGGATGTACAGAATACGATCGGAACAATGTCCGGCTCCAGCCCACCGATGTGGCAAGCACCACAATCGACACTTGCGCAAAATGTGGTCAAGAGCACCCGAGAGTTGGCCCACGGATGCGCACCCGGTTTCACAAGGGAATGGGCATGGCGGAAGAGGTCCAGAGCACGGTAAACGGCAAGTGGTACCATGTGCGATGGGTAAGCGGCCCGGCGGCGGCCTATCAACAGTGCTTGCGGATTGCAAACCAGAGCGTATAAGATGACTTTTGCGGAGCAGTTCAAGAAGATGTTAGATGATTGCCCGGATATGCCCAAGCGGGATCCGGCTCCAGAGCGCCCACCGTGTTCCATGTGCCGCACTTACGGGGCGGATCTAAACGAAAACGGCCTTTGTGCCCGGTGCCAAGTGGATCTTGATCGTGGCTACACTGTGAGCGCCAAAGCCGGACGGTGCGCAAACGGTGCGGAACGGGACGGTGGTACTTTGTTCCACGCCCGGCTGTTGAAAAAGAATAACACCCGAGAAGGGTATTATCCCCAGTGGAAGCCCGTTTGTGGTTCGGCTCCAGGTCCGAGATCGGCGGGTTGGTCAGAATGGCGGCCAAGTCCAGATCAACCGGTGACCTGCACCCGGTGCCTGGCCAAACTGAAAAGGATGGGAAAATGATCAAAGCGATATCCGCCCGAGATGCCGGACGGCTCCAAAAAGCTCTTGCCCAAGTGTCACATTACTATTGCGGGATCATGACCTTGGGCGAATTCTTGGAGCGCCATACGTGGGAGCACAAAGAGCACAAAATCAGAACGCACGCCCACCAAAAGATCGGCGGCTCCTATGCCAAGTTGGCCAAGCCGGTGCACGAGTACACCCTTTGGCGAACGGAAAACGGCCAAGTTTACGGAATCATGGTCCCAAAGTTGGTATGGGATCACACCTATGGGCACTTGCCCGAGAAAAAGAGGGATTGATAATGGCCAAAATGAATGAAACGGATATCTTGATGTGCCGTGCTATCTTTGATAGCATCATCAAGATCCACCCGGCCCACGATCTGGGCAATCGGGCGGCCCTGGCCGATCTGTTCGATCTGGATGAAGAGCAGTTGGATGCCCTTCACGCCCTGGCCATGTGGATCTGTGGTCATGAATTGGAGTATGCCCATGGCATAGGGAACGATCCGGCCAACATGATCCGGGAATTGCGCCAAGTGGCTCTTCAGCAAGCCTATGATCTGTTGTATCAAGCGACTGGCGGCCCACAAAACGTTCAAACGGCCCATGAGCAAGTGATCAAGGCCATGAGTTTATTGGTTGCGGTTGGGGCGCAACCCCACATAAAAGGGAAGGATTGATAATGTTAGAGTTCTACATGAGCAGGGATATCCTTGGCGTATATGTCACCGATTCGCTTGGCAAGCCCACGAACGTGGGGCGGGCTCCGATGACCAAGCTTGAGTCTTCCGAGTTGTCAGTTAGTGACGTGGTATGCCCCAGTGTGATCCGCTTTGCTTACACAGGCAAATACGCGATCAAGGTATCGGATCGCACGTTCTTGCAGTTTGCCGACATGGACGGCGAATGCAGCGATCACGGTGGTTTTATCGGCTTCCGAGATGAAGCAAGTGGCAAGTGCCGGGTTTACGAATTGGCCAACTTGGGCGAATTCTTGGATCAAATTCGTATTCTCAGGTCCACGCTTATGATAGCGGCCCACGAGTGCCTTTCACATTCCGAGTTGTACATCTTGAAGCGGATGCTTTCAGACCTGCACCAAGAGGCCATGAGGCTTCCAAACTAGGGAGCATTGATAATATGGAAGGGAGCCAACCGGCTCCCTTTTGTGCATTGTCGGGAAAAATGTCAGCTTCATGTCAGGAAACTATTCCAGGATCTGGTATACTATAGCTGAAGTTGAACAGCAAACAAACCAGATTTTAGAATGGAGCAAACAAGTGAAGGCAATTATCCCAGAAGTCAATTACGCAAAACTGGCAAGCAAGATCGCCAAACTAAACAAGCGGGCGGCCAAGTTGGACACACCCGAGATCACCATGACGATCTTGGCGGAACGGTTTGAAATTTGGCACAAGACCGATGAAAGCGGCCATAGCACTAAAGTGCCGGTCAAGGTCTTTGATGTTGAAGTGGTCGGTGAAGCCCCAGTATTGAACGGTTGGAAACTGGCGGCCAAGCTGGAGCACACGCCTAACGGGAACGTGATGTACTCGCTTCTGGAAGAAGACCTTCCGGCCAAGTTTCGCACGGTTGAGCCGTGGTGTGAACACTGCAAAACCAACCGGGAACGTAATTACACCTACGTGGTTACGAGTGAAGCAGGGGAATTTGTCCAAGTTGGAAGCACCTGCTTGAAGGATTTTACCGGTCACGCCAACCCGGAAGCATTGGCCAAGTGGGCGCAACACATCCTTGATCTTTACGAAGAGGCCCGAGAAGTTGAATGGGATCCGATGGGTTACAGTGGCGGAAGCGACTACATGAATCTGGAAGGTTTCCTTTACCACGTAGCCGCCGCCGTTCGCTTGTGCGGATGGACAAGCCGGGGTGCAGTGTACCGGGGTGAAGAGCAAGGCCCGGCCACGGCGGATATCGCTCTAAGTTCGTTTTTTGCAAGCAAGTATAGCCCGGCCAAACTGGAAGTTATTGGGGCGGATCGCTTGTTGGCCAAAAAAGTGGTTGAGTGGGTGCGTGAAGACGTGGCTAACCGGGAAGAGCGCAACGATTACTTTTGGAACCTGGCCACTTCCTTCAGTGATGAATACATAACTATCAAGCAATCCGGGATCGTCGCTTCTGCCATCATAGCCTACAAAAAAGAGATAGAGCGCAAGGCGGAAGAGGCCAACACCAAGCCTTCCGAGTGGGTTGGCACCATCAAAAAACGTCAAGAATTCGACAACTTGACCTTGGTTTTTTCCACAAGCTTTGATTCGATGTATGGCGCAACCTATCTGTACAAGTTTCTGGACAAAGATGGCAACATATTGGTATGGAAGACTGGAAACTTTTTTGACTGGTACGATGGGGAAACGGTTGTGAGCGGCAAGGCCACGGTCAAGGCTCACGATGAATACCGGGGCACCAAGCAAACGATTTTGACCCGGTGCAAGTTTGAAGCGGTAGAAGACTAGTCAAGCAAAGGGGAGCCCGGCAAGGGCTCCCCACAACGGAAAGGTATTGATAATGGGAAGCATACATGCAGATCGTTGGCGACAAGTACACGCGGATGAAAGCAAAGGAGAGCGTGCACTTGCAGAATTGGAAGCACAAGATGCTGAATCAAGGGGAATACTTCCATGCGGCAAGTGTGGATCTGAAGCACACTACCGGCCTGGCGTTGGATCATACCAATGTTCAAAGTGCCGGGCAGTGTTGAGCTATGAAGGCGACTGGCGCTAGAAGGGGTATTGATATGTCCAAAGTGTTTACCGGTATAGCAAAATACGAACTTTGCATTTTGGGCCTTAGTGCTGTTTTTGTGCCCAAAGGGACAACATTCAATCTGAAGACTTTTCATGCATGGCCCGGTGCCCCGGCTTCTGAAAAGTATTTGGAAGTAGCCGAAGGCCCATATAAAGGCATACTTTTGGATCGAAACGATCTAGAAACGAACGTTGATAATGTGGGATCGTGAATTTTACACAGCGGATGGTCGAGACTGGTACGAACCCCGCCCGGAAGAGTGCAAGCAACAAATGAGTGAAACCAGGACCACGACCATGGGACACACCTGCATGACTTGCGGGCAATACATGGTGCCTCAGATGGTCCGAGTACACTTTGAGCGCACCCGCACCTACACGATGAGGGGGATGGTTGCCCAGTGGTCCGCCTGGTCCAAGTGGCAGTTAGTTGGTTTTGAGCACCTGAATGGGTGCCCTGAAGGGGCATTGCCCTTCTAGAAAAGGAATGCAATCTTGGATCTACAAAAGAAAATTGAAAAACTGACAGAAGAGGGCTTTATTGTGGTTGGCGATGGTGAGATCACCGTTAATGGTGATGCTTATATCTCTTCATCAATTGAACCTGTCTATGGCGGGGGGATACAAATTGACACATTCGAATTCACTTTTAATAGAGCCGGTAGGCGAAAAAGCTTAACTGTTCGAGCAGTTGATATTTTGGAATGGTTTGGATTCCGCTATGGCAACATGACACTTTCGCTGAAACTCAGAAAGGAATGATGATAATGGCATACATGACATATGATGGTAAGCCCCAACCCCAGATGTTGGCCCGGCTTCAGAAGGCCATAGACGGCAAGGGTTCCAGTGAACATGTAAACGTGAGCGCATGGGATCTTCGGTGGGCGTTGATCCGGCTCCAGGCTCTGGAAGAGTTCCAAACCCAAGTTTTTGGGCTCCGGGGGCATTGGTCAGTGCCTGGCGGGCAATCCTATTTTGATCACGAAATGGAGAGTTTGGAGAAAATCACAAGGTATTCTTGGGTTCCTGGCCAAGTTGGCCGGGGCAAGGCAATCCATGTTGTTCGTGTAATTGAAAGAGAATGCCGCACGAGCATGTATACCCTTTGTGGGGCGGAAACGTGCACAACCGGGCATAGAAGGAAGAGCGGGATCCACACGATGAAAGGGTACCGGGTAACTTGCAAGCGGTGCCTGGCTAACATGAGTGCTCACCCAGACGCACAAGAAACCCTTGGGATGACCACAAGAAAGTGAGGATTGATAATGCCACGGATTAGACCGGAGCAATACGGGCACAAAACGGTGCACACTGGCAACCGACCCCACAAATCATCAAGCCAAGCCCAAAGATACCTTGCCAAACGATGGGCAAAGATCCACGGCTATGCCGGTGCTGAAGGCGGATGGATCTGCCGGGTTGAAACGGCGGAAGATGGCCACGAGTTCCTTGGCCAACACCTGGCCCACGGTTGGGGACAGTTCTATCACCTTATGAGTGGTCAGATCATAGCATGGGCCTCTCGCATCGTGGGGGTTGAACCCTTTAGCATGTCGGCTAAAGACCTAGCGGCGCAATTGAAGGGACGGCGGATCAAGTGATTGATAATTCAAAGGCGGTACTATGGCAATGAGAGATTGTACAGGAAACCAGATCACGCCACAAAGAGCAAGAGAAGCGGCGCATGCTCTTGGCAAAAGATGGGGATTCCCACACTATGGCACCAAGTATCATCTTTGGGAGCAAGGGACTTCTTTTTGTGGTCTTTTTGGGAAGCACTTTCCAGTGGATGTGAATTTGTCACATGAAGATCCTTGGGCGAATGGGGAATTATGCCAATTGTGCCAACGAGCCGCAATCAATAAAGCGATTGACGAAGGGCTCATGAATGATACTGTGGCAATGAAGCCGGCACTCTTGAAGTGGTACGCGATCGACATCGGGAGCGGCTTCATTGTAGAGCGTGAAGACGGCAAACAAAAGCAAGTAACCGGTGCGCACTGCAAAGCTTGCGCCCTGGCCAAGATCGTTTCAGAGAATCCGGAAGCGGATGTGGATCTTAGGGGATTGCATTGTTATGGGAGTTGTTACCAGTTCCTGGCCGTGATGGTCAGACAAAGACGAAGAAAGGAAGTGTAATCATGGGTGGTGTTATTATTGGTGGTGGACTTTTTGCAATTGCGATCATTGCCGCTGTGCTGAAAGGCTTAGTGAGCATGAATGATGAAGTTGTAAGCAACGGTGTAAACCAAACCCCAAGCGGTTGGAAGGCAACGGGGACAACATCACAAGACGTTCAAAGGATCTTGGATGAGATCAACCAGAAGGATGATTGATAATGTATAGGTGCCGGTACTGCTTACGACCAATTGAGCGTACGATAGAAGGGGAATGTGTTTGTGTATCGTGTGCTACTCGGGAAGACATTTTGCCGGATCAAGAAGCGATCCAGTGGCTGAAGAGCCATTGCGCCGGATGTGACAAGCCTTTGACTGGGGGCGGCTACTGCTCCGAGTGCCAAAAAGAGCAAGATCAAACCCTGGCCACTCTGCTCCAGGAACACCAAGGGAGTACAGCTTTTGTGCACTGGCGTGGTCCGGGATGGTATGTGCCGGTTGTGTCTCAATATGATGGGGATCTGTTTTACTACCATGCCGATCATAAGCCATGGGGCAATGATAATGTGACCGGTTGGCCAACGATCAACGTCCAGGTATACGGCGATCTGTACACAACTTTGGATGAACATGGTACCTTTGTGGCCTGTATGACCGGAATGGAGCGTGAAGACTATGTACCCAAGCGCAATCTTTGAGGGATTCAAGCACGGCCTGAAAAGCAACAACACAGCGACAGCGGAAGGTGGCGTGCCATATTGCCCCTGGACCCAGAGCGATCAATTTAGCTCCTGGATGACCGGCTTTTTTGGTGCCCGGCACATGGTGGAATGCGAAGTGGATCGCCTGGCCGCTGACCCGGCCACTGTAGCCGACCATATAATCTACTATGCCGATCCGGGGTTCGAGAAACGGGCGATCGTGGCTCTTTGCTTCCAGGAAGCCGGTTACACTCGGGCACAATTCCGGTCCCACCTGGATGCCGTGCCGGTGACCTGCTCCCTTTGCGGCCACGCGATGATCATGAGCGCCTTTGAAAAAGAAGAGCCGGACGGCCCTGGCTCTACCAGTTACCGGGTTGTAGGCCGGTGTCCATACTGCAATACTATCCAAGAATTCTGAAACTGTCAGCTTCATGTCAGGAAACTAGTCTTCAGATCTGGTATACTGGAGTTGAAGGAAAACGAAACGCAAACTTGGAGCCACACGCGCAACTGACAGCGTGACTTGCAAAACGGATAACGTCCGGCCCAAAGTGTCATAGCTAGGGACAAGCCAAAAGCGACAAGCGGAACAAATTGGCTCCAAGTTTGCACAAATACAATGTTTGCCCAGTTCTGGGCTAGAAAGTAAGTAAAGTGTTAAAGATCGCAGTTTTGAGGGACGATCCAAGAGTGTTTTTTGCTCTGAGTGATGATCCAAGCGTGCCGGTCCTGAAGGATCGAGAAGAGTACGAGATCGAAGAAATTGATGGAGAAGTAGCCGATCGCATCGGTGGGCGTCAATCCACCCAGTGGCGGCGGCTCCCAGATAGTCAGAAAGAGGGAATGATAATGTGTGACCTGGAAGCGGTGTTTGCCGATGTGGCGGAAGCCTTGAGCACCAAAGAAGTGACCATAAGCGTGGTCCGGGTGCTGGCTCCGATGGTGTTGGCAGAAGCCACGTTTCATCAAGAAGCCACGGTGAAGCGGGGTTGGATGGACACGAGCAAAGAGCCAACCATTGAAAATACCACGTGGCATGAGCAGGTAGATGGTCAGTGGTCCGATCCGGTACATCTGGACTGGGACTAGTGTCAGGGTAGAAGTCAGATTCACGTCAGGATCTGGCTTCTTTCTCATGGTACAATGAGCGTGAAGTTGAGGGGCGGCCAACGGGGCGGCCCAAGTATAGAATGGAGTAAAGCACGATGGCAAGGCACATTTCGACAGTTGAGACAGCAAAGATGGTCCGGAAGCTTTTGAAGGCCAATTATCCCGGCACCAAGTTTTCAGTGATAAGCAAAAGCGGGGTGCGGATTGTCTGGGCGGATGGTCCAAGCAAGGCCCAAGTCAAGAAACTATTGGCACCCTTTGAGGGAAAACACTATGATGGCCAATATGAGCGTACCGAGTATGCGCATTCTTGGATTCTGGCGGATGGTTCGGTGGTTTTTGCGCAAAAAGAAATCCCAGTGCCTGAAGGTGCGGAAGAAGTATGCTTTGGATCACGGCCTTCTCTAATCCGGAAGCATTCAAAAGCCCTAATTGAGGCGGCGGCCATAGCTGGAAAAAAGAAGTATGGTTGGGACGCTCCGGCCATCCAGGGCTATGATGGTGATTACTCTTTTGTTCTGGATCTGAGTTCCCGAGAGCCTTTACACCGTTGGTTCACTGAAGTGCTGGAAGCTATGACAGAGTACCCAGAAAAACAAGAGGCGGCGGAAGCCGCCCCGGTCGATCCAGAGCCCAAAGAATTGGATCTTGGCCCGTGCCCGAGTGATAATATCCAAGCCGTGCACTGGACCGGCCAACACATTGCGCACTTGATGGGCAGTGATTGGAGCTATGAAGGGAATCCCAAGTGGCGATCCTGCGATATTATGCACACGGACGGTTATGGCATCCACCTTTGGATCAACAACAATGATCCGAAGGCCAAAGTGTCCGGAAATTGGCCTCATCTGATTGATGAATTCCACCGGGGCGGCTATTCCTTCACGCCCAACGATCGTGATATCCCTACCATGGGTTTTACTCTCGGGCGTCCACCGGCCAAGGTGCTCAAGGATATAAAGCGCCGCTTTTTGCCCCAGTACCTGGAGCAATATCCCAAATGCGTGATCGTGTATGAAACAACCAAGCGTAGAGGGATCAAGCGCCTGGCGCTATTGAAAAAGCTGGAAGCCGATTTTGATGGATACCGGGATGGCTCTTTTAGGTCGGACCGGGTGCATCTAAAAACCCGTGGTCATGACTGGGCATCTGTTACAGTGGATTGCTACGTAAGAGCAGAAGCCACAAGTATCGATCTGCCTGTGGGGCGGGAAGTCATTACGATGCACGTTGTGGATCACTTGCGCCGGAGCACAAACAAATGTCCGGCCCTGGCTCAACTGGAAGACGATCAAGGGGCGATCAAGGCGGCTCTGGCGGCCCTGGAATGCATCCCGGAAAAGCACAGAAGTCAAGCTTTGACCAATGCAATGGAAGAGTTGGAAAATGCGTGGGATCTGCTCCAGGATGGGATCGGGCATCTGTCGAGTGAGGAAGAGCCTAACATGGTTTGGCACGGGCAAGTGCTATTGACGGCGGATTGATAATACCTCATCATTTCAGCCAAAAGGCCCACCTGTCAAAGGGTGGGCCTTTGTCGTTTCCCGGCCCGGACCACAAACCATTCATGGTCAATGATCCGGCTCACATAACCCGGTATAGGCTTCTCTTTGTGGTCAAGGTAAAAACGGATCGTGACCTTTTGCCATAATTCGGGTACTTGGGGCGGATCTTCCAGGCTTTGGATGGTCCATTGTTTCTTTCCTGCATGGCCTACCCAAACATCCATGGTTACCGCTCCCAAGCTTCAGCATTGGCCCGTTCTGTGTTGGCATGAGTGGCATGGCCATCGATCGGGCCATCACCCATGGTGCTCACTGGCCATTGATAATAATTGGGCGGGGCTTGACCTGGCGGCAAGAGTCCACGGGGGAGCCGTCCATAAAGCTTGTTGATCGTGTTTGAACTTCTGGCCAAGGCGATCGCCGCCTGGAGCGCCGCTTTTGTATCCCCCTGGCTCAACCCCAAGCCCTTGCCGATGACCAAGATCACGCCCATGAGGAACACACACACGGCCCCGATCAAGGCCAAAGCCACCACCAAGTAAGCGAACACTTTCAAGAGCATGCGCATCTCGGGATTATTCACGATCTCGAAGCCGACAACTCCCCCAAGCGCCACGCATCCACCGATCAAGGCAAGTGATAGGACAATGCCAAAAAAGCGCAATTTCTTCATGTTGCTTTACCTTCCTGCATAAGATTCCGCACAAAGACTTCAGCCGGCTCCGGCCATTGCTTGATAATGTCAAGCGCCGTATTTCTGGCGATCCGGCTATTGGTCATGGAACCTTTGCACTCTGATTGTAGGGAATTGGCCGTTGGCCGTTTGCCCCACTTAAAAAACCAGTAAAGTGCCAATGCCGTCTTTTTGATCACTTCTGGGCTGTAAATCTTTGCCGTATCCCGGCCACCTGGCTCCGGCGCATCTGCCGTAAAAGCTGGAAGCAAAAGCGGTTCGGGTTCGATCTTCTTGGGCAATTGCTTCAGAGAGTCCCGATCCAAGTACAGTGTTGTGATATGCCGAATTTCGTTTCCAAAGAAGGCCAACATATCCCCTTTACCACAAAGGTGTTCCGCTCCAGTTTGGGGGCGGCCTGTAGCGTGAGCGGCATAGTCCGCACTGGTTACCCGGCCCACGATCCGCACGTGCATATCTGCATTAGTGAAGGCTCCCATGGTTTTCTGGTTGGGCTGTTGAGTGCCCAAAAATAGATTGATCCCCAGTGCCCGGCCCTGTCCGGTGCTTTCACCGATCAACTTGGCAAGGGCACCTTCCTTTCCGGCACGCATGATCAAGGAAGCTATCTCATCGATCACCACAAGGAGCCGTGGAAACTGTTTTTGGCCATTGTAGTGGATCCGCTCCAGCCGTTGATCCCGGACCCACTCCAGAACCTGGCGGGCTTCCTGCTCAGTCTTCACGGGCGGATGTGCCAAGTGGGGCAACATATGAAGCGGTTTCCATGCCCTGTCGTTCTTCAGATCGATCAAGATGATCTGAAGATCCTGTGGATCGTACATCACGGCACATTGGAACACCAGGCTAATCATTGAAAAAGTCTTGCCACTGCCTGGCATTCCGGCAAAAAGAACGTTGGCGCAAAGTGGTGACTGTAGGCTTATCGTGGCCACCTGGCCGCCGCTATCGTGTCCAAGAGTTAGCCGCTCCGCCTGGCTTGATAATATCTGGCTCAATTTCACAGAGCGCCATGAATCCTCTGGAAGCGGCACATCTATGTCAACAAGCGCCTTGTTTCTAGCTACCCGGACATGCTCCACACCCATGGCCATGGCCAAAGATTCATGCGCCTTGAGCACCTTGGGCAAATCTGCCGTGTTTGGTAGGTGAATCTGCATGAGGTAGGTCCGAAGTCCCCGCTGTCGTCCTACGAGATTGAAAAAGATACCCTTCTCTAGCGTCAATACCCTATACAGGGCATTTAGCCACGCTCCGATCTGATTCATGATCGGCCCCTTCTAGTAGATGCAACACTACACTGCTAATATCTCCTGTACATGTGGGTTGCGCTTTGATGTAATCTGCTCGAAAGCTGTTCAATCGTGCCCACGCTTCCATTGATAGGCCCACCAAGCGGCCTTGATCTGGCCGCAAGTCAAAACCCACGTCAATCAAAAGGCTTTTGTATGCTTGCGATTCTTTGATTAGTTGTTCGATATACTTACTGATAGTTAGGTTGTGACGATCCGCTTCACACTGAAGCTTGGCAAGCAAATTTGCGTCAATTCTGACCTGTTTTCCTGGCATGTTTTCTCCTGTAACCATTCTATCACAGATGACACGACCTGTCAACATCTTGTGTCACCACGTACGCACAAAAAAAGACGATCTAAAAGATCGCCTCTTGTCTGATACCTTTTTATGGAAAGAACAGGGGGGCTATAAAACTCCATAGCTCTTTTCCCAAGACCAAAGCCGTCAATCCGCCGATCGCATAACGTTGTAGCTTAATTTGGTTTTCTAGTGCATCTAGCCTCACCTTCAGCATGACCCACTTTGCATATCGCACGACCAAGGTCCGTACCATCTCATTTGTAAAATCGGTTTTTGCAAAAGCATTATATGCTCCCTGCAAGATGAAATCCCAGATCTCGGATTCAGACAAAACACCAGAAACGCAAACAAGCGGGCCGCCATTGTGCTCAACCCAATTAGAAATCAGCAAATCCGCACGTCCATCGGCAAGCATCAGATCGGCCAATAAAATGTGAGCCGTACCCACGTGTTCAAGTGCTTCTCGAACGGTTATGGCTTTAGTGACCTGAAAACCTATTTCGGTACAAATCCGTTCCCACAGATTGGCCAATGCTAGATCGTCTTCTGCAATTAGTATCTTGATCTCTGAAAAAGGCATGATAATACTCTACACGTTGTATTCTTCAGCAATATCGCGTCGATTTTGCGCCAACTGCTCAAGTAGATCGGCACTTTCATGTTCCAGCTTTCGCAGTGTTTCCCAGTCCGGTTGTGGTCCGGGATCGGGCAAATCTGGCGTGTCTGCCGTGGCCTGGATCTCTTCACCGTCCTGTGGGTGCGTAACGTCCTCCCATGTTGGCTCATCGTCACTGATGTGAAGCGACCACACACCATCATTGTGCTTGTGGCACCAAACCCCGATCGGAAGCATTGCCTGTACCTGCTCATCCGTTTTGTTAGCAATGCCCTGCCATGCGCCCCAAGGATCGGTTTCATACCTGAGTAGAGTGGATTCGTTGTCCTTCTCAACCACGATCGCCGTTTCCCGGTATCCATGGTGGAACGACACGGCCCGGAGTTGGTTTGTGCGGCCCATCGTCATGCGGGAAATCTTGTCTGCATGATCGTAGGTCATGAGGCGGCTATCAAATACTGCAAAATGTTGTGAGCCAAGCGAACGGACGATCTCCATCTCATCGCCCATATACCACTTTGGTTTTGGCGAATAGTCCGTTTGGACATTGACCGGAGCAAGACAGATGCCAATTCTGGCAATGTCATCATGCGGCCATTTGCCGGTATCCCATGACAATTTGAACGCATCGTGCACATCATAATAGATCATCGGGAACACAAGATCGATGTATTCACCATCAAGCCACTCATCCCAATGTTGATACATGTAACGCCCGTTGTCGGGTACATTGCTGGCCACCGTGGCGTACAATGGCAGATCCAGCGTTTGGGCTTTTGCATACGATGCTTCTACAATGGCGCTCACATCATCTTTGTTTGCCCGAGAATCTTGCGTCTTTGGATATCGGATGTAATCAAGCAAAAAGCCATCTATCGCATATTTCCCGGCAATGTCATCCAACAATGCTTGCTGTGCTGTCTTTGCGGCCGGCAATGCAAAATAGGTCCATGACCGTTGCACATCGGAAAGCCAAATGCGGGTGCTTGGATCGACTTGATAAATGTCATATCCTGGCGTCAACCATGGGTAAACCTCGATCTCTTCAGCATGGGCCAATTCGATCATTTTCCCCAACGGATCAAGTCCGGCTTCTATTTTGCTGCATCTGCCAAAGTACGCGCTATTGTAATGCGCCCCGCCCTCGTGAACGTTCACCCAGATAGCACTAGCGCCCATGGTCTTGGCCTTGTTGATCGTTTCCTGGATATTGGACAATGTGCGGTTGGAATAAGATTGACTTAGTAACGCTCTTACATTCATGACAGAACCTCCAGTTCTAGCGGGAATGAATTGTAATCCCCGTATCGTGTTGTGAACCACAGGAATTCCCCGATCGCGCCTGCATAGGCAAAATCCACACCTGATTCATCTACCCGTACAATTCCGGTACCCCGATCTGTCCACGTGACACGATCCAACGATGAGTACAATTGATACGTGTTGGCACTGGGAATGTACTCACATGATGTTGCTCCTGTCGTTGCCCACGCATTGATAATCATGGGCGGCACTGGGTTGGGGACATATGCCAACACAGATGGATCATACTCGGTATCAGTGGGGGAAAAAACGAGTAAGCCCGCCAATTGCAAGTGCCGAGTAAATGCAGACAGATCCCAGGCGCTTATCTTGCGGGCCTGTAGAGCCGGTTGGCGTAATGAGCCCTGGAACCAAGCCATAATATCAGCTAAGGCAAATTCCGCGTATCCCACAAACGAGTTCAGTAATTCATGTGCCCCTGCTGCATATAACTTTTGATCGATCAACCATTCTCTAATAGCCATTAGTATACCTCCGGGAAAACATTGCGAATTTTGATAACACGTAGGAAAGGCGAATAGTTGGCACCATAATCGATATTCAACCCGGCACCTGAATCCTGGATGGCTTGCAATTCGATATAGTCACCTGGAATGAGATACCATGTCGTCGCCGCTGATAAAATGGTCACTGTCGTAAGAACGGGTGGAATAAACTGTTCAACGATGATCGACCCATTCACCGTGATCCGCAGTGCCCGATAGTTCCCACCGGCGTTGGCCCATCGCACACCCACACTGAGATTGTACCAACCTGGTTGTGTGACATAGACGCGATAGTTGGCCGTATCGAACACCATGTGCTCATTGTAGCGCAATGTGTCAAGTTGTAATGTTGTCCAAGCCGCAGAAGGAATGTTTTGCACCGTTGACCTGAATACATCGATCCCACAAGGCAATTGCTTGTCAACGGCTTGCGCGTCAATCACTGGTCGTCTTAGTGCCCACCATTGCCTGATTTCCGTTTCTGTCAATATCCGATTCAAAACAACGTGTTCAGCAAACATCATTCCAGATTGGCGCGTTCCACCGAATCTTGCGCCCAACTTCCAATATGTGGTGAGGCTTGGTGTTGACAGTGCTGTATCGTCCTCGCCTATAAGCACCCCGTTCATATACAGCTTGTACTCATCGCTTGCAAAATCACAGGTCAAGATAAGGTGTATTGTTTCGCCCGCATCGAATGTTGCAAGGGCATCGGTGATACGATTTACGCCATTGATATAGACGATGAATTTACCAGCATCCGCCCAAACGATATAGATACGGTTGTTATTGTTCGCGCCACGAATATCGAATACATAGTTTACCGCCCCATGAGGCCAAGACGCTGTGCTTGCGTAGGGCATCTGCACCCGCGTGCTGATCGTCAACGTGTCTATTGATAATGCATTGACGTAAGCCGAAAGATCAACTTCACTTGCAACCCGCGTAGACGTTGAGCCATGCGGGACACCGGTCCAAGAGTAACCGTCCCCCATATCGCCGTCAACGTGGTGGATGTCATAGGCCATGTTCTGAAACACATCCACGCCATCACAGTAAAATACTTCAGATCGTTGCGCCGCTGTACGAACAAATAATTGCCCAAGTCCGCCCGTTGCTCCAAATGCATTTGATACAGATACCCGTTGCCACCGGCCTGTTCCTGTAAAGGAAACCTGGACTGTATCCACGTAAACCGCCGCACCCGTGAATTCTGTCAGATTTGCGATATACGAATAGCCCGCCGTGCCACGGAACCAGAAAGCGGCGGTATGGGTTTGATTTGCCGCAAGTGTGATCTGGTTCGTTGACCATCCTTCGTTTGCAATGGCGTTATTGGTTGTGATCTCAAGTGATTTAGCACCATAACGGGCCTCATCAAGCGTGATCGCAATTGCGGCGCTAACAGCGGCTGCATTGGTTGTGTTGAGTTCAAAACTCGGGTTGGTATACTCATTGGTGATACCATCCAAGACTTGAATGGCGGGATGATACTTCCATTGAGAGGGTACCAATGTCATTGCTCCACGAGAAGAAGCCGATGCATTGGCCGGTCCATTTAGAGCCCGTTCCCCTCGCGTGCCTATAAAATAGTTTCCAGGCGTCCCGGCCACGTCCAGCAACCTATGATCGTCAAAATGCATAACCATAAGCAGATCGTCCGCGTCGAAAAAAGCGCCTAGCTCTAGCATCTTCCAGATCGGCACTCCCTCATCCCGAGTCACAAAATCTGGCACAAGGCGTTCGACCAATTGATCATCTCTGGGCTCTGGCATTGATAATCCTTCCTACCACCTTGTTTTCTGGATGCGATTTAATAGAATTTCGATCTGTAGATCGTCTGTTCCCACAATAGAAATGCTGTAGGGTGCTTTGAAACGAATTTCTTGCACGATCAAGGTCATCGGATCCCGTTGCGGATCATCGTCAAAGATGTAGCCTGGCAGTAGCCAAGCGGACTTGATCACATCGTTTGGTCTGATTTGCCACGGATCGACCCGAGATCCATCCAGCCGCACCGGGGTTGGTTCGCCTTCGTGCCAATACATGTTAATTTCGGTTTCAACTGGTTCATATCTGAGTTGTCGATCTTCATACATGCCCACAGTCCAGGGATCGGTACCATCACCCAAGCTAATGATGTCCCGCAAGATTGATAATGCGTACCTGTCCCGGTTGTGATATGCCGGATATTGGAAGGTGTTGTCTATTGTGTAGGTCGAGTTTACATACTGACCCACGGCGGAAACGATTCGATCCACCATCACGCTACAGTCTTCTAAGCCGCTCGTTGTGTCGTTATAGATGCGCCAACCAAGCGTGTCCATATAACCGCGCAATTCTACAGCCAAACTTGTACCTTTTGTTTCCGTTTTGGCCTTACTTCGCCCTGGCCATGCCCGTTTGGCTATTTCGAGATCGACATATCCGATCGCAGTCGTTGCATTTGTTTCCCCAACGGTCAAGATGTTCTCTTTGATTCCGAATTGTGCTTGACTGTCCGTGTCCTCTTCCCAAGTGGACGATGATGGCACATGTAAACGTTCTCCGGTTGCACGAGAGTCGTAAACGCCCCTGATTCTGTTTGAAAAAGAGTCAAGTGATCTGCTCTGGCTCCATCCATCGTCTACCAGTCGGAGCGCCCACACCATACCTTCCCAGATGGTATCACCACTGTTTGATTCATAGCGCCAATGGCGACCAAGCCCCATTTCAAACCAATTACGCAAATAGTCCCGGTCCCCAGAGAGTGTGCAAGACGCTCGTTGAAACCCATCTTGGTTTGTTATGTTTTGACTCCAGCTATCCCCCACCCGATGTGTTACGTTCTCCAAGATCGTTTGACCGGTGAGCACTGGAGTAAAGACTTTATGCCATAGCATTGATTAGTCCTCTCGCAACACATGCCAACGGGGAATAAAAGACACGCCAATATGGGTTTGCGGTCCTTTGTCTCGTTCCAAATAGCATTCTGGATATTCTGGTGCCACGTCCGTGTTAAGCACTTCCATCATTTGATAATATCGGTTGATCCGATCTGGGTACAAAGTGAACGGCCCCCCGGTATGCTCTGCCAAGTATAGTTTTGGCACGGCCCGTGTATGCCAAATAAGCCATTCTGAAGCCCACTCATCAGCCCCAAACAAAAACCCAAACCCGATAAAAAGCCGCCCATCAAATGGTTCCATGGCCATAGTCACACTAGAGGCCGGGAATATATTTTCTGTCCAGTTTATTCCATCTTCCGTGTAAATAACATAAGCATCCCCTCCATTATTACCGGTCCCGACAAACAAAAGATCGTCGTATACTTCCAAGCCCCCCATTTCTCCATAAAGCACATCATATGATAATACGTTGGTCCAGGATTGACCATCAAACGAATACACCCCATTTTGATCAACACTGGCGTACAATTTGCCGTTCCAGGTTTTTAGCTTGCGAACCTCACCCGCCAATGTGGTCGAGATTGACCAACCATCAATAGGGTTGTATACTGCAACCGCTCCTGTATCAGCCCCAACGTACAGATTTCGCTTATAGACTTCCATCGTTTGCCATACTTGTGATCCTTGATCTGTGCTTTCTGTCACATTTCCATCATCGTCGGAATAAAAGATTTTTCCTGCATCCGATGCTAACCAAAGAGATCCGGCATAAGCACGAAGATCGTAATACGATGCGGTTCCTGTGATGAAATCTTGCGTCCCGGAAATGACACGGTACCGGATAACGCTCGTGTCTGCAATATAGTACAAATAGGCTCCCCACGTTTCAAGTGCTCTAATTGCTTCATCGTGTACCGCAACTTGCGCCCAACCACGATGATCAAACCTGAGTAGTTTCCCCTGTGCGGCGGATTGTTCATCACCGATCGTAACAGATGGTGTGTCACTACTGAGCAGGGCCACGGTTACATCTGCAACCTCAAGCCAATGTTGAGAGCCACCGCCCAAAGAATAAACTTCTATACCTACATACTTGGTGTTTGCCGTCATGGTTTCGTTTCGGCTCCATGCTACCCAAGCACCGGCACCGGGGGTTGGAATGGTGTATTCTAGAGTCCACGGCTCAACCCCTGTCATGCTAGATGTGAGTTGTTCCGTTGGGATCGCCAACGTTCTATAGTGTTCTCCGTTTTGATAATTCACTGAAGAGATACCACATGGGTTGTAGAGCCACCATCGTCCGGATGCAGTGGCATCGGCATCCCATGTTATCCCCATTTCCTGCCAAGGATCGGCTGTACCGCCATGGTTGGCCGTATACTTGGTGCACGGGTACGTGTATCCTGGAAGCGGAGCTTCATAGAACCATTGAGCGGCACGCAATTCGTCATCTTCGCCGAAGTCGTCGTAATCCCATGATACATTTGTTGAGTCAAGGCGAAAGGCCGGTTTATAATCGTCGTCTACAGTTGGAGCAGCGGCGGCGGCATTGCCATACTTGATCCACAAATCATGTTGTATCCACCAGACGGCGGCTCCAACATTGTGCAATGCTGAAGTTGTGCCCCGGATCGCTCTAGTGACACCACCAAAGGTCATTGTGGTATCATTTTTTGATGTGTATTCAAATGCTTCAGAGTCAATAAGCAGGATCCCCGAGTTCGGAAAATCAGTGGTTGGGTTGCTGACCGTTATCGTTGACACGAACCCGCCGGCCGCTATGGCTGTAGCAAGAGCCGCTTCCCCCTTGGGATCAAAGTCCAGATTTGCCCAAACCTGAGTTGTTGCAGTATTTATATCCTGGAGCCAACGATCTATTTCTACCCCGTTGTCAAAGACACGCAAATCATTCCCGCTGGCTAACATCTTAGCCGCACCGATGAGCGTGGCCGTGTCCCACCCGTTGTTTACAATGTCAACGGGGTACTTGGTTGCGGCGAATGTGCTACGCCACTTGATCGGGATCCAAATTTGATAATCATAGGTCACGTCCACATTGTATGTAGATACATAAAGTGAACCAGTGAAAGCTTCAGCATCTGTGCATAGCCAACTATCTAGCCCTTCGGCTACAAGCAACATGCTTGATTCTCGAACCCAAGGGAAAAACGGGGATGTAACAGAAATTGGTTGATGGTTGGGGTTACCGTCTATCGAAATAGCTTGACCGACCAACCATGGCGTATTTTCGTCAAACGTGATCGTTGTCATACCTGCATCTGTTGGAACAAACAGAAGAAAATCAACCACGATATTGCCAGCCTCTTCTTCTGTTTTCCCGTTAAGGCGTAGCCCGAGAGCGGCCGGCGTATCGGCTTGAATACTCCAGTCAACGACAGAGCGGGGTGTAAGATTGACCATTCTGTATTGATCGGATGGCTCAAGTATTACTTCATCTTGTTGTAAAAGGCCCACCTGGCTACCGATCCAGTGTTCTAGCTGTAATGTCGTTGACACTCCTTCCGCCGTGGGTACCCATCGCATTCTGCCAAAAACCTTGAAACGGCCCGTATACAAAGACGTTTCCGCCAACGCATCGGCACGCCAACAATAGATCGCACTATATGTTGTTGTCAGCCTAGCATTGATGTAACTCTCTGAAGAAAAATTCTTTTCTGTTGTGCCTGTGTATCCTGGCCCATCGCCATTCATCGAAATGTGGTACTCATCTTTAGATCGTTTCCCGGCTTCGTGGACCTGAGATCCCATCACGTAATTGATAATCGGATAGTTCTTGTCATCGCCATATTTGGCACCAAGATGCGAGACGTTAAGTTCCATGATCGCCGGAGCCGATCCAGGTACACCGGATACATCAAGGAAGTTGATAGGATGCTGGACATCTTCTCCAACGCCCCGCTTGTGCCCATAGTGCATCTCGTCATCTTCCCAATTCCATATATTGGAGCAGGTCAGATAAAAGCTTTCACTTGGCCAACTGTCTTCATCGTATATGCCCGGCGTGAAACAAATGTGGTCGATCACCGATCTGGATGGAACAAAAGAATTGACGAATTGCCACCGCAATTCTACCGAGTATGTTCCATCGTCAATAAATGGCGCATCTACCGGCAAATAATAGTAGCCTTGATAATCTGATGTAAAAGAGGCCGTTGCAACCGCCGCACCGGTTTTGTTATTGATCACTCGCACGCTGAATGTATGTGTGGCGGCTGTCAAGGTCAGGAACAGCCAAAAGCGCAACGTTGCTTGTTCTGGAGAACCTGGCCAATTCATTCTACCGGTTAGCCGATAGTCCCCGGCACCAAGAGCGGCGGCGAAATTTATATCTAGAGCATAGTCCGGTCCGGCGATCTGTTGATCTTCTCTCCGAAGTTCTAAAGTGGGGGGCAATAAACCGCTATCCAGCCAACCATACCAACCTGTTGGGAACGCATCCACAATACCATCGTCTGACCAATACTCAAATGAAGGGTTGGGGCACCAATTTGCAAACGGTCCAAGCATCTCGTTGGGCGGAGCGCCGTTCCAGTATGGTTCACGTTCTAGCACCAATACATTGTTTGGTAATCCTGTCCGGTCCCCAAAAGCATAATTGCCGATCCGGTATGATCCTGTTTTGATCCGGCTGTACTTAACGCCATGATCTTCGGTTAGCTGTACCTTCAAATAGACGGCATCACGTTGCCAGCCATCGATCCAATACTGTGCAGCCTCTTGCAATCGCATCAAGAGTTCTTGTACCCTTGCAGCGGTATCCGCCGCGTTGATTCTGACCGGAAAAGCTTCCCCTACCGCTCCATACGCACCGGCCACGAGCCAATCATCATCCAATGTTTGCGATCCGACCCGGACCCCACCACCTTTCAACGTTGTAATTTGCGGCGTCCAGCCTGGCGGATTTGTGATACAAATGCCACGAGCATTCAAAAGATCGATCGGCCTACCGTTGGGGGCAGTTGTGCACAGCAAGCACATCTTTGGCATTCCGGAATATGGGTTTGACGGCATATCTTTACCCTCTCTCGGTCAACATTTGTCTGAATGTTTCTCTAAATTGAGCAAGCGACACCTGGCTATCAACAACTGTCACCGGCATGCTTACGCTTTGGTTTCTGCTATCTATCGATCTGTCAACGTTGTTATTTGTATTCGATGTGCTTATTGGTCGGGCGGTTTTGCTCATCATGATCGCTGGAGCCACGCTCATAGACACTTTCTTCTCCAGCCCTTCCAAACCAAAGCCCACTTCAACACCTTCAGCCATTTTTTCGCCAATTCTGGAGAACACCTTGCTTGGAGATTCGATCTCCATTTCGTCTTCCACGTCTTTGCCTAATTTGCTGAAGCGGCCCAAGATCCACTTTTTGACTTCCTGCCACTTTTCTTTTAGACCTTCCCAAATTCCGGCGAAAATATCTATACCAACTTGCTTGAAGCTTTCCACCATCTCACCGGCTGTTTTGATGATATCGTTAAAAGCGCCGACAACCGTATCATAGATTTTTTTGGCCATGTTGGTCACGGTGCCATCATCGCCAACAAGGTCAGTCAATAGCCCTTTGAAAAAGTCAATCACACCCGTTACAAATTCCCCCGCCTTCTCCAAAATATCCGTGAACGTTTTGGTGAAAGCGGTCCAGATATCGGTTAGCATATCAGTGATGATAGATTCACCGATCAAGTCTTTGTACAGGTTAGTAAAGAAGTCAATTATGCCTTCGACGAATCCGCCAATGATCGACAAAATAAGCCCAATTGAAGCTTCAAAAGCGCCCTTGATGGCCAACCAAACACCTTCCCAGAATATTTTTGTTGCTACGAGTCCCTGCTTCATAGTTTCCCAAGCAAGGGCAAAATCACCTTTGATAATCGCCAAGATGAACTTTTTGGCAAGTTCGAGTGACGTTGTTATGGCGGCCCAAATTTTGATCCACCCTTCCTTAGTGTTTCTCATCGCACTAGTGATCGTCTGTGCAGCGGAAGCGATCGCGTTGGCCAGCCCCACGATCACGGCCACCACTCCCAAAATGACCGCACCGATAACGGCCCCGACCACCATCACGGCTGTTTTGATCGCATACCAAGTATCTTCCCATGTGATCTGTCCAAGTCCAAGGGCTTCGCTCAAATTATCCCATGCTTCTTGGAGTTTTGGCCAAACATCATCCACGATCACTTTCACCGCCGCCGAGACAACATCACTGATCACTTTCCATGCCGTGACTGCAATCGCTTGCAAGATCGGCCAAGTTTTTTCCCACCACTCTTTGAATGGTTTCAGTTTAGGCTCAATCTCCATTGCCCACCAGATAGCAATATAGCTTTTGAACCACTCGAACCAATCAATAGCCAATTGCAAGGCACCTTGAAAATCTCCAGAGAAAACTTCTTCCAAGATTTTTGGTACCATATAAAAGGCCATAGGAAAATTGCTTTCCATCCACGTGCTAATTCCCTTTATTACTTCAGGGAGTTTTACGAAAAATGCATCCAGGATCCATTGAGCAATAGGCGAATTTTGTGCCGCCGTTTGTATGCCGGCCAAAGATGCAGAGAACCAAGCGGAAACTTCACGTTTTGTTGTTTCCACATCGGGCAAAAGTTCCCCGAGATCAAACGGTTCGATCTCAAGACTACCTAGATCTTCCATCCGTTTCCTAAAGTCGTCAACAGATTCAAGCACGGTGGGCATGTCTTCACCAAGCAAATCTTCAACCTTTGGTAAAGCTGGCATGCCGTCCACTTTAGGGCCGGCCCCCACGCCAACCTTGGGCATCCTTTCAGCCATCTTTTTTAACAATTGGTCTTGTTGTTTCATCACGCCCAACGTTTCACGGTGGAACGCAAGCCGGTCCTGAAGCGCCGTGATCCCTTCAGCCAAAGCTTTTCTTTCTTCAGCAAGAGCTTTTAGTTTCTCTCGCCGTTCATCTTGAAGCGTTTTGGCCTGGTCCTGAAGTGCCTCTTTTTGCTCCTGAATATTTTGGCGTGATTTTACCTGCTCTGCTCGCTTCACATTATAGGCTTTTTCGGCTTCCCTGGTTTGATCTTTTACAGCCTTGACCCGATCTTCGTACTCTTCAAGCCCAATTTCTCCGGCGTCTAACATCTCTCTCAATTCGTCAAGTTCAACGACTTCTTGAGCGCGTAGCTTTTCCAGGTTTTTGATAAAAGGCATCAAGGCATCATTCAAGGCTTCTTCTTGATCCGTCAAGCCCTCGAACTTTTTGCTGATTCCATCCATTGCTTCACTGAAGCCTTTTTCTAGCTCTTCGATCTGCTTATCCAGAGCGGAAAAGGCAAGTTGTTTCTCGATCAATTCAGCCAAAGCTTCCCCGGTCTTGCCCAAGTTTTTGCGTAACGGATCCAATGCCCCCGCTGCAACCTTGCCGGTTTTTTTGAAGTCATCCATGACCTTCATGACGGTGCCACGTAGCTCAAAAAACGTATCTGCAAAAGCAGAAGCATCCAAATCACCGGCCTGGATCAAGCCTGAAAGTTCGGTTTTGAATTGGGATGTAAAACTAGACAGCATACCAAAATCGGCATGCTCCATGCCCTTGATGTACTCATTCATTGCCCCGGCACCCCACGTGCCAATATCCGGCAAAAACTTGGGCGGGCTCCCTGGAGCCATAAATGATTTGATAAAGTTGGCTACAGATTGAAGAGCGGCGGATAGATAGGCTTTGATCCCTTCAATGATCCCTTTACTGTAGGATGCAATCAGACTTTTGCCCCACTCGATCACTTGAGCACCAAGCCGCTTGAATAGGGCGATCACCGTGGCTATGGCTGTGTTGAAGGCTTTTGTAAAAAATTTGGTTGCCCGCTCTGTGTCCCCCTTCAAAAGGGCTTCAACTCCTGCAAAAACATCTCTGGCCACTCTGAAGAAATAAGTCAGGTACTTGGTTACCTCTTCAATTATTGGCCCGATCACCGCAAAAGCGGCTTCGATCTTGCCTGGCAGTTCTTCAAACACCTTCCCCAGTCCACCACCGGTCAAAATATTGACGATGCTTTCAATGTAAGCTTTGATAATCCCGGTCCAGTTCCCCCAGACTTCTAGAGCCGGAGCAAGCGCCGTTTGCATCCCGGTCACGAAAGCATCAAAAGCTTCAGATAAACCGGCCACAATTTTCTGTACAGGAACCAACTTTTGAAACCAAGTCATCATTCCCATGACTGCATTAGATACCTTTTCAGCCGCTGGAATGAGTTTTGGCATAAACTCAGTGGCTAGAGCGTTGGCAATGCCCATCCATTCGCTCAACACCGGCAAAAAGCGAAGGCCGATCTCTGTTCGCACGTCTTTCAAGGTTGTACCCAATGCAGCCATTTGTGCCGTGGTTGTGCCGGTTACGCCTGGCATATGCGCCGTATTGATGGCCAACTTTTCCATAACGATATTGGCCATGCCCAATTGCTTTTGCTGTTTTGATAATGCCTTGGTGTTCACGCCAAACATGTCGGCGGCTCGTTGTGAGGCTTCGGCAAGGGACACCTGGATACTCAAGTTGTCCAGGATCATAGGAGATAGGCGGCCAATACCGATCACCAAGGAGTCAAGCAAATAGTCCAGACTGGCCCCGGTTGACCGAGACACCTTGGATAGGTGCCCCATAGCATCGGGGATCATTGTGGCAAAATCAGTGCTAATCAACTGGGCGGCCTTGTTAAAACTCATCATAGCATCTTTCATGGTCACCATGCCACCCGTGGCCACCCTGAACTTTTGTAGCATTTCTGCACCGGTTAGGCCCACAGAAGCGGACAGTCCTTCAAAGGCTCCTTTTAGCCCGGCCACCACACCGGCTTCTGAGGCCATGCCATAGATCTCTTTGCCCAACCTCTTCAGTCCGCCAAGAAGCACTTCGATCCCCTTTGCGGCAAGGGCTTGCATTCCGCCGGTCAAGGCGGCCATGCCCAAGTCTAGTTTTTGGCTCCCTTGGGCCACGTCTTCCATTGATTGCCTGGTTGCGGCGTTGTCTTTGTTGATAGACTGAATGCCGGATCGGTAGGACTGGAGCCCGGCAAGCGCCACTTTTAGCCCAAGTTTGCGCATTTTATCCGCCATGTGCTAACTCCCTGGCCCGATTTGCTATCTTGGCCGGCTCTGTACCGAGTCTAGCCCCTGGATGATCCTTCAAAGTTTTGGGTGCTTGGCCATCTTTGATAAACCATGCTTGTACGATCTCTCGTGGCTCTTTTTGCGTCCACTCTAGGAAGTGGGGGATGCAAAACCATGCCCGCCCCCGGCCATCCGCCCACCTGGCATCTATCTGGGGGGGATTGTCGCACATCATGCACCTGCTCCGGCTATAGGCGGCCTTGTTGATAATCGCCCCTTCCCGGACCATCTTTGTACCGCACTTTGGGCACGGCACATCTGTGCATGGCGTCCCTGCTTCATGCGGCTTCTTTGCGCCGCACTCTGGGCATACACATTCACCGCCTGGCCCTTCGCCCTGGCTATAAAGCGCCCTCTTTTTTGGCCATCCGTACCATTGCGATCGTTTCATGGCTACCTCATGTGAAAAAAGGGTTGCACATTATCCGCCATGCAACCCTCCGGCTAGTAATCGTTCCTTGATCTGGTAGACTTCAAACCGGGCGGCACAACGGGACTGTTCTGGACCCGGAAGATCGTCAAATTCATCTAGCCGGTAACCTTCAAACCTGGCGATCTCCCATCTCAAGAGTTCCGGACACAAAAGCCAAGTGCTTTTCCCTTCAGGGCCATAACTAAGATGCGTCCTCGGCATCTGGAGATCCGTTACTGGCAGATTCATCCATCGAAGATCGAAAATTGCCCTTGGCTTCAGCCACCTCCGGGGGCGTAATTGTACTCAACCGCATGACTTCATCGCACAAAAGCTTGATGTACTCGGCATTGGTATCTTCTGTTTGTTCAGAAAATATAAACACGTCCATCCTGTTTGGCGTGATATTTTCCATGCCGTACCGATCAAGCCTTTGTTCCCGGATCGTCGCTTGCTCTTTTGTTTCGTCCAGGAGATCCATATAATCCATGGCGATCTCCAGGAAGTCAAAGCCTGTTTTTGCTGTCCAGTCGTCCATCGTTTGTTTATACGCTGGATCCTCTGGATCTTCTTCCATCGTTGTCATGCCGCCCAAGACTTTTACCGGTTTCTTGGGCGGTTTTGGTTCCACGTGGCTACGCTGGAAGGCCCGGAGCAAAAATCCCGGCACTTTTTTGCATAGTACGATCGCGCCGCACGACAACTTGACGATCGATTGAAAATCATCCAAGATCGCTTCAGCTTCTGATACTAACATTGGTTCCCGTTTCTAGGTGGACTTAGGCCACCGCTCGAACGATCGCGCCTTCGGCACCCACATAGGTGACTTCGCCGGTTGCTACCCAAAGGTTTTGATCACACGTGATCACCTGGAAAAGCTCCTGCACATCGGACGGCTCTGCGATTTCTGCCCACTTGCCGGGGGCACCGTGGATGTTGTCCAAAATGATCCCGTTACCATCGCCGTCTTCACCCACCATCACATACCGTTCCGCTTTATGCACGGCAACATCGTTGAGCGCCGTCAAAGCCTTGTCTGTGATCTGGGTATCCTCGGTCCAGGTTGTTCCGGCATCGTCGGTCCAGTAAGCCTCGCCGTCTTCATAGACCACAAGCCAAATGTTTTGATCCCACATTGCGATCGAATTGGCTTGCACCGCCGCTTGAGCCGCCGGCCCTGTAACCAGGCTCCAGGTTTCGCCGCCGTTCTCAGATTTTACGATGGCATTGGATGCACCCACGGCAATGATAAAGCGATCGGATAGCGCCTTGATCCGGAGCAGGTTGCTTGACGTGACCACACCGGGGTTCCCACCGTCCGCCGTGGTTGCTGTTACAGCGCCGTCATCCGAGAACCAGATATACCCGTTGGCACCGGCAATCCATATAGCTGTAGGCGATTGCACTACCACGGCCTGGGGGGCATTGGCGGCATAGTCGGCAAGCGTGACTTCCGCCCACGTGGTTCCGCCGTCTGTGGAATACGCATGTGACCCTTCCGCCGCACTGACCACCACGATCAAGTCATCGATCCCGCTGATTCCAGTAATCGGGTTGGTCCACGTTGGCGTGTTGTTCGTGCCATCAAAGGTAAACCAAGTCCAGGTTTGGCCACCGTCGCTTGATAATCCTACCTGTGGGTTACCACCGATGTCAGCCGTTCCCACAGCCATCTTGCACCCCACGGCCGGCCCGTTGACACTGGGGCACTCTTCATGGGCAAGCCACGTTATACATGTGATGTTTCCGGCCTTGTCAGTATCGATCAATTGGGCATCCAGCTTGCGGATGTTGTAAAACGACAAAGGCGGCGCACTAAAGGGCATCGTGATCAAGACTTCGCCTTGATCGTCCCGAGTGTATACCGTTTCGTCGTCAGTAGCATACTCGGTGTACTTGGACCGGATATACCGATCGATTGCGTTCCAGTTCATTTGATCGGACCTGGAGCCGGTACCCTCTAGCTGAAGCCTAATGTCAATGTTCCATCTGCAATCTGCCCAGAGTTCAGCCTTGATCGCATTGACAATACTCTTCTTCATCACCATGGTGCCCGTGGTGGATCCTGGCCGTGAGACGATCTCCGAGTCTTCCCGGAAGCCCGTGGCCTGGGTTGCATCCATACATTCCGTGTGTTCCACATCGCCAAGGGGTTTTGTTACGCCTTGAAGCCGTGAACAATCGCCCGTGTACTCGTATGGATCGATGGAAGGATGGATCTTTAGGAATGGGGTTTGAAACCCCCTTTGGATAGTTGTTTGATCAACGGTTGTTGACATTTCTTATACCTCCATGAATTTGTCCACAATCTCACTTGCGGATAGGTCACACGATCGGGCTACACCTACGGCCCACACTGGATCTACTTCTGTATTGAAAACAATGTGATGTTTCCACGCGCTTCCCACCACTCGGGGCGGCAAGTCTGGGGTTACATCAAATGCACAAGCCAAGTTGACTTGATCAACGGACAAAATACCATCTTCAGCTATGGCTACCTCAGATAAGGGCAAGATCAAGAAGCGGTTGCTATGAAACAAGATCACATTGGGATTGCCTCTCCGGTAGTTTCTAGGATCGAAAAATACGATCTGTTTATCCTCTGAAGGCAAGTAAACCACCCCCTTTGCTATAATTCTGCTCTTGTTCCTCGAAAAACATCCAGGAGTACCACGCCCCATCCATTAGCCCCCACGGACAATTGATCCGCTCTCGGGTTTGTGAATGGCTCATGTTCCGGTCCCTGCTCCAGAAACGATCTTGGGGTTGGTGACCTGTCGGACATGGTGCTTCTGGCATAATCGTGTGAGCAAGGCGGATGATCGCTTGATCCCACCCTGGCGGCAAGGTCTTCAGCCCTGATTGATAATGCAGAAACGCCACATCTGGGATTCCCTGGAATGCCGTCCGCCGCCGCCACTGTCCACCGCCATAGCAAGCCGGATAGATGGCCACATAACCAAGTTCCCGTTCTGAAGGAAAGATACAAGCTGTTTCCGTGCTCTCCTGGCATGCGGTTGTATTGCAGTTCCGGCGTGTTCTGACCACGGCTTGAACACTTGGATCGTTGTACTCTCGGGCCACTGTGATCGTTTCCACAAAGTTGTTGTTATCGTCAAAGTCCACCGGCAAGTTGTGCCTGGTGCTCAGTTCTGGCTTAACCATCCGGACCTTTGGCCATGTAATGATAATGTTGTTCGGTCCCACTTTGATCTTGGACGGCTCTGGCCCATAGGTATGGGTGCCATCGGCATAAAATACCCGTATTTCGTCCTTGGAGCCCACCCCGCCACTTGGAACGGTCACTTTTGCCCAGTCACCGCCATATGAAACCGTGGCATGGGCGGCGTATACAGAAGTTTTTCTTTGCCCGGCCTGGATAAATGCCTTCCAGTCCAAGCTTGTTGGGTTGTAATAGTACGATCCGCTCCCACTCCAGGGCCACGCACCTGCAAAATCGTGCCATGCATAGTACCCAGAGCGGCCCGATGTTGAGACATAGCCGCGCATATCTGCCACGATCACTTCTTCGCCGTCTTCATCCGCCCAAGTAGGGGTAAGGTGGACCCGGATCTTGTTCTCGATCTGGCGCTCCGCCGCCCGCAGGTATTGATAAATCATCTGGCGATCCCAAAAGTCGTAAAATTGGGTACTTTCCGGCACGTAAGCGCCCCGTTTCACGCCATAGAATAGATATTCGTTGATCCCTGTGGTTTGGATGTATTCAGTTAGTGAGATCGGCACCGGTGCGATACCTGGAGCGATAAAGCCCGGCGCATAAAACGGACTTGGATTCACCATACTGTTTTATACTCCCTTGGCCTACCCTCAAAAAAAGGCATGTCCCGTGGGTGCACTGGTATAAGCGTATTTGGACAAATAGCGTAATCTTGGCCGGTATATCCTCCCGGCACGGTAAACGTGCCCGCACGCCCACCGATGTACAGGATCTGCTTCCACGTTGGATCTGGTTTGAAAATCCGCCGTGGCCTGGTTCTGCTCGGACCCGTCCGAGTTGGGCACCCTCAACCCATTACGTTAATCCCTCACAACAACTATGAAACTTTTTGAAGTTCGGATCGGCGGTTACGTCTTCCATCGTATGGAATTCTACCGGCGTTTTGATCCTCTTGGCTGAAGAGCATTCTGGCCTGTGAACAGTTCCAGATTTTGACATGAGATATTGCGGCCCGATCTCTTCTATGTCCTTGGTCACGATCGCGCCGGCCGGGGCAACGGCCATCATTGCATCTCTTTGCTGTTGTAAAAGCACGTGCAAAGGAAGGGCTTGCGGTTCCGGAATCGGCTCCGAGAATGCAGTAACCACCGGCGTTCTGACCGGTTCGGTTGAAACGCTCGATCCCCATCGCAAAAGCCTAAAGTCCGCAAAAGCGTTGTAAAATCGTGCCTCTGGCTCCGGCAACCACCTTCTTTGTTTGATCATGGGCGATTGATCGTTACCAATGGCCGCCCACATCCGGTTCACGGTCCGGCCCTGAGTTGGGTTATAGGCTACTGAGAAAGAAGCCGTCTTGGCTCCTATGTACTCAACCAACCCCATCCGTGTACTTTGTTCCATTCTGGACCTGCTTTCTAGCGTTATTCACGCAAGTGCTCTTTGAAGGCACCCCGGAAATAGACCGGGTTGCGATCTATCAAACCCTTGAAGTAAGTTGGCTTGTCAGCAAAAACCTTTTCCGCCAACATGCCTTCACCGTTCCGTTTCCGATAGTAGGCCACGCCCGTGAATTTGCGTGGTGTCCAATTGGCCTGTATGAGCCTTGATAAAAAGTCCCACGATTCAAAGCCACCTATCGTTTCATCGTACCCGCCCACAAACTGCCATGCGTGCTTTGGAACCACTGTAGTGGCATTGGTCGGTTGCATTGCACGCATCGAAGCCCTGTTGACTTTAGGCTTGACCACCCTCTGAGCGTCACCAAAAAGCTCGACATTGCTATATAGCCATGTGTGTTTGATGATCGCCTTTTTCGCCCTGGCAATGTAATGATCCGAGATTCGATCGTCAGCATCCAGAGCAATGCAATGCTGCATAGTCGTGGCCCGGATCCCGGCATTTCTGGCGGCGGGCAAGCCTTTGTTTTCCTGCTTGAGCACAAAGATCGGCGCTTTCCTTCGATTGATCAATGGTGCAAGCGCCCCAAGCACATCCCCCGGAGATCCATCGTCTACAATGATAATCTGATCGGCCCTGGCCCGGAGCGCAGAGTTTACCGCTTCAAGCAAGAATTCTTCATGGTTGTAGCAAGGAATGATCACGGCCATACCGGCATAGGTCGGTTGCTTCCACCACGTGGCCGGCGCATACCATACCCGGATCCCGCTCTCATAAAGCGCATCATGAAAGGCTCGCCACGGATAAAGCTCCTGGCTCTTTAATGCCCAGTCTCTCAAGAACGCCTTTACCGGATCGCTGAAGGCCATCCATAGAAGCCCGGCATACATGACCGGCTCTTCTTGATGTTCCCGGAGCGGCACAACTATGTCATACCCTTGAGCCAAGACCCTAAAGCCCAACTTGCAATACTCTGGGGCAAGCCACGCTTCTGGAAACATGAAAAGTGCCTGATCGCCTTCATTGTAGCAGTCCAAGATCACTTCTGGATAGTGAAGCGGCATAACATAGGGCACCTGGCGCGTGGGCGTGGATATTTGATTTGGCGTCTCTATTTTGTTTGTCCCCGATCTATAGATCGTTTGTCTCATTGCCCAACCTTCCGCATGCGCACCATCCAAGAATTCCCGTTGGCTATCGGCTTGATCGAGAGAACGGACCATGGATGATATCCATACATCTGGCCCCGCTTGCCATATTCGCCCCGAGTCGGATCGAAGAAGTCAAAAGTCCGGTTGCTCCATCCCCTATGAATGTGTTGTGGATCATCCGCCACTGTGGGGGAATTGCAATCTGGCACTTTGAAAATAAGCAAGCCGTCCGGCTTCAGGAGCCGCCAACACTCTTCTATACTCGTGTCCAGTCTGAGCCACAAGTGTTCAAACACAGCCAAAGATAGGATCTCTTCAAATTTCCCATCTTCCCAGGGCCATGGAAGCACATTCAGATCGTGAATCACCTGGATCCCTGGCAGTTTGATAATATCGCTGTTAATGTACCCTTGACGTGGCCGGTCCCCGGCCCCAAGTTGTAGCTTCACGTCAAGTATCCCTTCTAGCCCCTATATATTGGCCCTGTTCCGCCATAGCGGGGCGATTGCAAAGGCTGACCTCTTTGTGTACTGGCGTTCACGGCACTGGTTATTTTGTTCTGAAACGTGGTCCGCCCTGCTTTCTTTATTTTGTCCAGTATAGTCGTAAGCTTTCGGATGGCTTTGGCCTGAGTGCCGCCGTATTGTAAAACAAGTGATGTACCGGTGCGGCCTTCTGAGATAGTCCAACCGCTTTTTCTGGAGCCCAATGGCCGGTGAATGAAAAAATCTTGATCTTCATAGCCCGCTACCTTAACCGGCTTGGCCTTGACCTTCTGCCATTCGCTTGTTACCCCGCCCCCGATCGTTCTCCGGCTTACTGGGCGGTTTATATAATAGTCATCCGTGACCGGTTTGGCATCCAAGATCTTTTTTGCTTCCGGTCCGGACGGCTTTACTACCTCAACCGGCTTTGGCTTTGCTTGTTTCTTTAGGCCCGGCACTCGTTCACCCCTGGCCCGTGTTATGGCATCCACCCGGTGCACTTTCCACTCTTCTTCTTCTTTACGTTTTGGATCTACCAACAGATCGGCAATTTCTTGGAAGTTGGCCCTTGCTTGTTTCAAACTGCCATGACTAACAGTATAGGCAAGGGCTTCCGACATAGCCGGATAGTCATCCATCGGCTCATACATGCTATGCCGGTCTAATTCTTTGAGTGCTTTGTAGCTCTTCAGGGCATCCTTTCTTTGTTCTTTGGTAGACAGCTTGCCACCCTTCACGGCGGCTTGATAAAGTCGCTTGGAACTATCTTCAGCATCTGCCAAGTAAGCATCTTCTATGGTTTGCATCTGGCGCTCTTCCCAATCCTTGCCAGTAGCCAAAGACATGGCCGCACCTTTGCCCCGTTTAGGAGCAGATCCGCCACGAGTGCCCTTTACTCCGGCGTGTCCCCAGTTCCCGGAGCCCGGCCCACCTTTTTCCGCTACGGCCAACTGGGCAACCGGATCTTGATTGATAATCCATGCTTGTAACCAAGTCATTGAGCACCTGCCATTCTGGCCTTGCCGTGTATATGCCATACTTCGATCGCATGCTCTCGTTTGGAAGCATTGGCCGCCCATCCGAGTGGCCAAAGTTTGACCGGCGTAAGTGCCAAGGCCCGCACCAAAGCCCCTTGATCCCTGAAGCTGAAACGGCCCCACTCTGCATGCCATATCTCGAAAAAACGTTGCACTGTTGGGCATATACGCCAAGAAAACAAACCGCCCGCAAACTGGACTAGTTCCCCGGTCCCAAAAGCGTTCTTGATGTGTTGCTTTTCTTCATTGTTCTTGAGTCGGCACCGATCCACTACATCCGCCAACTCATCCCGGACCATAACCAGTTCCCAACCGTCAAGCAATGGTTGCAAGAAACGATCTAGCGGTTTCAATACAAGTGTGTCAACATCCATGTATAGCGCATATGTCCAACCATCGGGTACATACCGCCAAATCTGAGTCTTGATGCTTCTGGCTCCGATATCGGTGCTTGGCTCCTGTAGGCACGTGCAATTCGGGAAAACGATTGATTGATCCCCGATCACCACTATAGGCATATCCGGGTGATGCACTCGGAGCGATTCCGCACAATCATAGAAACATTGGATCGCTTTCTGACCATAAGCCACAAACATGGCCCCTGTGTTAGCATACCCGTTCGATGGCTTGTTGACAGGCTTGCGCAAAGTTTTCCACCGTTCTATTGGCCACGCTCTGATATCGCTTTATCCTTCCCAACTGGAAGGTCCGGAGCCGGGCAAGCATTGATTGAAAATTGCCCCGCTTGTATGTGGCCACCTGGAATTCATCCACCATTCCCACGTGTGCCGGAGCCACAACCGGCACGCCACATCTAAGCGCCTCTAGCATCGTTACCGGCCCGCCTTCCACTTCAGACGTAACCAGGAACACATCAAGCGATTGATAAAATTTGGGCATATCCGCCCACTTGTAAAACTTTGTGGGGCACGGCCATCCTTCTCCGGCCCCGATCACGTCAAATTCTTTGGTGTTGACCAATTGCCGCACCAGGTCTTCACCCTTGCGAGATAAATCATACACCTTCCCGGCCACACCCACCCGCAATTTGCAGGGCGCAAACTGCTCTTCTATGGGTACCGGCACGTGCACCGTTGGCCCATGGGGAGCCAAGATCTCCCTGTATTTGGCAGTCATGCAGATCCGCAGGTCCACCACTTGAGCCGCGTTATGCCATCGGTTTATTTTTGACTGGGTACGGCCTCTTTCCGCTTCTTCAAGGTGCGTGAAAAAAGCGGCGTTCTTGGTCTGTGGGAGCGGATCCCCGACCATGATCGACAAGTAAGGCCAAAAGAGGTTCAAGGCCACGTCCGTTTTTGGACGTTCTCCGATTGACCAACCAAGCCGCCCGGTCAAGATATCGGCATACCTGCCTAAGATCCACGGATCTCGCTTGCCCACAAGGTGTACAGTGGGGGAAGCCCCGGAAGGGCTTCCCCTATCACTCCGGCTCATTCAAGCCGCCCTTCTAGCTATACACGCAGTCCCCGGCGTCATACGTGGCATCGTAAGCGCCACCATCGGGGTAATACGGGCTACCATCTGGCGGATAGCTCGACAACGGCGGGTTAAGCGGCGTCACGCAAACGTTGGATACCCGGCCACAAAGGAAGGGCATAGCCACAACCAAGCGTGGTTTCACGGCAAGCCTCACGTCAAAGCAAGTGTTGGTTCGCTCTTGCCATACGTAAAAGCGGCCCTCATCGGTTGGCTGACCACCGTAAAGTTCTTCATTGAAGCCGGTGATCGAGTCACCCACGCCCGCCCGGAAGTCCTGGAATTCACCGTAAACGTTGGGCAGCCCCGAGATCTGAAGCGTCAAGATGTAGATATCCGAGATCCGGTTATTGACCCCTGCTCCATTGGTAAAGGGCATGTAATCGTCGGTCACAACCGGGATGTACATACCGTGCACCAAGAGCACTTCACGGCGGCGTAGGTCATCGGCAAACTGGCGTGCCCAGTCGGAAGACACAAACTGCACTTGGTTGGTTGCCGTTCCAGCCACTGGGAGCGTGGTGGAGCACGGCCCGATCTGGCAAGCCCAATACTCATACAAGGCTTCTGCCATCTCGGTGCGCATCACAAGCACCATATCTTCCGCTTTGGGACGGCCTAGACCGGCCTGGCGTGCCCTCTGGATGATCCGTTGCACAACGGCTTCCAGGTAGGCATAGATGTTCTTGCCGCTCGTTTCGTCGCTGATGCAGTCGCTTTCAAAGTCCTCGATCTTCGAGTCAACGGCGGGGCACGGGATCCGGCTCTGAACATCGGTATAACCGGTGTTGATCAGGATCTGGAACCCATCGAACATGTTCCGGTTTGTGGACCGGTTGCCAGTATAGATCCAGCGTCCAAGCACCTGGCGGACCTGGATGGCGGCGGCCACGGCTCCCCACTCTGCATCATTCTGGATCTGGGTGCCAGTGGGAGCGATCGTTTGCCCGCCCACGGTCAAACTACCAAAGGTGCGAAAGATCGGGTATTTCTCGCACCATCGGGTGCCAAGATCCAGCCGGTCATACTCGGGGGATCGGCCACGGATGCGGCCAATGCACCATTCGAGTTCACACCCCCGCCAATCGCTGACCGGGGGATCGCCACACTGATCGGTTGGTTGAGCGTAGCCGCCCAAGTGTCCGATCGCCGTGATCACGGGTTGGCGGCGCACATCCGCCGTGGTGGGCTTCCAGGGAATAACGGCACAAATGCCATCATCGTTCACCGATGCGTTGATCAAGTTGTCATCCGCACAAACGGTAAACAACCCACCATTGCCGTACAAAAGAGTGTTGGTGAGTGCTTTCCGGCGCACAGCCACACCGCCCATGTCATTGCCCAAGAGGTTCAGTAGGGTTTCTGACTGGCCCGATTCAGCCAACCGGACAAGCATTGATAATGTGTTTTGATCCATCTTGTTACCTCCAAAATGTGTTTCTGGGTTTCATTCCGTGCAATCGTGCACTAGAATGGGTTGGCTACTCGCCCGCGCCAATAAAATGCGCAAGTGGGTGCTGTGGTTCATCGTCGCCAAAGTCAAGCCGTTTCTGAAGCTCTTCGATCAAGTCCGCCGTGTCGCCAACGTCTTCAGCATCGTCGGATGGCCGGGTGGACTGAGCAAAAGCCATGTCAGGCAACCGCTTGACCAAAGCTGCGATCACTTCCGCCGCCTGGTCCCCGGCTTCCAAGTTCTTGACCCGTTCGGTCAGTTCCACGACCTGGCCCGGCGTGCTTGATAATCCGGCAAGGGCTTCCGTGATCGGGACAAGCCTGGCGTCCACGATCTCCGCTACAGCGGTAAGCAGAGTCTCGACCCCTTCACCGCTCTTTGTTTTGGCGGCCACTGCCTCTTCTTCTTCCTCTTCCTCTTCCGGGGGCGGTTCCTGCTTCTCTTCGATGGCCGGGTATTCGCTCATGCGTTTCTTCATCGTCGCACAAGCCTTTTTCAGAGCTTCATTGTCGGGCATCTCTTCAGCCATCTTTTCCAGCATGCCAAACAATTCTTTGTCCCCGGCTTTGACTTTCTTCAGAAAAGCCGGGAAACCGCTCTTGTCGTCGTCGTCCTTGCCTTTTCCGGCCTTCCCCACTAAGGCAAGATCACCGTCCATGGACTTCGATCCGGTGAACAACTCCTTGAGCATTGCCATGGCCTGTTCTTCCTCTTCCGGATTCTCAGGGCCAAGCAGTTTCAAGACCCGTTGCATTAGATCACTCATTTTGTTACCTCCCACTATGATGTGTGTTTCTGGGTGAGCCGGTTTAAGCACCAAACTCGTGTCAAACTTCAAAAGCTTTGTATATACGCCAAGTTTCCGTTGCTTTGCTGGCGTTAAGAAGCCCACGCTCAACCTAATCGCGCCGTCTTTGGCCTTTTGCAATGCCTTATAGGCTAGTTTTGCTAATGGGTTCTTATAAAACTTCCCGATCTCGATCCACAGCTTTCCAATTCGCATTTCGCGCACCGATCGCCCTATGCGTGTCCATGGCACCGCATGTTCGATGTAGAGCCCGGAATGATAATTGTGCCGCTTTGCAACGTCGATCGCAAAGTCCATTCCCTTGATTGTAACCAGTTCGCCAACCCGGTCCGTGGTTGCCTTTGAAACGATGGCCACATACCACCGATCTCCCATTGCCTTCCAAACAAAGATCGATGAATCGGGTTGGTTTGAAAAAACAAGTTGATTTTGAGTCATCATGGCCGCCAAAAGTAACCGATCGCCCGGATATCACCAAAGATCACAACATCACCGTTTAGTGTATCAGGCGGATCATTGGGTGCTGTTGCATCACGATAAAGAGCGATGGCCACGGCTTCCCCAGGCACCAAATCCGAGATATCCAGGTCAAGGTAAGACTGGCGGAAAACGTATCTGGTTCCAGCCCCGACAGTCTCAACCGTGGTATAAGTTGTGGTGCCGGCCGTGCCATCTATCAGATCACCTACCTCAAGCTGTATATCTTCTACAGTAAATTCCACATCCCCGGCATTGGCCGTGTCTGCATACCAGTTCCAGGCAAAGCGGAGTGGCAAACTTGTGTCGATACCTGTCGGAATGGTCACGTAAACACCAAATCCGTCCTTTTTGCCATCTACAAACTTGTTATTGATATAAACAAACGTGACCCCGGTTCCATAAGCAACATTCTGATTGCCTGGAGAAAAGCCGCTTAGTTCCCGATAGTCTAGTCTCAAATCTTGCGGATAGCGGGCATGGCCAAAATACTCCGTGACGCCATCAGCGTTAACCTCAAAGCGATCGGTGTGTAGCTTGAATTGCTCAAAGATCGGTGCCGTGGTAATCCCGCCTACAACCCGGAAACGCATCCAAAAGTAATTTGTGCCAATGGCCGGCGTCACTGGATCGTTTTTGGTCCAAGACGATACAAAGGCCAACGGATAGCGGATTTGTTCGGAGCCTGTCCGCTCAAAGATATTCTTTCCATACTGAGTATAGGGGGCATTTGATAGCGTGGACATGTGATCAATGGGCACCCAGGCCGCCCCGTTCCAGTATTCGACCACGATCGACCCACCACCCAAAACGGCGGCGGTTGTAATGCTGGCCTTGATTCCATCGTGGTGCAAATAGTCCGAAGCATCCGCCAAGCTGGAAGCAACATAGATCGCGTTATTTGCCGCCACTGCCGGAAATGTGAATGTGGACCCGGAAGCAGATCGGGCGGCGACACTAACATCAGCCCACACCGGCCCGGCTGGATTATAAGTGTAGACAAGCATACCACGTGTGTAACTATCGCCCTGGCCCATAACCGATTCTGCGCCAAGTTCCGGTATGCCAACGTGAAGTTCCCCAACGACATTCAGCCCTTCGTCGTCCTCTTTCAAGTCCACAAAGCTGGCTGTAAACTGCGCTCCCGTAACAAAGTTCATCTGATCAAGCGCAGACTGTCCAAACCCCGATACTGTACCCGTTGCACTCAAAATGTTGAGATCGTAGCGAGTCGTTGACTCAACCGTGATCCCTTGGCCTACAAAGTTTGTGTTGGCTCCGCTGTTTTCAATTCGGATCGCATCATTCCCGGCCAAAAAGACAGACGTGGCGACAAATCGCGTATCGCTTCCACCGGCCAAAGAAGCCGCATCGTTCATTCCCACAAACGAACACCCGGTAAAAACAGAGCGTGCCCCGTTGTCAGCTACCACAACATAGTCAACGGTGGTTTCAAATGTCAGAAAGTGAAGCACGGTGGTGATCGCATTTGCGCCGTCCACATTGAAAACGCAACCGATCAAAGAGCCTACGCCAATACGCCCACCGGCAACGGTGATGTTTCCGGCGTTGTTCCGAACGCACGGATCGGTCTTGGTAACGCCCAAGGTCAAAAAGAATATATTGCCCAAGGTCAGCGTGGCGGACACGTGAGACGTTCTGAATCCCTGCTCACACTCATAGACAACACAGTCCTCAAAAATCACGGCATCGGCGGCGTTTACGTCAATGATCCAACCAGTTCCAGCTACATCGGCAATAGAAAAGCCCGTGACGATAAAAAAGTTAGCACTCGTGAACAGATCCTGGTTGGCATTGGCTGCTTCTATCCGGGTTGTGTTCTGCTCCCCGAGTGCCATGATCGTGACCTGATCGGGCACGGTCAAAGGGTTGTTTTCAGAATAGATACCCGGCGCAACCATGATCACATCACGAGCCGCCGCTACAGCAAGAGCCGCTTCAATAGTTGTATAGTCCGCCGGCCCGCTTTTGGCAACCGTGATCACGTTCTCGTAACGCAACAAGTCTTCAACCGTGATCTTTTTGGTTGCGCCCCCGTTGACGATCGGGAGCACGTCACCTTTAACGGCGGTAGCCAACGGTGTCAAATTTGATATCTTTGTGTCGGGCATCGTTTTACTCCAATAAAATCTTGTCCCCGCTTTCGAGTAGTAGGAAATCGCCTGATTCCATTAAAAGCAGTCAAACACAGGCAGCACAATTGCCGTCAAATGACCACGCATCCAGCCGGTTGTACTCGTTACCTGTTCCACGAGCGAACACCTGAAAGTTGTCTAACTGGTTGTCTTCGTGCGTGCTGAACATGCCGTGTAACGTGTTATTGATAATCCCGGCATCAGCAATGGTCTGTGTCGTTCCTACGAGCGAGTTGTTATAGTACACTGAATAGGATGTGCCATCCTTAACGGCTACAAGCGTTGCGCCGGGTACATAAGCAACACTTGTGTTTGCAACATTCGTCCTCACCCCGGCTACCCACTTGTGAATTCGCACAAATCCGAGTGACAACGGTGCTGTATCCATAAGGACTAACACATAGTTTTGCGGGTTGTCCGGATCGTCAAGGTTGAGCATAAGGCCGGCCTGGGCATATTCAGTTCCTGAAACTGGCATTGCGTCAATCTCGACACTGGCAAGTACATCTGCCGTTGCTACTTGCACGGCTGAGAATAGCTCTTTTGTGGTCAGCCGTTTCACGCTGACACTATCAAGCGTGATATCACAGGCCGCCGCCGCCTGGACGATGAGCGACATTCCTACACCGCTGTTGTATTGGCTACTCTCCCACGTTCCAACCGCATTGGGTTTTCCGCTTTGAAAAATCCATTCCCCATCAGTGTTGTAGATTTTAAGCCCGCCAACGGCATGTGCAGAAACGACCGCTTGAATGCGAAACCACCCTTCGCCCATGCAAGACTGCCGGAGATTGACACCTGCTGATCCGTCCGACACAACTTGTGCGTTGTTGGCCGGATTTTCGGTGACATAGTTGTTCACATCCTCAAGTAAAACGGACCAATTATCCGGATCATCCCCGGTCCAGGCTGTAAAGTTACCGTTGGTCAATTCTTCCGATCCCAACGTTGGCGTGTTGACGGCTTCATTTGCACTCACGGCCCATGTCGCCCCACCCAACTGCCACACCCTGATCGTTGACGGTTGTCCATCTGGCCCTGTATCTTCCGTTGATCCTAGCGGCCCGTTGGCACGAGTGAAAGAGTCATGGGCAAGCGGGTTTGGGAGCCATAGGGCGTCTGGGACACGGATAAAATCACTATCCAGTGTGCCTGTTCGTCCACAAGCCCCTAGATACAAATTTGCTGTATTATTTGCGGCACTGAACCACAATAGTGTCCAATGTGTGAATGCTTGTCCTTTGATGAAACAGTACAGCCCTGATGTGCGCAACACAATGCCCAGTTTATACTTTGCACCAAGAACTATGGTTCCAACCTGGCGTGCCACTCCACCATCCCAAGCAAAAAGAGGCGTTCCGTTAAACGACAAGGCGGCTAGATCTGGCTCTGCCCCGACGCCACTATCAAATCCAAAATAGATCCGTGAATTCGTTTCAATATCACAAAGAGCTACTAGACCGGCCTGTCTAGTAAACACAACATTGTAGTAGCATCGTGGATCTCCTGTTGCAACGGACCCATCTGTGGTCAAAAAATCTCCATTCACAGACATGTGATTGCCCGTGTCAACCACCGTTCTCGTTCCAGGTCCAGGCGTGGCCGGGGTGCCATCGACAGCGCCGGCCGCTCTCGTGTCGCAAAAGTCATCCCGCAACAACCACCGCACTCTACCTATGAGGCCATGAAGACCTTGCATCCCTGTCAGTGATAAGCTCATCTAATTAGCCCGTCCTGTACGCAATGCACAAGAAATGCAAAAAACACCGCCGCTGACCAACACAGCCGGGATATGGAACGGTCTGCCTGAATTCGTGCAAAGGTTCTCCCACGTGAGGGGCTTCCCTTCGAGTAAGAGAACCAACACATGATCCAGGTCAAGCAATACGCCAATAGTCCCGCAACGCCCGAAAATAGAAAGTGCTTGAATGAGTCTTGCAAGCCACCAATAGCGAATAACCATTCTTCCACCCTACTCTGTCCAGGCATGGGTATTGACAATCCCGCTGATCCCAACTCCTGCCGCCGATAGGGTGATCGTCACGGCCTGGCCCGCTGGAAGACGCAAGGGGCGGGGCAAAAAAGGATAGAAGCCCGGCCCACTGGTTGTTATGTCGATCTTGAAAAAGTCGGCTCCCCCGGATGCAATTGTTAAAGAACCATTGGCCGGTTCACCATCATAGGACCAACCAATCACACCGATCACGTTACGTACTCCGGCACCTGGAGCGGCCAATGTCACAACCGCCGCTGTGTTGGCCGCCGGCTCATCCACAAAGTTGGCATTGGCATCCGCACCAATGATATCTTCCAGATTCACCCCGATCGCGGATCCGCTTCCGCCCCCGATCGCACCAGATAATTGCTCGATTGCTACAAGCACTCTTGCTAACCATGGCTTACTAGGACTTGGCATACTCTATCACTCCTGCAAGGGCTTTTGCTCTTGGCCCGAGTCTTTTTTTTAGCTCCATCGTCGTGGATACCAACGGAAACCGTTCCCGATCATCGTCGGATGCTAACCAAATGCAATCAAAAGTGACCCCGATATATGGCACCACAAGGGCCGGGTTGTGTGTGTTGGCTGGAATGTAGGCCATGGTGCAATGTGGAATAAAGCCGTGCAATTCTGAAACCGCAATGCCGTATTGGCCAAGCTTTTCTACTAGCCTTTGGCGGAAGCCTGGCAACACTGGAGCATCAAAAGACGTGTAAAATGGGTTTGTACCCTTTTCATCGTGGGCAAAACGCCCGATACCACCGATCTGTCCGGATATTGGGTGCTCGTTTTGTGCAAACCCCCGGACTACTTCACGCAAAAGCTCTTTATCCTTGACTTCCGGCATATAGGCCAAGGTGATATGATAATCCTGAAGCGGCGTCACTTCAGAGCCTGGCGGAAAGTGCTCCTTGAATGAGTCCAGTTGTTCACTCGCGTACTGGGGCAAAAAGAATGCCACCATGGCCCTGCCGTGTTGCATTATGCACCTGCTCCCAAAACGCAAAAACGGGCATGCGCCCGTAAAGCGCATGCCCGCGTCATCGGCTATACCGATCCGGTTGGGTGGTCAGATAGTGCCGTTTCCGGATGTGCGGCGTTTCCCGCACTCGTAGGTAACGATCTGGCCTGTCTTCGTGACTATAGAAAGAGCCGATGGCTCCCATTTAACTACCATTATACCATGGATATCGCTCCGCCGCAATACCCTAAGTTTCTGTATAAGCTGCATCTCTTCCGGGCCAAGCCGGACGGTTTTTCTAGTGTCCGCCATTATGCACCGCCCCAATGCTTCATTTCGTCTTCCAGGATCTGGCTTACTTTTTTCTCGTTCCTATCTGCTACATCGTTGGGCACCGGCCAATCCTTATGCATGGGCACCTGGCGGCGCTTTGCCGCTCTGTTGTCCTGCTGGACCCACTCATTATATGGCGCTTCTGTAATATCCGAAAAGATGGTAACGGTCAGATCCTTGCCATCCTTCTCGGGATCTGAGATAGACCAAGATCGTGGCAAGTTTCCAGTCCTGAGATAAGGCACCTTGATGGCCCCGCTCCGGATCCCGGCAAGCACAAACTTTCGTTGGCGGTTCGTGTAAAATCCGCCTGGCAATGGCCCGGCAAGGTGTTTTTCCCCTGGCTTTTTGGTGGGCGGCGTAGCCAAAGGGGTGCGGACCACGTTGGCCGCTCTCTGGAGCGCCTTCCCGATCGCCACGTCGAATTCATCAAGATCAATCTCGTATTCTTGCCCTTCATCGATCACGTCCCAAGCCATTGATAATCCCCTATCGGGTTACGTGCCAACCCATAAACCATGCGCTCTTCTTGACCGGAGCGGCCTTTGGTTTTGTGGCCTCTTCCAGCATAGCCTTGTAATCGTGCTCTTTGAGCCACTTCCGTGCCTGTTTGGGTGTATACTTGGAGCGATCAAAGCGGATTGCTTGCAGTTCACCACCGCCGTCCTGCTTTGAACCCGTAAAGCCAAAGATGGCATGGATCCCTGGACCAAATTTGTTATTGACCCGGCGCACTCGCTTATACTTGTCCGGGTTGTTGAGCCTTGCGGCGTGCTCGTTTGGGTATGGCATTTGATAATCCCTCTTGTTGGGCCTGGAAAAATGCCGTCCAGTGCTCCCGGTTGAAGTTCGTTTTGCCGTGGCATGACTTGGCCAAAAGCACCAAGTTGCCCAAGCTGTTGTTTTCCTTGTCATAGTCCACATGGTGCACATCGGCACCGGGTTGGCCACATCCACACCGGCAAATACCCCGATCCCGTGCCCACACCGGGCGCTTCAGCCGATCGTTAAACTCGGGGGGATACGGCTCAAAAGACAAGCCGCCCTTCCATGCCGGGCTATTGGCTCCCACTTGATAGAGCGCCTGGCATTGCCGGTTGCAAAACTGACCCCATCCCTTTTCTCTGTACCCCTTGGTTACCTGGATCGGCTTCCCGCACTGCAAACAAGCCCGCTCTTCACTGTTGTAACCTGGATGATCCTGGCCCGCTTGCAGTTCACCAAGCCATAGAGCACGACAACCCCGAGAACAAAAGCGCCGTTCTGTTTGGGCGGCATTGATTGAAAATGTCTTGCCGCACTGTTCACAAGTTACCTGGACCTGGCGCTTCATTTCTGGTCTATCCCGGCCTACTCTCCAAAGATCGGCACATGTTTTTGTGCAAAAACGCGCCGTGCCTTTCCGTGATTCTGGCACCTGAAACGGTGCGTGGCACTGCTCACATTCCAAAGTGACCGGCTCCGAATTCCACCAATGCTTGCCTTTTACATCCGGCACTATGCCCTTCTTGGATTCTCCATAGCACTCTTTGGAACAAAACTTGGCATCTCTTCTACTTGGTGGCACCTGGAATTCTACGCCACATTGTTGACACTTTACAAACACTGGATTTTTAGTCTTGCGGTTTACTTTGGCGGCGCATGACTTGGAGCAAAACCGCTTCTTGGCTCTACTTGGGAGCACTTCAAATGGTTCACCGCAAACTTTACAGACTTTTTGTATTCTAGTTGCTTTTCTAGGCATTGACAATCTTTCTATGATGCTTAGCGGTATTGAGTGAAACAATAGCACATAGGATGGTATCTTGGGCGCTTATGACCCGGCACGATCTCTTCATCGATCGGCACCCACCCCGCCGCTTGCGCATCGTCACATATGTGGGTTGGGCATACCCGGCCAATGTCAGCCCGGATAGACCTCTTTTCCGTGAGCCCTGCACCCGTGGCCGTTCGTAACTGAGCCCCGGCCCATAGATCGGTGTTCTCGGACACGGCAATCATACGTGCCCGGCCCGCTCCAAAGTAGGGGGCAAGCCGCCCTTCCACATCTGTCCAAGCGATCTTTTCCGTGGCCAAGTCCTTGCGCACTTGATCAAGCAGTTCCCGGCGTGATCGCACTATGCTTTCATTGCCTGTCAAGCTGACCATGCCAAACATCTCTTCTTGTGCTACCTGCCTGGCCACTTGATTGACCCGATCAAAGCTTACATCTAGACCGGGTTGAGATAGTACACTCATGCCGCCTTCGAGTGCCGATTGATAAAAGGCGGGCATAAGAGCATCTGAGATTTGATCGCCCCATCCGCTCCAGTAGTTTGGATCTGCCAAAATATCCGGGTTGCCTTCCAACTCGCTTATTATATCCCTTTGCCATAGATCAAGCACTCTCCTAAGTCGCTCGTTCAGGTCTTCCCACCGCTTGACGATCGGGATTAGTTGAGTGGCCAACTCTGGGGATGCTTCATCTAGCAAGGCATCGATCCCCGGATCATTCCGGTTGACCGGCTCCAGGTCAAGATCGGCGGCTGTCAGCATCGTGGCATCAAGTTGCCAATATGGCCGGTCAATCTCGATAGCCCCTGAAGGAAAGTGCATCCGGCCAATGGTCCCCCCTGTGTTGCTTTTGATAATGTCAGTCACCGTGCTTATAGTTGGGGCGGCCATATAGTTGGGTATAACCTGCTCCATGGCCAATAACTCAAGAGCTTGTTCTTTTGTAAGCAGTCCTTCTTCTTGTCCTTGAGGCGGTACCCAAAGCTCCTTGATGTTTTTAATTCGCATTTGCCGGATCCGCTCATGCGTCACGTCCTGTTCGTCGTCCGGCGTGTCAAAGCGGAAAGCGATATCTTGAGGCGTGTTCCTGGCGATCCATCGCTCGAATTCCACGATAAATTCAGCCGATCCCTTGCCCAAGCTCTTTTTGTGCTGGAGCCAAGAAGCGGCCTTTGTTGCCCCGTGGAATTCCACTTGCCATATCTCGGATACATCGATCCCGGCATCCAGTGCCACGACTTTAGAAAAAACCTCGTTTGCTTCCCGATCACTAAAGTTTTCCCACACCTGGCGAAAGCTTGTAAAAGCTACCTTGCATTCCTGACCATAGGTATTGGATACCAACCAAAGCACGCCCGGCCATGTCAACTGGTTTTTTTGTTTGCGCTGAAGGGTGTATTCCTGCATGGCCTTCTCGACCTGTGGCCTGGTTAGTCCTGAGATCGTGGCGATCCCCTCTGGGGGCAAGTTTGACACCCGCTCTTCTTGAAACTTTAGCATGGCATCGGCTAGAGCGGCATAGCGCAAGATTCTAGACATAAAACAGAACCCCATGCGCCGTCTGAATTGGTCCGTGGTCGGAAGTGAGGCCACGCGCAAAAATTGCCCTTTCTTGAGTCCCTTCCAATGATCTTGATCTTTGAAAATAAGCGGCCAAGACTTCATCTTGGTGCTCTTTCCGGCCACTTCAGTTTTTGCGGGCAACGTGACCGGTCCCGGTATGGCGTGCCTGGCGTCCATATTCCACAAAGAAACGAGCGGACCACGGGGATAAAAGCTCCGGGTTGTTTCCAGAATCCCGCCTTCATCCGTGGTCAGATAGTCGGCAAAAAACAGTTTGATAAACTGAGTCCATCCCTCTTCATCTGCCCACGCAAGCATATCGTACCAACGTCTTAATTTCTTGATCGGCCCCACAATGGCCCACCCCAGTGAAGCGATCCGTGAAACCATCGTAAAGATCACACCTGATAGACGGCTATCATTACGCCAAACCGATTCCAAATAGTCAGCCCGGCGCAATGGGCACGACCATGGCGGGCACCCTTGATCTTGACCGGCCAAGAGGTTCACAAAATTGGTCAAGCCCGAACTCCAACCGCCGGCCAACTTTGCCGGATCGGTTACTCGAAGCTGGATCGATGATTTTGGCGCACTGGCCTTTTGGGCAAGGGCCAATGATTCTTTTTTGGCCATCGTGGCCAATTGATCGTTTGATCTGGGCTCCATAGTTTTACCTTTATCCATTTTTCATGGTATAATTCCCTTATAGAAGGGAGCACACATGAAACTGCAAGAATACGTGTCAAAGATGCGTGAAGCACTGAAAGCGCCGGGGGCACATTCTTTTTATTTCCCCAGTGTAGCAGTCACACGCAAAGAGCGCAACATGCGCCTTGCCCGAGAGATCGGCCCGGCATTGGCCGCCTATTCAGCCGATCAAATCGAATCTGTGATCCAAACCCTATATGGTCTATTCGTCGTGTCCAACTCGCTCGATCTGACCGGCGTCCAGGTCAACGCCAAGGAATGGGTGGAAGAAATACGCCAATCGATCAAGCACTACTCTTCCGCCTGGAACATAAAACCATCATCGCCCGGATAGGGCTTTGTGTGATCGTTTTTGCCGTTTAGGATCTCTTCGGGTATCCCGTTCGGAAATGCGTAACACACAAAAACCGGATCGTCCAATGGCCCTTTTGGATCTCGGAGCCACCGGCAACCACGTTCCTGGCATGGAATAATCCGCACCGTGGTCATTGTACCCTCGCCAATAGGTCATTGATAAAACCAACCTTGTCCGGACCTGCAAAACTCTGGGCTTTCTGGTCCCCAAAGATCACGCTTGTGAATGTTTCCGCAAAGTCCTCTTGGAAGTTAGTCCAGGCATAGGCGCTTACGTGACGACCCCGGCCAAACACTTTGGCCATATCCTTGACACTGGCCATTTTGGCCGTCGCATGGCCTATCTCGTGAGCCCATACGTTGGGAAAGTTGGGAAAGTCGTCTTCTCCAGCCCACACCACGATCTTGTCAAATTCATAAGAAGCTGAAGCCGTTGGCTTGTGGGGCGGCCTTTCCCGGTAGTCTACCCGGCCCCCTTGGGAAGTAAAGATCTTTTGCAGAATGGGCTTTTCCTGAAGCAAGTTGGATAATTGCGATAACTCCCGATGCAACCGCTCTTCTTTTACGTCACCCTGTATATTGACCTTGATCCCCTGGCTCTTCAGCTTGTCGATCGCATCGGCTGAAGTGGTCCCTACCGGCGTTTTGACCTTTTCCCATATATCATCTGGCGTTTCCTGAGAAAAGGCCACAAACTTTTTGCCACTCGTGCCGATCCATTGATAGGTTGCCTTGTCCTGGATCTGCATCTTGAGCCGTTCCATGGCCTTGTCTGTTTCGCCTATCTCGGCAAAAAACGGATCCCGGAGCGCATCCACATCCAAGCCCAACTTTTCGCCATAATAGTCGAACTTTTCACGGTCCATACCCATCGTGTCTAGATACATCTCGATCCCGGCATCCGTGGCATCCGGCCTCTGGGCCTTGATCCCATCGATCACGGCTTTGGCGGCGGGGCTTGATAATCCGGCCTTCTTTTTGCGCATGTACCGGTAAAGGGCAAAGGCGGCCCCGCCTGTCTTGGCCAACGATCCACCCCGTTGCCCCTTCCGCCCCTTATGGCCCCAGTTACCAGAGCCTGGCCCGCCCCTCTGGGTGACCACCCAACCATTAAACCAAGCCCTGTGCTTGGAACACGATTCAGGATCAAGTGCCGCTCTTTGGTTCATACCCCGGCCCCTGAAAACTCATCAAGCAATCGGTTATACTCTTCTCGAATGGCTGTAGCCAGCCTGGCATATCGCCTAAGATCCCGCTCTATATTGGCCGTTTTGCCCTTGCCGCTTGATAATCTGGCCTGTAACCTATTCACGGCCCCCTGAACCAATCGGATCTTGTGGGCAAATTCCTTTCCAAGTTGGGTTGTCGTCTGAGCGTAAAATGATGCGCCCTTGGGCAATTTCTTGGGCGGCGGACTGGGCTTATGGGCCTTTGGCGCTTCAAAACCCTGGCGGATCGCTTGATCCTTGCTTATCTCTTCATGGGGCACTTTCTTGGAAAATGCCACGAGATCCCCATTGCGGATCTGGACCAAGTAAGCGTCTTTTGTGCCCAGATAGTCTATCTCCTTGACGACCTTTCCCCCAGACACGCCCGCTTTGGCCCGGATATACTTGCCCGGCGCGATCGGCGGCCCCTGGTCCGGCTTTTTGTCCTTTCGCTCTTCACGCCTGGCAGCCACTTCATCCTTGATCTCCGCTGGCGTAGCGTCTGAGGCGATTCCTAGCGTTTTATGGCCCCCGCCCGGCAAAGATCCGCCCCTTTTCCCTCTACGACCCTTGTGGAGCCAATTCCCGGACGTGTCGGAGCCCTTTTGTCCATGGGCCAAAGGACCATGGGCCTTTGTGACCACCCAACCATTAAACCAAGCCTGTATGCTATTCATTTGGCCATAAACTCCTTCATCTTCTTGTCATGTCTTTCTTGCGCCGCTTGCATGACCTGCCTTATGGCCCCGATCCGGCTTTTTACTTCAGGTCTGCCGATCCAGCCCCCTTTCAGCCATACCACAACTTGATCCACCCGGCGCTTCCACTGCCGGATCTTGTGGCCCCATTCCCTGTTGAGCCCCCGCAGATCCTTGGCCGTGAACTTGGATTCTTTTTGAGTGATTTCGGGTGGTAACTGGCCCTTGGGTTCTCCGGCCGGCGCTTCGCCCGGCTTCGCCCTTTCTGCTTTGCGCATCTTTTCTTCAAGCTCTCGCTTGCGCACCTGATTTTTCCGGTATTCGTGCACCAAATCACTGGCCATGGCCGGCGGGGTATCTGCTCCAATGCCGATCAATCCGTGGCCACCACCTGGCAACGATCCGCCAACGCTTCCCGGCGTGCCTCTATGCCGCCAATTTCCGGATGTATCCGCCCCCTTTTTGGTTACAAGCCACCCTTGAAACCACGCACCGCTTCTTCTGTCCATTGATAACCCTTTGGCATCTGCCACATTTCGCCTTCTTGTCTGACCATGCCGACCACGCCACATCCCCGATCGTCGTAGATCCGCACATCATAAAGGCGGCCAAACTGCTCCTTGAGGCTGTCCAACGCTTCCACCACAAAGGGAAAGCGGGCCGGTATGTAATCGTGGGACATAAAAAGCCCGCCCGGCCTGACCGTGTTGTAAAATGGCATATCCTTCCAGATCGCCCTATGGCATCCATCCACAAAGATCATATCCCACAACCGGCCGGCATTGGGCAAAAAGAAGTCCCAAGATGCTATCTGAAGCACTTTCACGTTGGGATACCTGACAAGCGCCTTCTTTGCAAGCTTGATCCGCTTTGGAGCCACATCCAGGCTTACAATGTCAGCGTCTGGAGCTCCTTCCGCAAGGCAAGCCGTGCTATAGCCAAAAGCACATCCGATGTTTAAGATCGCCGCCTCTTTTCCGGCAAACTGGCGGGCAAGCAAAACAAGAGCACACGCCTGATGTAAACCAACCTGGCTCTTGATCCCATGCATGCGCTGGAGCGGCATGTATAACTCGGGATACGCCCCGGTAAAGAATGATAGAATGGAGCCCGGAGATCCTTCCACGCGCACGGTGAGCTTGGCAAGATCAACTTCGTTGATGTACATTATTCACCTTCCAGATAGTGGCCAAATTCCGTTTCCCTGATCAATGCCTTCACCTGTCGCCAATTCTTGATCAACTCGGACAAGGGGAATTGTGCATTGACCCGATGCAAGAACGGGGCGGCCATTTGATAATATGGCAGATCCAAGAAACGGCACAACTCTTCATTCAGACTTTCCGGTAGCGCCTCGATCTCTTCTCCGCCGCACATATGCTCATAGTAGACTACTTTTGCAGACAAGTTATGCTTATCTATCTGGCTGTAAGCGGCCTTTCTGGCCCGGATCCGATCCCGGCAAAGGTCCAAGATCACATGTGGATCAAGCCGGATCGGCTTCGGTTGAGTGGGCTTGCGATTGAAGTGGTGGAGTGGGTGGGGATGCTCTGCTTTGCCCTGGAGCACGGCCTTTTGAAAAAGAAAAGAACATGCGGCCCTTAATTCGTTGCGCCGCACCAAGTGTACCACCTTTATGCCCTTTTGCGCAACAAGATACTTCCAAACCTTCGGACCGGCCTGGCGGTAGACGATCTTGCACATGGCCAATTCGCAAAACTCGGTCCGAAAGATGTATTGAAGCACCTGCTCCGGATCCAAGTTCGGAAAATAACGGTACAGCCCGGATCGCCTGGCCAACGGCTCGCCCCTGAGACAAAAGATCAACGGATGCGAGTCCAGGCACAAGGATAGAAACGATCCCCCGGTCCGATAGTCAGTTAAAATGATCCCCGGCGTAGCTGGCATTTGACTGTACCTCTAGGTTTTTGCCCTTGGTACTGGTCCCAAGGACTAGTGCACAAAAACTTGGCCATACGTCATGGCTCTAGCTGTGGTCCGCTTGGATCGAGACTGGCCGGCGTATTGGCAAGCGCAAAATCGTATTCCGCCGCCAACTCTTGGATTGATAAAAGAGCGAACACTTCCAGAAAGTTCGGATCGTACTGCTTTGCTTCCTGGATAGCCCTGGCCACGTTTTCCGGCACGTCCAATTCCAAAGTAACCTTGATCTTCATACCATAAATCCCCCGCCCGCCTGAATGCCCCCGGCCTCTTGCGCTGAAGCAAGAACGTGGCGGCTAGAGTCGGCAAAATCGTTGTCCTTGAGCACTTCTTTGCCCCGATCGTTCCGATGGATAGCCCCAAGTTGGTGCACCGTGGCGGGCATCTCATCCGGATCAAGGTACAAAAGCGGCCCCTTGTTGGGATCCATAAGCCGCCTGACATAACGGTGCCCATCGTCCCGCCGATCTACCAAGTTGGGGATCACGACAAGCCCGGCCTCATAGAATGCCTGGATGCTCTTGGGTTGATCCTTGCCACAATAAAAAGGCACTTCCACCCCGTACTTGGCTTGAAAATCCTTGGCTATCTCGACCTCACGATCCGGAGTCGCAAACCGTTCCCCATGCTCTTCTATGCCCCAGTACACCCCGTTGGGCATTTCGGCAAAGACGGTAAACACCAAGGGATGATCAAACCCCCAGTCAACCCCGATCCCGTATTGGCCATACCGCTTTACGTCTTCCGGGGGTGGCCCTGGAGCGTGAAGATCGGGCAAAAATCTGGGATAGATCAAATGTTGACGCTCTGGAGCCGCTAGAAGCTTCTGGACAAGGTAAGTATCCGCATCGGTGCGGTAGTATTCATCTATGGCCACGTCCAAAGGCACGTAACCATCACTGTGCAGTGCCCGACCCCCACATAGCGCCGCCTTCTGGCCTGTCCGTGGATGCTCCCATTGATAAAGTGGGCACTTGGCCTTCCGACATTTGCGGCACTGCTCCAACGTCTCAAAGACAGTCCACCGGTAAAGCTTAAAATTGCGCTTCTTGGCCTGTGGGAGCAATGTGGACAGCATCATGCCATGTGCCGTGTAAGCGGTAGACGCGATCAACGTCTCGGGCGGATGCTCTTTGGTCCCGGACACCATAAATTGAGCCGTTTCAAACTGCTCCGGCGTCCAAAGGTCCACCTCATCTATCACCAATCGGTTGGGGTGGGAAGCAGTAACGCCCCTCGTAGCGTACCCAGAGCCCCGGCGCACCCATGAGCCGTTGGCCCACTCCACGTAATCCGTGTAATCCTTCACGATATCACGGGCAAGATAGGACTTTTGGAGCCACGTCTTCAGATAGGACATGCCCCAATCGCCTTGTGCTTCCACCGCTGCAAAATGGCCGGTTCCCGATCGCTCGTGAAACTTGGAACGTAGCAGGTTGAGTAATGAAAAATTGAGCGTTTTCCCACCGCCCCGGCACGCCAATACAAGCGCCCTTTGTACCCGCCTAAAATAGATATCCGAGATTAGATCGAACGGTGCGCAAGATCCAGGATAGACCGGCACTCTGGGAATGTGAAGCCCAAGATACGCCTTGATCCAACTGTGCAACTCATCTTTGTTTTTTGGAGCAAGATCCGCTGCACCCATCTACCCCTTCCTAGTAAAAAACCGGGTTACTCGCTGAAGAAAAGAAGGGGATGCATCCGGCATCCACTCATCCACCAAGTTGTGAAAAAGCTTGGCCGCTTCCTTGGCCGTGTCGGAAAACAAAAGCAACGACTTGGCCATAACCAACGCCAAATCTGCCACACCGCTGGAGATCGGATCGCATTCCCCACCACCGGCCGGCGGATCGGGGGGCAAGCCCGGATCGTCGTCTGTGAGCATGAATAGCTCCAGGTCATCTATGTGAAAAACACACGATGATTGAACATCAGAATGGCACCGAACAATAAGCCGCACAAAGTTGACCCCGTGCTGAACATCGTCCACAACCAGATCCGCCCAACCACGATCCTGTAGATAGTCGCTCGCTCCGATCCTCGAAGATCGCCAAGGTCCATAAACGATGTTGGGATCGTCAAATGGGCTGTCTTCGTTCACCGGCCAAATATAGTTCTCGCCGCCGAATGGACCATCACCCATCACAATGCCCGGTTGAGCACCACCACCACCATTTTGACCACCCTCGTGGAAAATGTGCATGTACTTGATAATAGCCCTCAATTTCTTTCCAGGCGTGACCGGAATCCGGTCCGTGACCCATGCAAATTGCCCTTCGGCACTGATATACAAACCGCTTGCCGCCCTCGGTGGGCTGTGGTACTCGGTATGCCCAAGGTCTTGGTCCTTCAAATCCAACTCGGGGCGTGGAAAATACCCTGGCGGTTGACCCTCAAGGCGATGGCGATAGTGAAGCCTGGTGCCAACCGGGATCGTCTGCTCCGGAACACCATCTTGATCGTAAAAGTTCGTGCACTCGTTCAAGTATATTCGTACCCACTCTTCATCTGGCATCGTTCCATCTCCATTCACTTCAACATAATAACCCAAATCCGCCGCTTCTTGAAAACCCTGCATGACCCCGCCAAGACCATCCATGTACCATTGGTCATACCGTGGCCACCGGTAACAAATACACGCTTCTATCACCTGATCGTTGACCTGGTTCCACCCATCCACTTCAGCCATGGCAGCCTGAATCCAACCGTTGTTTTGATTCAACCACGGCCCGTTCTGGTTTGTCTCGGTGATGTAAACGGGACGGCTGGCCAAGTGATCGGGCACAACGGCCATAAAGTCCCGGTAAGCCCGGAAGTGGTACCGGCGATCTTGGTAGGGGGGATCCATGGTCTGCTCTGACACGATCAAAAGGGGATCACTGCCGTGGGTGTAGGTGTGAAGGGCTATGCCGCCCACCAAAGCTTCATCACAGCCGGCCAATTGGTCAGTAAAATACTTGATCCAATCACCGGAAGGATTCTCCGGATAGGTCGTCTCAACATTCCACACGGCCACCGGAGCCGGGATCACGATGTCATCCCAATAGCCACCGATTGATAATATCCCATCGGCGCACATGTTGAAGCACTCGGCATATTGGGCGGGCCTAATAGGTTGGCCTTCTGGACGCTCCTGTGAGTGGTTTGGCTCATTGCCAATGATCCACCGGTAACACCCCACGCTGTTGGCCGCAAAGTTTTGCACCCTCTGGGCAAAGTCGGCATAGTAGGCCGGAAGCGGGATCGTGCCGGCCGCCCCATAGCCGTGGTTGAGCCTGGCAATGACCTGGAAGCCCTGAGAAGTCCACGGCGTATAGTCGAAACCGTTATGGTTGCCCGGATCCCGACCCAACTCGTGGGTAAAAAGCAAAAAACCGGGGTTCGTGACCATCAAGTGTTCGCCCCCCGGCTCGTGTAGGCCATGTATGTATTGTCTCATTAGCCAATTTCCTCAAGGATCGATTCTGCAAGCGCCGGATGCACTTCACGCAACTGAGCAATGATCTCCAGAACCCGCCCCCGTTCCTTCCCGTTCAACCCCTCATGTATGTGGACCTGCCTGGCGTCAATCACGGTTTTGGGATCCGTCTTGTCGTGGCCTACTAACCTGGCCAATCGCATCAAGTCACCGGCCACGGCCTGGCCCAACTTGGTGATCTCGGGATCCAAATCGCCCCCGCCTTCCATCTGCTCTATAAAGGCGGCCCGGCTGAAGCGGGTGCCCTGGACCTGGAGCACTCTGGATAAAAACGTGGCAAGGGCGTGGTGGTCGTAGAAAGCATCATTGGCCAATGTGTCCGCAAGGGCCATGAATTCCTGATTCATCGGACAAATTGATAATCCCGTTTCGATCTTTTTGGGGCATTTGTCCCAAAGTACACAGTTTTGATCACACTTGACCGGTTGTACGGCCTTAATCTGGCTAGAACGGCCCCCGTGATCCAGCCGGTTCATATTGCCCCGCAAGGCTACGGACAGCTTTTTTTTGTGCTCTTCAGATAGATGGCTCCCTTTTGCAACCATGCAGCATACCTCACTGCTTACTAAGTAAGGCGGGCACCCGGCGATCATCGGGTTAGGGGGGGTGCCCGGTGTCCCTGACAGTGCCCGCCATTACGACAAACTAAGGATCGCCACGTTGCGATCCACCATCTAGCACGATCTCATTCCCATAAAAGAAGAACGGTCCAGCCTCAACCAAAGCCAAATCCCGATCCAACTGGAGCCGATCACAATCACAACCCGAGAAAGCAAACACGATCCGCCGATCTGACCTTTGATAATCCTTGGCCGCCTCAACCGCCCACACACTGGGAATCTCCGGCGCTTCCAGGTAACCCCAATATCCGGCTAACAGGCATCCCTTGACCGTGGTACACCATCCCAGATCCAACCGGTTGTATACCGTGTCAATCAAAGATGTGGCCGCTTCGTGGCAAAAGCTATCCGTGCAATCGTAGGCTTCACCATCCAGCATCCGCGCAAGCTCGTATTGATCCCGAGTGATCCCGGCAAGTAAAAGAAGCAACACGATCCTGATAGCCATGGCTTGAAGCCTATACCCGCACTTCTAACCTGGCATAGTTGGGTTCAAAAAATGAAAGCTGTTGATCCTGCATCTCAAAAGGCACGTTTATATGCTCCAGTACCCGGCCCACCCCAAGCCGGTTTATGCACACGTCCCACCATTTTGGATGTGTTTTCTGCATTTTCTGAAACCGGTTCGGATATTTCTCCAAGTGCACGCCAAAACAGCAAAACATGCACCCGCTCCGGTCATAACCCATATCGTACAAAGGCGAATAGGACAGATTGAAAAAGTTGATGTACTCTTTTATGTCCTTGTCCAACCAAAAGGCCAATGGCGTGGATCTGGGCGCTTTTGTATCGTAAGCATTGCACCCAAGCTGTAGATACACTAATTCCCGCTCGTTCGATTCATCCGCCCGAGTGCCCACAAACGGATACCCAAACCGCTTTGAAGCCTGTCTAAGTGGCCGTTTCTTGAGCCAATGGCAACACCGATGCGAGATCTTGAACGGCGCATCTACCAAGTAAAGCCACTTGTCCGGGATCTTGGCCATCTTACTAAAAGTGCCGTCCGATCGAATGCCGGTCAGCCGGAGCCGCTTTGTAGCCGTTTGGCGATCGCCCGCCATACGCACTTCATGAAGATACTGGGCAATCTTTTTACTCACAACCGGGTAACCGTACTCATCGATCACCCGCCTAAAATTCTTGTCCGGCCTAACCTCATGCACGTTCTCAGTGCCACGGGCAAAACGCACGTTCTCCGGGTACTCCAGGCCCGTGTTTGAAAATACGGCGGGCACATCCGGATAGATAGAGCGTACCAAGTGAAGCAAAACAGTGCTATCCAACCCGCCCGAGAACGATACGTGCACCTGGCCATCAAACCATTCATGCCACGCCCTTATACGCTTCGTTGACATGATGATCTTTTGATCCAGGTTCAAAGATCGCCGTTGTGCCAACTGCCAACGCTCAACCCTCTTTGCGCCCTTCACAGTTCCAAGGTTTCTAGGCCCGGACGGTTCCAGTAATAGACCCGCTCTTGTTGCTTTTCCCCCCTGGTCCATGAAATCGACATGGAATCAAGCCCCATGTCTTCAGCTTTGGCCAATAACGCCCTAGCCATCGCCTCTAGCTCAACCAACTGTTCTTCTTGAATCTCATCAAACATGCTCTTTAGTTGATCTTCCATACACCACACTTTCCGTTGCTCTTGATTGTCTCTATTGTACCATGGAATGACCCATCAATCAAGCCCCTGTATCTCCAATCCAGGATCAAGCCCCTGTATCTCCAATCCAGGATCAAGCCCCTGTATCTCCAATCCAGGATCAAGCCCCTGTATCCCCAGATCAAGCCCCGCATTGATAATCCGGACCCATAAACCGCCCAGTGTCGGCTTGCCACGGGTAAAAAAGGCCACGGCTGGCTTGCCATAACGGTCCACGGCCCTCGTAATCGTCAAGCCACCGCGCACAATCAGGGCATATCCACACCAATCTTCCATCCTGACTAAATATCCGGTTGCTTGTCTGCCACCATCCTAACCGCCTGGCATCCTCATAGCGCACCCGTGGGTACTCCAGGGGCGGAAGCACTCCCGTAAACCCGGCCAACGCCCTAACCTTATCCTGAAAGATGTGGTACTGACAAACAATCTCAAAGAACATCAAAAGTGCCGCCTCTCTACCCGAGATATAAGCAACAACACGCCCAAAATCGGCAATCCCATGGGCCACACCAAGGCAAACAAGAGCGCCACCCCTCTGGGCATGTCCGCTTCATAGTAACATACATCATACATGCCGGAAATGCCAAAGATGTACACAATAACCACCATGATCTTTTCCAGTACCATCACCATCCCCCTATATCGTGTCAAGATCTTCTTTTAACCACACCATCAGTTGACGACATACGTCCGCCAAAAACGCAACCTGCCACCGCCGCCGCCAAAGCCAAAACAACGCACAAGCGATAGACACGATCCACGGCACCTGGCCGATCATAACCCCCAATGCCACAAACCAAATTCGCTCGATCATCGCCACATCCTTATGATGTTCTCGCAACTCCGCCTAAAAGCCTCATATGGAGCACCCGGCCCCCACCTTTTGCCATCCGCTTCATTCAACGTGGGCTTGCTGGAGCACAACCCAACCCGCCTTGATAATCTCAACCTTGGCCCGCTCCATCCACACATCCGGCCCACTCTTGCCAGTCTTCCAATAGTTCATATCTTCAGCATATGGCAAACACCACTTATCCACCATCCCAACCGCCTCCCTCCCTTATGTCCTCGATCGTGGGGTTCGGTTCCGGTATCTCAACCCCGGCCCGCCTCAAGTAGCCCCTGACCATCCTGGTCCACTCTTCCTTCTTGCCCCTTGAAAATATCCCGGACCCGGCAAACACCAAAGCATCCGCTAGTAACCTGTTGGCCAAGTCCAGCAAATCATGACTAATGCTGAAACGGCCCTTCAATATCATGTCTAACCGCACAAGCTCTAGATCACCCCTAGTAAAACGATCGGGCAAAAAAGATTGACCGGCCACGATGTAAAAGGACCACTTGTGACCTAAAGTTTTCTCAGGAGCGGCTAACTGCCCGGCTAATACGTAGGTGCAACCCATGGGCACATCTACCCGCAACCCTTCCCACGCATGTTCCACACTATGCACGTCCACCCCATGTTCCAACTGTAACCATCCACCCATCACTTCAAGATCCATCCCGATCCCCCTTCACCAACAAAAACCCGGCAAGCCCATGCTCAAGTCCCCGCTTCGACTCCCCATTGTAGAAGGCTTGCAACTCTTCCATGTCCAGCCCGGTCAAATCACGACCCCACAAGGTGAATTCCCGATGCACCGACCCACCCAATACCTGCCCCATAATCGCCGCCCTAGACCGCTCCGCCCCCAACCGGATCCCCCGCTCATGCACATAGTTAAGCAATAACCGCAACCGCTCCCACGACCACCGATCTACCCCCACCCATTCTATGAGCGCCCGACACGTGGCCCGATCCTCATCATAGTTACACTGAAACGCCCCTTCCCGACCTGTCCGCTTCTCCAGGTCAGCCAATAACTCAACCCCCATGACCGTATCCACATCTTTTTTCCTATTCATGACTGTTCCCTCTATCCCGATTACACTCGGGCACATTCAAAGCCGTTTGATCAACCGGCAACACCGCCACACCACCCCCACTGTTATAGTTGTGAACCCAGAGCACCACACACGCTTGCCGATCAATCACCCGCTTCACGTTCCCTTCCATCTGGGTGACCTGCAAAATCGGGTATGGCGTGCCCCGCTCATTGACCACGATCGGGGTGGGAGCGGCACATGTAGTACAAAACACCGCTACCAACAAAATTATGCTAACATCCCTCCAGCTTTTCATCTTGCTTTGCCATTTCTAACTAAACTACTGATCACTTAGCTTTCTAGACTTCGCCCTATCCTGATCCAAAATGTCGGCAAACTGGGAAACGATCAAAGCTAATGCATGCCCAGGCATTCCAGCCGGATCGTTCTGAGCATACACCTGGCAATTCTCGATCAATCGCCGCTCTCGCTCACCAAAAGCCGAACGCCAATCAGGCCACGGTAAAGCGTAACAACTATCCGATCCTTTTCTTGCTTCATTCGCTACCATACTGTCAACAACGGTTGAACTATACCGCTTCTCTTTCTTGCCCATCGCTTTCTCCTTTACTTACAATCAAACATCTATTGAAAATAAACAGCCCTGCCCTTCCCCAACCTTCACCCTCTCAGTCCGGGTATACTCGGAAAAGGGCATGCGCCACAACCCACGCGAAGCATTCGCCCACCTGGCCAATGCGTTCAAATCCGGAGCCTTCCGATATCGCATCACATAAGGCTTGATCCCATACCCCCGCAATATCTCACACCGGGCCACGTCCGAACCAAAATCAGAATCATAGCCAACCAACACGTAAAAAGACAAAGTATCCGGATCCAACCCGGCCCCGAGTAAAAGATCAATGCCCGCCCGCACCCGCTCTTCTAAACCAATATCATCAAAGGCAAAAAATAGCCGCTTGTGCTTAAAATCGTTCGCCCTATAATCCACCCCGGCCAATAACTCGGCTATTTCCGGCGTCACTAACCGAATATCCAACCCTTGAGTGAAGGCAACCCGCAACCCCAGATCGATCATCTCTTCCAATATCCCCACCACACCCGGCAATGCCAACAAGTTGTTGTCCAATAACATCAATTTTCTGCTATCTGGGCGTACCAAGTCCCCCAATTGGGCCACCTGCCTCAATCCCCCCTCTTTCCGCCTCACAATGCAAAAAGAACAATCCCGGATACACCCCACAGACAACCGCCCCATGGCATAGCCGATCCCGTAAAGCGAGTAATCCGGCACGCACCCTTCCACTTCATCCGGTAACCTGCCCGCCAAATCCCACCCACTACCCCCAACCTCAAAATCATACACCCGCCGCCACATCTCAACCCGTGGCCTGTTCTCAGTAAAGATCACCGATGCGTAAGCCGTAAACCGATCCGGTACCCGTTGCAATACCGGCACAAAATCCAAAGAGCGCAACCAACTAGATAGCTTCATCAAAGCCAAGTTGGGCAACGTGCCATCCACCTGCCACAATCCCTTTACCCTTTCCACCACTATCGCCACCCTCTTGCCGTTGACCATATCCAAACCCCCAACCCCGGAGCATCAAGATCGGCCACAAACCTGCTATCCTCTTCACCCGTGAAAACTGTAGAACCAATAATCGATCCCGTTCGGCTCAAATCATGAACATGCGGCGCAAGCCCATAACAAGATCCACCCTGCCCATTTAATTCACTAAAGTGCTCCCAACACATCGGCATATCATACGATCCAAACGTGTCAATCCCACCTAAAAGCACCTTTTGACATACAACACAGTTTACCATATTACTCAAATTGCCTTCCTACCTGATACCCACTAAGCCCCATTGCCTTCGCATTCCGACACGTTCACCAAGCCACCCACAACCAACCCCTTTCAGCCGTCCGCCCACCCGTAAAAGTCCAACCAATGCCATACTTCCATAGAGCACCGTCCTTTCAATCACTGTAGCATGTAAAAAATCGATCATCCGGCCCGAAGGAATACCTTGGACCTTCCGGCCTAGTAATTTTTTTTGCGATCCGTGGTCATTTTGCCCCGCTTTCTGCTTGCAGCCTTGCGTATATTTGTGTATAGGGGGGTGCACGTTTCTATGTCGTATAACATGTGTTGCTAGACATAGGCTTTTAGACATAGGATTAGGCACCCCATGCTGCATATAAGAGCCGATGATGGGGCGGAGTGGGCACGCACACGCCCCCGTATGTGTGGCCCTGTGGGAATCCTCACGTAGGCTCCCTACGTACAACCTCAACACTAGGATCTAGCTCTTCAGGTACCCCACACAATAGCCACATATGGATGATAGTATGCAATAGCTCCATGGCCACATCCACACACGTGATCTTGCGCTCTATCATGAGTAGCGTACACAGTTCCCATGTCATCCTGATAGTTCTGCCTCTATAGTCCTTTACGGTACGCCTTATGTGAGCCTCTAGTACCACAGCAAAGGGATGTGCCTGTAGCTCTGTATAGATACGCTCTAGACCAAAACTCTCACGTATACGGTCAGCCTCTGGCCACGTGTGACATATATGCTCAAACACTTGACAGAAATGCACATAGCCTTCATCTCGTGGACTAGTGTTTAGAGCGTGGGCCTGTATGCCCCCCCTTGTAGCATACATGCTCATGAGTGCCCCCCACATAGCCTATACAGGTCCAGATAGGATTTAGCCCAGTGCTTGGCCAATAACACTTTGACCTTGTGTGTGTGCATAAGATAGCACGTCAAATGAGCAAGGCTTTTGCGTTGTGCAAAGTAGTCCCATGTGCGTCCCATGTGTACCTCTTCTAGCATCTCTATGCATACGTGCTTCATGTGGGTATGGGTATGAAACTGCCCTTCTAGAAATGCGCGATCTTGGGTTTCTATCCACTCGGGCCATTCTATAGAGGAAGTCCAACCCCATGGGGTATCTTGTACAGCCTGGACCCCTGCCCGCATGGCATCGATCATGTCATCTATGGATGGTCTTGGCGTATCCCCTGGCACATTGACCCATGTCGTTGGGCCATCGCTGTCGAACATGGGTATTGTTTGGGTGTTTCTGGAATCTCGCATAGCATATTGGGTTGAGCGTCTGTCAGAGGTCAGATAGTGGTAAGTCATGTCAAAGTGTGCCATGGGGAAACGTTGATGGAATGTTTCCGGCGATAGGCTAGAATCTGGCGACACAAAAACAGCTTCATGGCCATCGTTTGGGTTCAAGAAACGGCTATTGCAGTAATCCCTAAAGTCTGCTTCATTGATAGCAAACACGTGAAGGGGTTGTGTGTCATTGATCCATTCTGCTTCTGGGCAAGAGTGCCTGATTTCAAGTAGTTCATCATGAATGTGCCTTCTTTGATACCATGTCCCGGTTTGGGCAATGATGTTTACAATCCGACCATTTACCTGTTGGGCGTGTCCACGGTAAAAGTGAAGGCGATCGGGGCATGGATAGTAGGACAGATCGAAGCGATCGGGGCATGGATAGTAGGACAGATCGAAGCGATCGGGGCATGGATAGTAGGACAGATCGAAGCGATCGGCCATTTGATCTGGTTCGTAAAAGTGGGCACGTTGGCGCATGGCGTAATCGAGTTCCCACTTGCGGCGAAAGTCTTGGAATTGGGGATGATATTGGCATAGCACTAGAATATCACGGCCTGTCATGGGTTTGCTCCGGTTCTTCGGGTGCCATGGCCAAGATCGTGTCTATGGTTTCTTGGCTTGGGCTTCTGATATCAAGTGGGTTATTGGCCCATTGGTTGAGGTTTTGGGCAAAGTGAGTAAAGGAAGCTGTCATTCGTTCCATGGTCGGGATCATGGCATTCCCTATAGCGGTATAGAAAGCTTGTATCCCTGCTATGCTTGCTTGTAGGGCATTGGTTACTTGGTTGTATGTGGGTTTGGGTTCTAATGCCGGAAAGCCTCTTACGCCATACAGTTCATTGAGCATGATTTTGTGTTTGGCGTCATGATAGGCTTTAGTGATCGTGGGATCGGCAAGTTTGGGCAATGGGTTATACTGCCGTGGGTTACCATATAGCTTTTGCCATGCCAGTTTGTAGACATGGGCATCTAGATGAATGATAATCCCCAACCAATGTTCTCTATTGCCGTTATTTATGCTTCTGGGATGACCGGAGCAATGTTCTCTATTGCCGTTATTTATGCTTTGTGGTGACATTCTACCTCTACAGGTTTGGAACGATCTTTTGATCGCACAGCATGGTGATATGTCTACAGTTATGGTCCAAAATGGCCCTAGTTTTTGCCGCAAAAGTTCACGTGGTTATTATGTTGCCATTGGGCCATATGGGCAACTGGGCAAGTGGCGTTCCTGGTTGCGTCTGAATTTAGCTTGGCAAAGTACGCATTGTAGAACATCTTGGCTTGAATCGGTGGCTCCGCCTATGGCCACGCTCACGGTCCGGTAAAGATGGTTTTTGATTCTTGGAAGGTGAGGGATAAGCCGTTGGGCTTCATGGTAGGCTTTTTGGCCCCGGTGTTCTTTGTCGGCTTTGGCATTGGCCACGATTTGGAGCACTTGAGCGCCAAAGGTAGCGAGTTGGATGGTATAGTATTCTTCTGGTGTAAAATCCTGGTACGGTTGTCTAGACATGTCAGTGTCCTTTACTGGCCTGGTTCTGTTCTTGTAGCGTTCGGTTCATGTCGTGCCACCCGGCCTTCCAGGAGTCGGCAAGGTGTCCATCTGGATAAGTGCACGCATCAAGAGATTGGTTATCTGCTCGTGCTTTGCATCCGAGTTCATAAGCGCATTCGTCGTACATCGGTTTAGTTTCAGCCATCATGGGTTTGTCCTTTCCTGTTCTGTTATGAGCATACTTGATCCTGGGCTACGTTCCGAGTACAGGATATCAGTCGGCACGCCAAAGCTCGCCGCTATGATTTGGTCAAAGATACGTCTTGGCAGTACCACGGTTGGATCTGGTATAAGTTCCAAGTTCACGTTAGCCGCCCGCCGTTCTATGGCTCTGGTGACCTGCTCCAGGGTTCTAAAGAAGGAAGATGGTTCTTCTTGGCATGTGCCCTGTACTACAAGTCCAGGACTTGGGGTGCCATCGATCTCGATATATGCCCCTTCATCGCTGGCCATAGATGCTTCAAACAAAGCACCTGCCAAGTCCCCCCATTGCGCCGGTCTTTGGAAATCACTGGAGTGCCCTGTACTACGAGTCCAGGACTTGGAGTGCCACGGGTAAAGTTTCATTGTCCAGTGTCTTGTACTGGCGTATCAGTGTTTTGTACTGGCGTATCAGTGTCTTGTACTGGCGGGAGCCTACAGATCCACAGATCGCTATGTTTGTTGCCTTGTCCATCGGTCACATTTACAATTTGGTCACTGACAAGGATCGAGAGTGTATCTCCGCAAAGGGTTAGTTCTGTTATGTCGGCAAAGGCGGCTTCTTTGAGTTCTGGGCATACGCCAATGCAGTATGAGCCGCCCCATCTGGGATCGGCTTTGATAATCCCATACATAGTTTCCATCTGGGCAAACAGATCCGGATCAATGGACATTAGCAGTCTTCCTTGTAGGTGCCGCCATATAGTGGATAGCCGCAAAAGCAAATATGGCCTTCTGGAACGTCCCCCATGGCTCCAAACTGCCTATAAAAGGGTGCCACTTTGACATCATCCCACACGTTCAAAAAGTCGGTGCGATAGATGGCCAAGATATCCATTGCTCCGGGCTTGCCTTGTCTGGGTTCATGTCTCGGGTGTGTTACAATGACCTGGCTGGCTCTCTTGATCTCGTTTATGGTTTGGTCAATGCCTATCCGTTGCACCACGGCGCTGGCCACGGGAATCTGTACAATGCAGTTCATTGTCATGATAATGTCTGTGGACTGGGAGCCACAAAGGTCTTCCAGTTCTCGCACTTGGCCCATAGCCACATACAGCCATGAAGGGAATGATGGTTTTTGTTGCCATGCAAAGATCGTCCCTGTGGTTCGCATCGCTTGGGCCTTGATCCATACCCCCACCCCCCGCATGAGTATCCGCCCCGGTTCTCCATCATACAACATTGGTCTATAGTAGCCCCGGTGTTCTATACCGGCTGGATCGTGTCTTGCTCCATCACACACGTAAGGCTCTTCATTGGGTAGTATTGGCATGGTCTTCTTCCCATTCTTCCGGCTCGGGCTCCAGGTTGGCCCCTCTAGCTAGTAGGGTAGCCCGGATCTGGTTGCGTTTTTTGCGTGTTTTCTTTAGTCTTTCGTGTGCTTTGCGTCTTACATCTCTCCGGAGCCGGTGATCTTTAGATCTATCTAGGAGCCGATCCACGCACGTGTTAAAGATGGCATAATACGCCTGGAGTTCATCCGTGTTATACTCTCGCAGGTACATAACAAGGTTGGGCACGTCGATCCTGGCGAGTGGGCGGGCTGGCCTAGTAACGGTCTTGGTTGTTTTGCTCATAGGTGGACCTTTTGATAATGTTTTTGGATAGATTTGGGCAATCTGGCCCACATCTGGTTGTATTCCTGGTATAGCTCTGGCCACGCTTGGAGTGCCGTGGCCGGTATGCCTTCACAATTCCACAACCATTGATACTCTGGGGCGGGTATGGGATCCGCCTGGTAAAAGTGCAATTCGTTGTTGCATATCCACCAATAAGCGCAGTTCCATACATCCTGGGCCGGTGTAACCTCAAAGGCAATTGTCAGTGTCATAAAGCGCCCACACTCAGGGCAATTCATGATAGTAAAAACCTCCTGCTTTCCAGCATTCCGGCGAATGATAATCCTTGCCGTTTGCACAATTGGTCTATGGCCGTGAATAGGAGCCGATCCCACTCTTCCGAGTTTGAGCCCATCCAGCTAGGTATATCTTGCTCAGAGCGTCCGGACCCGCTATGCTGCGAGATAGGCATATAATTGACTAGTTCCACGATTATGCCATGTGCCCAACGGTAAAGGGTGACCTGTCCGTGTTTTAGTTTGCAACCCTGTACTTGGGCTTGCGGTTCAGGACAAGGATCCAATAGGCAAAGATCGAATGTGGCCATGGCATGAAAGTTAGCCGTGGTGGGCACTACGTTGCGGGGATTCACCAAGTATACGTCTATAGGGGTAAAAAAACCTGTACAGTGTCCGCCCGGTGGGGCGCAATCGTCATAGTCTATCACGGTTGGCGATCGTTTCTAGAGCATCTTGCTCGCTTATCAGATCGGATTGAATGATAATCCCGAGTTGGAGCCTCTACAAGGCAAGGTTCCGTATCTGAGTAGATTCGTTGGCAACGGAAAAGAAGTCAAGTTGGGTTGGTTCTTGGCATCCAAAAAGTTTTACCTTTACCTTGGCCCGCCTGGCCTTGTTTACCATATCCGCCACGCAGTGGGTTTCACTGCCACCGCCATACAGTTCATGGGTAAAGGCCCACACGACCATAGGCTTGCCCTCTTTGAGCATCTGGGTATTGCGGATCGGACCGGCCTGGTTGCCATATCGTGGCCAATCGGCTGGATAGGGTTCTTGTTTATAGTCCAGGTATTCCGCCCACTTGCGGGCAATGGCATCCGCGCCTTCTGGGTGGGCACCGTGAATGATAATCGACTCGTGTGGCAGGGTGAAGATTTGAGCCAAGATCGCATCTTCGTCGGTCCAGGTTCTGGAGCCGCATATTAGCACCCGGATCGGTGGTCTGGGTGTGGGTTCATGTGTCTTCTTTTCGTCCACCTTCTCCAGTATAGTGGTGTCGCTGTCCGGCTTGCGTTTTTTGGCCTTAGACATGTGGTTATTGTCCCCTCAGTAGGCTATACATAAAGTCAAAGTAATCCGGATCTTTTCTGGCAAAGCTGGCGGCGTCCTTGTAAAGCTCTTCCAGTCCCATAGAAACGATCTCGGTTGCATAGTGGCCCCGGCTTTTAGACTGATAGACTTTGCCCATGTACGGCCTGGAAAATTGGTCCACTTTGGTTATTTCGTAATCGTCGTAGCCCATACCTGGCCTGGCATCTCGCATCTTGATCGCGCTTTCGCCGGCCGTTCTCCGGTTGAGAAAATTCAGGGCTTTGGTGTGCACGCTTCGATCTCGATCTTCCAGCCAATGACCCAACTCGTGAAGCATACTTGTGCGGCCTGAAGTGGTTGCCAGTCCGATGGTACCGGGATTTATGCTATAGCCAAAGGGCGTATAGAATGCCCTGCTGTCTTGGGTGCGTGTGACTTCCACTTCGTTGTCCATTTCCAGCCGGTTGCTCACTAGCCGGTTAAAGGCATCCACGCCCGCTTGCGCCTCTGTTTTGCCCTTGCGCAAGTTTCCAAAATCAAGTTCCACTTCAGCCTGTTGGTCTTTGGGCAGTTCCAGAGCCTGAAGGGCGGCTTCTTTTCGTTGGTCCATGATAGCCTTGATTTCGGTTGACTGCCTGGCGTGTTCCGCCCACATGTCATCTAGTTTCCCCCGGTACCTGGATAATTCAGCTTCCACCCCTTCCATCTCGGGATCGCCTGGCCTGTAACCCTTTTCGTACAACTCTAGTTTTTGTTTGATAAGTGGGCTTGTGTACTCTTCCCGAAAAGCTGTAAGCTCTTTTATGTATTCTTCTTGGGCCTGGCGCAACGCCTGTTCTTTGGCCCGCAAAGCATCATCTTGTTTGATAATCGCACGCCTGGCAGCCTTGGCTGTGGCCGGTTTCTTTTTGGCCGCCGTCCTGGCTCGTTGCGCATCCACCGCCGTTTGAATCTCTTCTTGTGACATGGCCGGGGTTATCCCGATCGCACCGTGTCCAGCCCCTGGAGCACTACCGCCACGTCTACCCTTTACGCCCTTGTGGCCCCAGTTCCCAGACTTGCTGGATCCCTTGATCGTTCGTTCAAGGACTACGCCCTTGGCCACCCCGGTGGGCCTTACCGCCAACCACCCGAGATACCACGCTCCTGCCTGTCTTTGGTTCATTGGATCACCCCTTGGGGTTCTGGTTTGGCCTTTTGTTTGATAATCTCACCGCCCCAAAGCTTGATTGCCGCTTGTGCCGCCGTGGCATCTGGGTTGGGATCGTCGCCCCGTGGTCCATCGGGATCAAGTTTCGAGTTCAAAAGGTCTTCTAGCATCTGGTGTTTGCTGGCCCACTTATAGCCGTCGATCACGGCCACGTGTCCGGCCCTGGTTTTATCGCCCTTGAATACCAAAGGAAAGTGTACGGCAATCATAGTCTAGTCCCTCAACACCGAGATCATAAAATCAAAGAAATCTGGATCTCGCTTTGCGAACGTGGCCGCTTCCACATACATATGCTGGAGCCCCATAGAAATGATCTCGGTTGCATAGCGTCCTGCTGTGCTGTGTTCGTAAATCTTGCCTGAATAGGGCGTCATGAATTTGTCCGGCTTGGCGATCTCTCGGTCTTTATAGTTGGAATTGCGGGTGAGTATCGAAAGTTTTTGTGCCGTTTCGCCCTTGGTGCGCCGGTCCAGGAAGGCAAGGGCTTTTTGGTGTATCTTGGGATCTCGGTCTTCCAACCAATGGCCCATCTCGTGAAGCATCGTCGTGGCGCTATCGCCCTTTGATAATACTACCCGGCCCGAGTTCTTGGGGGAGCCGATCGGCACATAGGCAGCCCTTCTATCGTTGGTCCGCCCCACGCTGACCTTCTGGCCATCCACGGTACCGGTGCCTACCAGTTGGTTAAAGGCATCTACGCCCTTTTGCACGCCTTCCCGGTTGAGCCGGATCCGGGTATCCATAGTCACGTTAGCTTGCTGGCTTTTGGGTACCGAGAGAACATCAAGCATGGCTTGTCGTTGTTCCTGGCGCAAGCCATGCAGTTCCTGACTCACTTCAATGGAGCGGTTGAACATAACTTCACCCTTGGCGGATGTTTTTTCTATCTGATCGCTCCAAAAGTCGATCGACGCTTGGCCCGCCCCCTGCTTCCTGACCCTTTCCCGCATATCGTACAGGTTTGTGATTTCGTCTTGGTGCAATCTGAGAGAAAAGTTAAGCTCTCCATTCTCCTGCATGAGTGCTAGAGCCCTGGCTTCATACTTGGCATCCACTTTTTCCAACCGTTTGCGGATAAGCGGTCCCATCTTGCCCTTTTCTTTGGCCCTGGCCTCTTGGTGGGCGTCAATGGCTTGCGCGATCTCTTCTTTGGACATGGCCGGCGTCACGCCAATGGTGGTATGCCCGGCCCCTGGAAGCGATCCGCCGCGTTGGCCCTTCCGGCCCTTGTGGCCATAATTGCCCGATGTGCGAGATCCCCGGCTCTGGACTGTCCACCATCCATGAAACCATCCGATTGCTTCATTCATAGTTTGGCATCCTTGGGCGGATATGGCCTTGGTTCGTGAATGATAATCTTACCGCCCCATCGTTTGATCGCCGCTTGCGCCGCTTGCATATCTGGATCGGGCACTTCACCGCCCGGCCCTTGTGGATCAAGATCGGCATTCAGAGCGGCTTCAAAAGCTTTGTCATTGCTTGCCCACTGCCAACCGTTGATCACGGCCACCCGCCCGGTCTTTTTCCCTTCGATTGATAATGGTCCATCAAAGCGCACGCCTATCATTTTACTGTCCTCTGAGCACTGAGATCATAAAGTCAAAGAAATCAGGATCTTGCTTTGCGAACTTGGCCGCCCCACTAAACATGTATTGCAGTCCCATCGAGATCACTTCGGAGCCGGTGCCGTACACCTTTCCCACATAGGCATCCATGAACTTGTCGGGCTTGGCCACTTCGTAAGCTTTATAGGCTGAATCTCCGGTTAGCACAGATAGTTTTTGTGCCGTTTCGCCCCTGGTTCGCCTGGCAAGGAAGCTTTGGACCCGCTTGGCGATCTTGGGATCTCGATTTTCCAACCAATGGCCCATCTCGTGGATCATCGTCCTTGCACTGCTCCAACTGGACAAGTGCACTTCACCGCCCACCGTCACGGTCATATCTTTGCCCCCGGCACCAAAGCCGGCATAAGTACGTGTCAGCTTGTCCCGGTAAAACGATCGGCTTCTATTGGTGCGCTTCACTTCCACCTTTTGGCCGTTCACGGTCCCGGTTCCACAAAGCTTGTTAAAGGCATCAAGCCCTTCTTGGGCTTCCGCTCGACCTTTGCGGATCTTGGTGGTCAGCTTGACGTTGGCTTGTTGGTCTTTGGGCACGGCTAAAAGTTCCATCTGGGCAGCATTCTTTTCTCTTCCAAGTTCATATTCTTTTTCCCGCCACTCCCGATACATGCCCAAGTATTTTTCCACTTCCGCCTTCTCGGCAAAGTACACTTCTCGTTGCGCCTCAAGCGCCCCTTCGGATAGCCCTTGCTCCCTGATGTACTTGATGTTTCTAGCCGCTGAATTCATGGCCGTCTCATGGCCCTTCATCGTTTCCCATGCGGCTTCCGCTGCATCACCATAAGCCTTGATCCTGGCTTCTTGTTGTTCAGCTTGTTTAGCAAGTTTGCGCCGGAGCTCTGGCCCTTCTCCCTTCTTTTTCCTGGCCGCTCTTTCGGCCCGCTCTTTGCGATACTCTAAAAGAGCCGTGTCAACCATCCAGTCTTCAGCCTCTGGGCCAATGCCGATCACCCTATGGCCGCCGCCCGGAGCACTTCCCCCGCGCCTTCCCTTTACGCCTTTATGGCCCCAGTTTCCGGACCTGGACGATCCCCGTTGTACCACACGCCAACCATAATACCATGCCCTGTACTTGGAGCGCAGTTCAGGACTAAGTGCCCTGTACTTGGAGCGCAGTTCAGGACTAAGTGCCCTGTACTTGGAGCGCAGTTCAGGACTAAGTGCCCTGCCGTTCCTGGTTCTGGAAATCATAGGATCATCCCCTTGGGCGGGTACTCGGGCAATTCCTGTTTGATAATCTTGCCGCCAAACTGCTCGATCGCCTGGTTAGCCGCCCATAGGTCGGGTTGGGGAATGGAGCCGCTTGGGCCGTCCGGATCAAGCGTAGCGTTCAAAACAGCTTCAAAGGCTTCATCTTCGCTTGCCCACCGCCAATCTTTGATCACGGCCACGGTGCCCGGCTTCTGGGTTTTATCGCTCCAGCCAAAAGGGAATTCTACAGCAACCATGTTACTTACCTCTCAGTGTGCTATACATAAAGTCAAAGTAATCCGGATCGTTCCTGGCAAAGGCCACGGGATGGGTATACATCTTTTCCAGTCCCACGGACAGGATTTCCGTAGCCGTGATCCCCTTGCCCGCCTCTGTGTACACCTTGCCCGAGTAGGGATCCATGAATTTGTCCGGCTTGGTGACTTCGTGATCGGGATACCCTTCATGAGGAAAGATCTTGTTTAGTTGTTGGAAGCTTTCCCGCTTGGTGCGCCGTTCCCAAAATGCAAGCGCCTTCCCAAAAGCTTGCTTGTCGTGATCTTCCCACCAATGGCCCATCTCGTGCACCACAGAAGCCGTTTTGGAGTAGGATGTTAAAGAAGCGGTTTTGGTACCATCGTTGTAAGAGGCCCGGCTTTTGTTCGTTTCCACCACTTTCAAAGTTTTGCCGTCCATGGTACCGGTGCCCACCAATTGGCTGAAGACTTGCGCACCCACGCCCACCGTATCTTCCAGGTCTTTGCCCGGCTGAATGTCTAAGTTAAAGTTGGCCCGTTGCCCTTCAGGCACGGATAGACTTTCAACCGCCTTGTTTCGCAACTCCAATTGTAAGTTTTTGGCATAGTTTAGCTCTGAGCTAGAGCCCTTGAATAATTGGGCTTTTTGTGCTTCATAGGGCTTGGCCTGTTCCTGAAGCGCCGCGTATTCGGCGCTATCTTGTTGCCCGGCCCTTCTGAGTTCCTGCATCTGGTCATAAAGCGGCATAAGATGTTCCGTGGTCAATTCGGATCGTTGCTTGTCCAGAGCCGCCGCCCTGGCCTTGGCCGCTGATATTTGTTTGATAATCGGAGCCACGTCCCGGAGCATTTTGGCCCGTGCCCGCTTGGCCTCTTTAGCACTCGCCTGGGCCTCTTTATGCCTTCGGATCTGCTCATCCACTCGCTCTGGAGTATCGCCTATCATCACCCCGATCGCGCCATGTCCAGCCCCTGGAAGGGAGCCGCCCCGTTGTCCCTTGCGGCCCTTGTGCCTCCAATTGCCCGACTTGGACGATCCCTTACCAACCACATCCGGAGCGTCAAGCACCCACCATCCCAAAAACCATGCCCTGTACTTGGAGCGCAGTCTAGGACCAAGTGCCGTTGTCCTTGAATGATAATCGATCATGGCCTATCCCTCATGAGGTTGTATATAAAGTCAAAGTGGCCCGGATCGTCCCTGGCAAACTGGCCCGGATCGGTAAAAAAGAGTTCCATCCCCATAGACACTATTTCCGTGGCATAGTGTCCCACCCCTGGTTCGACATAAGCCCGGCCAACGTAGGGATCTATAAACCTGTCCGGCCTTGTGATTTCGTATTCTGCATACCCACGATCCGGCTTTAGATCGGCCATTTTCTGAGCCGGATCTTTTTGCGTCCTGCTCAACAAGAACGCTTTGGCCTTTTGGAACACGCCATGATCTCGCTCTTCCAACCAATGACCCATCTCATGAAGCATAGATGTGGCGCTAGATGTTGAAGTCAGTATGCCCGGCCCTGAAGAGTAAAGCAAGATCCGGCCTGTTCCTCCGAGTACAAGGGGATCGTACCCGGCCCTTGACCTGTTATGAGTATCCACGGTCACCGCAGTACCATCCATAGTACCACGACCATACAACCGGTTGAAAATATCCAACCCCTTTTGTGCTGTTTTCTCGATCGTCGGATCTTTGGTCCTCAATTGCACCTTGGCTTGTTGATCTTTGGGCACTTCCAACACCTTCATGGTTGCTTCTCTCGCGCCGTTCTCAAGAGCCCGTTGCTCTTTGCCAAGTGCTTGGTGTTCATCCCACATGTCGCTCAAGTTCGCATCATGTTGGTCGATCTCTTCACGCATAGCGATCACGTCCGGATCGGATTCAGCCCCTTCCGCTCTCCTGGCAATCCTATACCGATCGTAAAGGTCTTCTAGGCCATGATCGTCCATGTAATCTTCACGCGCCTGTAAGATGGCCTTCTGTTTGGCCTTCAGCTTGTCGATCTTGGCCTGGGTAGCACTTTCTATCCTGGCTATTTTGTTCCGTGCCTGTTCCGCCGTGGGTTTCTTTTTTTCGGCTTGTTGCCTCCGGTAAAGATTGATAATCTTCTCTTTGCCGCCCGGTGAAGTGGTACCCGTGATCCCAAGTTGAGTATGGCCCCCGCCTGGAGCCGACCCGCCCCGCCTTCCCTTCACGCCCTTGTGGCCCCAGTTCCCAGACGTGGACGATCCCTTGGCCACCAAGGCGGCCAAAAGGTAGGCGTATAAGGCTTGCTTGCTCGCTTGCACGGTGCGCATGACCTGCTCCTATAGCACGGCCCCGGCCGGCGGGGGTGGGCCTTGGTCTTCTTTGATAATCTTACCACCACCGAGTGTTTTGATCGCCATATCCACCGCCGTCCGTTCCGGTTGTGGATCGGCACCGCTTGGGCCATCCGGATCAAGCATCGCATTCAAGTAATCTTCCAGCTTTTTGCTTTTGCTGGCCCACTTCCAGCCATCGATCACGGCTACAAGTTTCTCTTTCTCGATTTCGCCCGCCGCTCCTGGCATAAACTCAACAGCTATCATCTTATTTTCCCCTAAGTAGGCTCAACATAAAGCCCATATAATCCGGATCTTCCCTGGCCATTCCAACCGGATCGGTGAACATCGTTTCTAGCCCCATAGATATGATCTCGGTTGCGTACCGGCCAAGCCTTCCGTATTCGTACACTTTTCCAGCATAGGCACTCATAAACTGATCTGGCCTGGCAACTTCTCTTCGACTAAACCGATAATTGGGCATGAGCCTTGATAGCCGTTGGGGGCGCTCTCCTTTGGTTCTCCGGTCCAAAAAAGCATAAGCCTTTCTTTGTGCTTCGGGATCGTTATCCTCAAACCAATGGCCCAACTCGTGGAGCATCGTGGTTTTGCCGCTCTTGGTTGATAATCCCACTTTTCCAGGCTCTTTTACGCCAAGTTTCCCCAATGCATTGGGCACATAATGCGCCCTTCTACTAGAAGTCCGTGCCACACCCGCCACTTTGCCGTTCACGGTACCGGTACCACACAAACGATTAAAGATATCTAACCCGGCTTGCGCTTCTGCCTTGCCTTTGCGCAACCGGCCAAAATCCAATTGCACCGTGCTTTGCTGACTCTTGGGCACTTCCAGGTACTTTAGACCATCTTCACGTAATTGGGTTTCAATCTCTCCTTTTTCACGCAAAGCGGCATATTTGGCCTGGCGCATCTGCTCCATTTTTTCGTTGTGAGGCTCCATCTCTTTGGCAAGTTTTTCCCACTCTTGGCTTCTATATCCCGCACTCCACATCTGCCGTGATATCGGCATCACGTATTCTTCTTGATACTTCTCCATGTCTTTGTCTAGTTGATCTATTGTAGATTGAAGACTTTCCCGTTGGTCCTGAAGACCTTTGGTGCCTTCGAGTAATGCCGCCATGATCGCCTCGGGATCGTTTGGATCGATCGCTGGCTTGGGCTTTGGTTTTGGTTTCGGTTTGGGTTTCGGCTTGGGGGTGGGCTTTTTCTTCTTCATAGCCCGTTTTTTGGCCATCATCCGCCTGTGGTGGGCAATGGCAGTCCGCTTTTCATCTTCCGTGCTAATGCTGGATATGCCTAACGTTCTATGGCCGCCGCCTGGCAAAGAGCCGCCCCGTTGTCCAGGAATGCCCTTGTGGAAGTAGTTTCCAGACGTATCCGATCCCTTTTCCACAAGGGAGCGTAACACGACCCAACCGCCAAACCACGCCCTTCGTGCTTGTCTATCCATTATTCATACCTCAGTTTTTGCGCAAAAACTAAAGATCACGTTGTATACTCCATTATACCATGGTTTTGGTCGCTTTGGAAGAGTTAGTGAAGCCCCAACTCTTCAAAATCTGAAGCGTCCCGCATTAGTTCAAGTTCTAGTTGGATTGCTTCTGCTTCGTTCTCTTCTCGGGCATTGCCTTTTTCGGGCAACGCTTCCGGCCACGCTTCACACCTGGCATTTGATAATCTGGCGTACCTTTCTGACAAGTCAATGCCGATCACGTCACATCCGAGATCCAGCCCGGCAAGCAACGTTTGCCCTGTTCCCGCAAAGGTGTCAAGCACAACTGGCCTTTTCAGCGGCCACGCCTTGATAATCTCTTCGTTCCATACCCATCCCTGGACCTGTCCGGCACCGTTGCACTTGGGGCATGGATCGTCCAAGATCTCCATGGAATTCTTGCCCAAGTTCCCGATATGGCCTCGGCTTTTACTTTCCCTTTGGCCTTCTTCCGGCATATGATCATCGTGGCGCTTCTTGCCTTTCCGGTTTTGCCCGGTCCCCTTGCACTTTTTGCACGGCACCAACCCCGGTTCTGGAGCGCCATGGCACCTACATGTAGGTTCCCAACCTGTTGTTTCGTATTCCGCCGTGGCCGCCGGCCCACGCTTTTGGGTTCGTTGATTGCTTACAGAATGACCCCGGCCCTCTTTGGCGTCCTGCTCATAATCTGCCCAGTCCTGGCCTAGCAGTTCGGCATAAGCGGCGGATGGTTTGATAATCCGTTTGAATGGAGCGCCGCACGTGGCACAACACCCATGCTCTGAGGTACCGGCCTGGATCCCCCTGGCCGCCAACGCTCTCGGGAAACTGGCAAAGTGGGCAACCTCTTCACCATCGGGCAAAATGAAGGGCTTGTGACCTTCGGCTTGCACACGCCACACCGTTCTTGCATTGCGGCCCCCTGAATTCATGTTATCCAGTCCCTGACCAATCTCTGTTTCCATCAAAAAGGAATGTGGCATTTGGCCCGGAGCCCCTTCCGTATGCTTGTGATCGCCACTCCGCCCATACAAGCGCCGTTCTACACTACACTGTTTTGGCAACACCCGGATCGCATGCCTATCCCAATGATACTTTTTGCTCTTGGCAAACACAAAGAGGTATTCATGGCTTGCGGTGACCCGATCCTTAACACTCTCGGGCATTGTCGCCCCAACCATAAAGAGCCGTTCCACAGCCTTTTCCGCCCGTTTCAGAGCCTGATCTAGTGGCTTTGATAATCCAAAGAGACTTCCGCCGGCCGCCTGGCGCACCATGGCAAGCGCCGCTTCCACTTCCGCTTGTGCCTCTAGCTCCTGCTCTGACCGGTCCAGACCTTTGCACCACACTATGTCTGATCTTAGCCACCAACCATCCGCCTGGAGCGCCAACGCCAACCGCCATGGCACTCCGATCAAGTCTTTGGGCTTCAACCCATTGCCACGACTGGTCACACGCCTAGAATGCCCCCTTTGAAAGCCACCTGTTTGATCGTCGGTTCGGATCTCATTTTTACCACCGGCACTTATAGGATTGCTTACATAAGAATCCCCCAAGTTCACCCAGAGCGTACCGCTTGGATGTAGCACCCGCCGTGCTTCCCTGAAGATCTCAACCAAATGATTGATAAACATGTCTAGATCGGGCTCCAGCCCCAGACAACCCAACCATGCCCCGCACTTTTGACAGAATTGGCCCCGTTTGGCCATTTGGCCATTGGCCGCCGCGTCTGAATGTCGGGTATTGGTTTGGGCAACCTGGTTTGGATGCGCCCCCGGCACAAGATCGCCCCATACGTGGTTACAACTCGGATCGCCGCCCCACACTGAAGGCGGAAGCCCGTAATCCCTCAAGGCCCAATATGGCGGACTCGTGAAAATCAGATTGACACTACCCGCCGCCAACTTTCGCAACCACTCCAAAACGTGCCCCGGAAGCACCTGCCAATTGTTCATTTCCACTCTCTTTTTACCCAAGAAAGCCAATCACACATGCCGCCAACATCAAGAATTGACATATCTGTATAGCCATAGCTGTCAAGCTTGATAATCTGCTCTCGCTCCAGATCACCGAACACGACAAAGGCGCTTGGAAAGCCCGCCGGCCCCTGCTTGGTGGGCACCCGCACAAAAACCCCGTTTTCTTTACGGGCAAAGTGTTCCCGAAGCACAAAATGGAGCCGCCCCCGGATAAACGTTACCATACTGGCATAAGGCACGTTATCTTGCCACCATGTGGTGCTAGTACGCGCCGGAATCAAGCATACCACCGTGGTGCCCAGTTTGCACCCTTCCGCCCTAGCTTTGGCCATCCACCGATCGATCAATCGCTTCCGGCCATAGGGCGGATTCATGAAGCACAGACCTTTCCAGGGCAATGATAATCCATCGTCCCAAGGTGTGTAAAACTTGGGTGCTATCGTGGGCCACAAAGAGCATACGTCAAGATCCCACGGGAAAAGTGGGGCAAGATCCGTTACCATCTTTGGCGGAGTTTCCCAGTTCCCGCTTAGAGACAACCCGTGCACACCTAATCCAGACATAGATCCGCCGCTTCTAGCCATGGAGTATATCCCTTATCCGCCAACGCCGCTTCACCGATCCATATGATTTCTTTGGTCCGCCCGGTCCTGGTTGCATTCCGAGTGATAATCTCTTGCACAACCAACCCCGGCCACGTAAAAACCTCTTGATGATGAATCCGGCTACTACGCTTCACCATAAACCGGCCGGCCAACGGAAGATCCCCCGCCCGGACCCACCTGGCCAAAGTGGCACGATCCATCCCTAAAATCCTGGATATGTCCGAGATAGGCATGGCTCCTTCCGGAATCTCGCTTTCGGCTTCTTGAGAAGACATCGCAGAAGAGCAGTCCTCACGTGCCAGCCTCAAATCATTACGCCGCCAAAATTCGCCCACTTGGCGATTCACGGCAACAACTAGGCTTGGATGAGCCCTGGCGGCCCACTCTTTCCCCCGATCACTCCTAAACTCTAACATTTCGTCCATTGCCTTTCTTCTGGACACGGCCCACAAAGTTCATGCATAAGCATCTTAAAATCCCACATTGCACCCATGAGCCGCCAATTTTCCACCAAGATCACGCCTTCTGACACTTCATCACACCGGCATACCGGCACTTTTAGCCCCGACTTGAGCACGATCACGTCCGGCCACGGCGGCGGCTTTGATAATCGTTCTTGAGCATACCGGAAGATAGGGTGCACTTCAGTCCGTGGGATGGAGCCGCCCCGTTGTCCGGGGCGGCCCTGATGGCCCCAATTGCCGGAGCCGGTCACTTGTGCAACCGATAGCGGATCATGCGCTTTAGCACCGTCTCTTCCGTACCCTTTGCCATCATACTGGGTTCGGCAATCTTTTGGATCGCCGCAAAACGCACCAAGTCCACTGTGGCATTGACCACGCCGATCACTTCCGCACTATAGCCCATAGTGGCCAAGAATGCCATGATCGCCGTCAAAACAAGGGTTACAACCGGCTGTGATTCTGGCGGAAAGATGAGGCCCATGGTCTGGAGCCCGATCAAAACGGTAACCCCGGTCATCAAAAACGCCAAGATCGCACGCTTCCACCGTTCTGACAACTTGGGGAAAAGTTCCGTTGTGATCAACTTCCAGATCGCCAACACGATCGCAAACAGGTCAAACCCAAAAAGCAAATTCCCTTCCATAGATACATACTCCCTTCACTGAATGATAATCCGGCTCGTGCCTATGCCATTGCTTCGGCTTGATCATCCACCGGATAGGTACCACTGGCCACGTCAAGCCACGCCCGCAGGAGCCCCCACGGGGTTCCCTGTAAGGTCACGATGGCCCACAACACGCGCAAAAACTCTTGAATCTTTTCGTTCCTGGACACTGCTCCTTTCCTCTCTAGAGCGTGATCACACGCTCGGGCATCTGTTGTAACGTTTTCACCCACCCAAAATATTCACCCCGTGGGCGGGGATCCGACATCCATGAGGTATTGGGCTCATCGATCCGTAGCGCCTCTTCCACGGTCAAAAGCCGGTCATATGGATCGGTCTTGATAATCGGCTTCCACGGCTTCCGGCATATCGTACCTTTGGCAGTTATCCACCACACTTCTTTTTGCTCGACCAACGCTGTGTACACGTTCATCGTGGCTTGCACATCCTGACCCACATATTCCAGGCATAGGGCTTGTGCGGACCTGCTTCCGGCAAAGCGATCGGGCGGGCCGCCCTCAAAAAATCCAGCGATATCTTCCAACTGCTCTGGGCTTGCTGTCGATAGGTCACCGGACCACAAAAGGGGAGCCAACGCCCCATGCATGCCCTTGGTTTTGCCTTCCACCCGGAGCCCCTTGGCCGCTTTTTCCAGCCCGATCATATATCCCTTTTGACAAACCATCTGGAAGCCCGGATCGATATGTGCACCCATGGCCATTTTGCCGACCTGCATGGCCCACGTTCGATCTTTGCACTCTTCCGCCAACACGTCAAAGTCAAAACCAAGCCCGTTCCAGGTCACCACGTAATAGCCCCGATTGATAAAGTCCTGCAAATAGGCCACCAATTGATGCACCTGGCCCGGATTCATCTTGTTACCAAAGGCGAAATTGCCGCCTATCGTCAAGTTCTGGCCGTTGTGCCAATGTCGCATCTGGCCTTCACTGGTTAAGGTAGCGGCACAAGATATCCCCAATGGCCTTTGCTCCGACCATTCCACCCCATCTACCATGGGTTTTGCGATCTCCAAGTCAAACGCGATCAACTTCATTTTTCCCAATTCCCTTCTAACTAAAATTGGCTCGTTAGTGTTTCGACAAGTGCTTGATCTTCACTGGTTATAGGTTCCTGGGGCGTTAAATCTGGATCGATGACTCGCTTCATTTCTGCCAAGAGCTTATTCAGATCAAAAGACATGGATTGTTGCCCGAGATAAAACCACGCCGCCGCCCGGACCAATTCAGATCGATGATTGTTTGCCCGCTCCAGATAAGCTACCGCCCACTTGGGCAACCTGGCATTATACGCAATAACTTGGTATCGTTCTGAGCTCAATTCGCCAAGGTCTTCCGGCCCGAAGGCTTGAAAAAACGCTTCCAGCGCATTGGCCAACCATGCACTTTTGGTACGCCCCGTGGCCAACGCATTCAAAACAGGATCATCCATCCCCTTGGCAAACCGGGTTCTATATCCCTTCATGCAGCCCTCCTGAATTTGTACGGTGCAAAAGCCCGGAATCCCATGGCATTTGACCATTCAGCATCTTGCACCGGCCTGGCAATATCCCCGTACTCATCTTGAAAATACTGCCATGTGTAATATGAGCCACCGCCGCAAATGTGCACGGATCGCAACCCCATCACATCACGCCACGCCGATCGCAGTTCGGATATGATCGATTCTGCCAACACTTCCGCCGCCTGGTTGATCACTGGGCCAAAATCGATCGTGTTTTCTCCAAGTCCGGCTTTGCCATCCCGGAGCGGCCCATCTAGCCGGAAATAACTCACATCCTGGCCGTGCTCGTTGAGCATATGCGCCTTGAGTGCCGTCAAGATAGCATGTACGCCAAACTGGCGAGAAAACGACCTTGGCTCTATGAATCGTGAATCTCTAAACCATACCACATCCGTGGTAAACATGCCCACGTCTACTACTGCATGATCGCCTCTAAGCAGGTCCAGGTTTTTGGGATTGCCGTCCAAGTCCAGGGCCAAAGAATAAAACGTGCCCACGGCTTCAGGCAACACAACTACATCCAACACCTGTACTTCATGGCCGTTGATCGTCCAGTTACCGATCAACAAATCGTGATAGGTGCGATTGTCCCGGATCGGCTTGTAATAATCGATCGGAGCGCCCACGACCAATTTGGCCGGCCCCACAACTCCAAGCTTGTAAAACGCTTCTGCCACAAGAGCGATCACATCATCCGGATCACGCTGTTGGGCAAGTTCCGCCCTGGCAAGTGGGTTTTGGTCTATAGCCGTTTTGCCCACAAGGCGTTCGATCTGGCGTGTCCCAAATTCATTGATAATCTGAACGTGCACACACCCATTAGCATCCAGGGGCGTCAAGAGATCTCCATAGCGCCGTTCCACGTCCCTGGCCACCACTGAAGGGAAGCATGTGCGCACATCCCGAGACACCACGGCCTTGGTTCCCCCACGACCAAAATCAATTCCAACAAGTGTTATTTCCATCTTACATGCTCCCATTTCTATCTTCCAGACAATCAAGGAAGAGATCCCGGACCTGTATCAAGATCGGATCGTCCAGGCTTGAAAATAATAGAATCTTGACCCCTTGCCGTTCTTTGTTCTTGTACCAGTATAGATGTTTTTCCCTAAGATACCGGTCATCTTTGAGCATTCCAGCATCTTGGAGCATATCACATATCAATTCAGCCGACAGATCCGGCCTTTCATTCCGATAGGTGATAAAGAACGTGATTCCCAAGGGCTCTTCCAGGCTCCCAAGCATAAGCTTGAAGTCTTCCGGCACCTGCTCTATAGCCTCATTGACCCACGCTATGGCTTCATCCGACTTGGCAACGATCGGCCTCATTGGCCCATGGGTTTTGCGCTTTGGATCGCTCTTGCTCCGATACACCCACCGGATCACCCGGTTATTGCTCTTCCGGGGCGGTTGGCCAACGATCTCAAAACGATAGATAAACGGCCCTTCAGCCATAGGCGGATTAGCTTTCACTGGCCAACTCCTTACCTACAACATACTTTCCACTTATCCCAGTAGCATCTTTACACTGGAGTGCTCGTTTCATACCTGCTACATATGCCCTTCTGTCTTGTTGTGTTGGTTCTGGAGCATCTTCTATAAACCCATCAAACCAAGATTGCAAAGTTGAAATCCAAAGCACCGGCTCTATTTCCCTATTCCTTGCAAAACGCAATTCAAATTGTGCAACACGTTTCCGATCTTCATCCGTTGCAATCCGTATAAACTGAGCCATTACGCAAGGTCCAAATGCTCATGATAGGTCACCCCATCAAGAAGATCGCTTTGCCCGGCCTTAGTTACTTTGATAAAAGTGTTATCGCCGCCTGGTGCCAAGTCGGTAAAGCTCGTATGCACGCCGGGGATCATCTGGCTGGCGGGCAAGAACGTTCCCCATTGCTTGAAGTAACGCTTGATCCCCGTTCCCTCAAGTTGATCCCGGATCGCCCTGGCATCCACCGGCTTCATCACTCTGGCCCTGGCGTCCTGTTCACCGCCCCAGATCACTTGTACCCGGTCCCCGAGATTGAGCAAGTCGGAAGGCAGTACCACGCTTGATAATAACGGCTCCAGGCTCACAAAATACCGGGGCGCTTCCACCTGGCGCAAGAGCGCCCACCGTTCGGTAAAGGTACCTTGGGTGCCACCGGTTATACCATAGTACACGTTGGGCAACTCGGAATACTTGCCACCGTCCCATACTCTCAGGGCTTGCCAAAATTCGAGTAAATGATCTGGCCTCTTGGTGAGCACCATGAAAGTCAAGTGTGGCCTGGCGGCCATCTCTTTGTACACGTTCAGGATAAACGTGCTGTTGACCTGCCAATGGAAAAGATCGGCCATACTGGTTACAAACACCCGCCCCCGCTTCTGTTTGGGCAACTTGGCAAAAGCATCCACCACGTAAGCATGGCATCCCAAGATCACTTTCCCGGTCCACTTGACCCCTTCCGCCGTTCTCTCGGTGATCCCTTGTGGATAATTGCCCATGGCAACCTGTCTATGTGCCATCTTGGCGGCATAGCAGTGCAAGCACTCCGGCCCTTTAGGGGAGCACCCAAAGATTCCCGGATTCAAACTATGGTCAGTCCATCCGATCGTTGTCTTCATGATCCCCCCAACGCTTCGGCTATAGCATCCATAAGCGGGATCACAAGATCTTCAGGCACACCCTTTCCCACCACATCCGGCCCGAGTACATCAAAGGTCAACTCATTCAAGGGCACCTTGCGATCTTTGTATATAAAGTGTCCGGTCCAGTAAATGATCCCCATATCCTTGTCGTAACGCTGATCCCCCTGGAAGGCACCCTTGGGCTCTTCCTCTTCTTCCGGATCGTCCTTGCCATCCATCAAGCGCCGCAATTTGTGCACCAAGTCTTGCAGTTCCTTTAGTGAGACTTCAGGATCAAGAAGCTTATCCATAAGCTCTTTGTTCACGCCCGGATACATGTCTTTGATCAATTTCTGGGCCACGAGTAGCTTGCTTTTGCCGGCCAATGATAATCTTGTTACGTCGATCTCCAGCTTGACCACATACGTATCCCAAATAGATTTATACCCGCTTACCGTGGTTGTAGCTTTGCGCAAGTGCCGGGTACAAAACTCTGCCCAACTATCGGCATAGGGCGGGATCACGCCCGTTTTGGGATCTATGATCCTGGTCAACTGCCATTTTTTCTTGCCCCCAGTGCCGGGTATTTTTGTCTCATAAAACGAATAGCACGCCCACGCAAAGACAAGAAATGTTTGATCTTCGCTTCGTTCCGCCGCTGTCACCAAGGTGCTGGACCGTTGACATAGTTCCAGCCCGTTGGCCCTGGTTGCGGTTGCATCCCAGTTTGATAATATGTCTAGCTCACTTGTGAGCATCAAACTTTTTTCTGGTTCGTCCATGTTCTTCCGCTCTTTTCATTTGATCGCTAGAAGCCATGCCGATGATCGCAAAGATCACAAGCCCCATGATGGTCAGCCAATCCACCGGCAACACCCGGAGAATCAACAACCACAATAGAACAAAAAAACTTGATACACTCGTGAACGATGCAAGATCAACCGGCATGGCTGGCTCCTAGCTTCTGTCCGATGTGGTATAACTTGATCCAAGTATACCACGAGAGATCCCCACGGTCAAGGCAGATCTGCAACCAATTCCCAATACCCGGCCCTACTCTCTTTTTCTGTCAGATCGGCGGGCGGCCCGGCTTCTACAATCTTGGGCCACACTTTCCCCCGCCATTCCCGGCCATATTTGTCCCGGCCATACGGTTGCACCGCTCGTTTGATACACTGAATCACCCATTTTGCCTGTTCGCTCCAACTTCCAAACATTGATAATCCTGCTTTCTAGCCTGTTACAGGCTCAACTCTCGGGGCGGAGCGCCTTCCAGCAACACCGCCAACCATTGATCATATGACTCAAACCCTTTACACCCGATCTCTAGATCACGGTGCATATTCACTAACTCTTCACACATGGACCTATAGCCCTGGAGCCCCCACGTATGATTCCACCATGCTTCATAGCGCACTTCTAGCCCAAAATTCCGACCTGGAGCGGATCGCCCAGTCAAAGCCTCAAGTGCACATTGTTTGATAATCTCAACTGTCAGCCCGGCCCGATCTGCCCCCCACATCTCGATCTCGTTGTACCAATCTTCATGCCAACGGACTATCTCCGATCCCCGATAGCATAGCACATTGCGCATTTGGGCCGCCATAGCCCACGCCCTGGCCCACTCTATGGGCTCATCTTGATAATCCACCGCCCGATCAAGCAACGCTTCGAGTTCCGCCCTCATAACGTGATCCGCCTTTCAGAGCACCGGCCACACTTCGCCGGTACAAGAGCCATCATACTTCTGGCAAAAAGCTTCCCGCACTGAGCACACCGATGCACGTATACCGTCCGGCCCTTGCCCCCATTGTCTACAATCTGATCGTGTGGACACATAAAAGGCAACGCCGGGATACCTGCCAACTCAAACACTCCAGGGAAACCATAGCGCACCGGCCCGAGTGGATCGCCTTCGTCTTTGGCCACAATGGACAAAGTTCCCGCCATAACCCACCGCTTCCCATTCCAATAGTGCTTGATAATCGTTGGCCCTTCCGGATAAATCTCACAAAGCAACGCATGTTTTTCGTCCGGTTCCACTTCTAACGCCTTCCAAAGCACTTTATACGGCCCATGGCTGAAGCTGTGATCTAGAGCATGAGCTATCTTGTAGGCAATAGCATAACGCCTCTGGAGCCCAAGAAGGGCATTGTGGCGGGCATCGAGTTCCCGGACCTTCAAAGCATTGACCCCGCCCAAAGTTTGATTTACGTCTTCTTTGGAACCATAAAGCGGCCTATCTGTGGGCACACACTCAACCACATCATCGATAGAATCTATTGCATGCATGCACTCGTAATAAGCAATGGCCACGCCCTTGCTTGGCGCTTCGATCACCTGTCTAGGGCCAAAACCACGTCCCTGGACTTCCCAACGCTTCCACTCCATTAGTTCGCTCATGGCCCTACCTCTATCACGTTCGTGGCCGCCGTTGTAAAGGCATCATCGTGTGAGACAATGATAATCTGACCCAACCCCAACGCCGCTACAACTTCTACTAGTCCCTGCTTACTGTTTGGATCCAAGTGGATCGTGGGTTCATCCAAAACCATCATGCCAAGATCGGCCCGGTACTTGGCTATGGCCAACCGGCACGCAAGGGCAGCGATCACCCGTTCACCGCCCGACAACTG